CTCCCCTCTCCCAGCTAACCAGCATTCGCCTTCGCGTCCAGGTTCCCGACTCCCGATTCTAGAATTTTCCGGTTTCCTAGCAGCACAGATTCTGCATAAAATCCCAGACATCACACAATACCGCAACTTCGTATGCGTATCATGATTGTGTTATAATATGGGTACAGTAAACGTAAATCAAGGAGGTAATCTTATGGCACAAGTAAAGAAAGTGATAACCGTTCACTATACCGTCGAGGTTCCGGAGGAAATGACTAATAAAGAAATCGAGGAAGGGGTTCGCTACGAAATCGATTTGGCTTATCAGCTGCCCTATGGACCGGAACTCGACGTAGAAGTTAGCGTTGCGGATTTAGAGAGGAGGTAATCTTATGAGTAGACGTGAAATCGTTATCCGATACATCGTCGATGTTCCGGATACGACAACCAACGATGACATCAAGACAGGTGTTCAAGAAGCGCTCGGTCATTTACCCCACAAGCCGGTTAGCAATGTTGTCGTCAATCTGGTTACTCCTGGCACCGTCCTGACTTATCCAGATGACGAACCTCGCTTCCGAGCTATCATCAAGAAGACAGAATTCATTCAGAAATAAGGGAGTTGATACTGTGTCTAGGAACTACTACAAGAACAGAATCAAGAAAGAAATCGAACAGGCAGCCAAACGTCTGCTCTACGATACCGAACAGCCGAAAGAAAGATACCTTTACCTGACGAAAGAGCAGTATGAACTCGACCCTGACGGGTGGCATGATGTTCTAAGGCAGCGCGGGTTGCCTGAGGGTGCGATTGTGTTCATACCTGATTCGTTCAAAGAGAAAGGAGGATTAGATGATTAAAGATAGATGTGATGTATGCATCACTGACAAATCTCGATGCGTAGAGTGCTGCGAGAACCCCATCTATGCGAACGTGCCGACCCGTTCACTGTTCCAGGATTACATACCTACCTGTCCGAGAGGTTACACGAACTGCATAAATGACCCTGCGTATCTAAAGACGTTTCATCCTGATTACTATCACATCGTTTTCGGTAACCTTACACCAGAGCAGGCATCTGCGAAAAGTTGCCAAGAACGTGTCAAAGAAGACCCTGACGAAGAATATTACTGCTACGACGATGAAGATAAGTAAGGAGGTGACCGAATGAGTACACGTTTCTAGGTTCTCGCTGCCGGTATAGCGATTATTATCATATCACTCATTATTATCGCTGTAGCGCAAAGCTACAGCAGGACTGTATTGGAAATCATCGGAACTGTTGACGTAGTTCTTGGTCTCATCATTTCAGTTGTCAGTCCACTTTCAGGTGATTAAGGAGGAAAATCATGAATGGATATTGCATAACCTGTAAATTCTGTGACCATTCAGAAGGTCACGTTTGCACACTCGGAAGACTTCCGATAGACGACCCGTACTCAGACAGCTGTGCGTCTTATGAAGCTCAGAAAGAGCAGCCTTACATCATCGGAGTTGATTTAGCTCCGGAACCTAAGGAAGACTTTCGACTCTGTCCGGACTGCCAGCATTCAGTCAACTATGATGATATGATTTGGTTGAACGGCAGATGTACCTGCCCGCAGTGCTATATCAAGAGAAGAGCTCAGTTGGATGCGCAGAAGGAGGATAATCATGCAGAATGAAAAAGCAGATACATTAAAATACCGAGCTCGTGTCTACACCGATAAAGCCCTAATCCCTCAGATTGAAGAAGACCTCAGAGTCATGGTGTATGCACTTATCGGTGATAAGAAGTTAGATATAACTCAGGACCCGGGCGGTTATGATACCTATCCATCATGCAAGGATAACCTGAAGAACTACTGCCCTGCTAAGAAGAAACGCTATCAGGCACGCTTACCCGAACACTGTCTGTGCTGGTATGGTGATAGTCGAATTGAACTATATTGTCGCATTATCGCATCAATTGCTGGTAACAAGGTGTATGTGCCATTTTCTAGCATACCTAGGGCAAGCTCGGACCTTGACGACGAAATTATAGAACAGGAGGACTAAAATATGACTATGATTGAATTGCAGGACTGCTTATCACGTGCTCTTACCGACGTACTGGATACCCAGACGCAGCCAGAAGAGCATGCTAAGGCTTTGGCTAATGCAGAAGCGGTGGCGAGAATAGCTAAGCAGATGATAAATAACTCAGACGTTATCTTGAGGGCGGACAAGCTATCCGGTCGTAATGACCGCATCGACCAGATAGTCGGATGACATCTGCACATCACAAGCTCACCGAGGAACAAGAATCCTATCTGCGTGAGCACGCACCGAATGAAAGCAGAGCACAGCTGGCTAAAGGTTTCAACGCTACGTTCGGTACATCGTATGCGAAAACGACTGTAACCAGCTGGTGCAACAAGCGAGGTTTACATAACGGTAACGACGGTAGGTTCAAGGATGGTCACCGCTCCTGGCAAACTGGTTTACAAGGTGAAGAGTATCGAAAGCACTACACCGATGAAAGCTGGGAGAAGTCTAAGAGCGGCTTGGTTTTTGCTGAGCAGAAATATCAGGAAGGTGACCTGATTATCCGCCACGGTCTACCCGCATTCTATAAGGGTGGTGATGTTGGTATGAAGATAGACGACCGCATTGAGTATGCCAGCACCGCTGTCTGGGAGCGTGCGAACGGTAAGCTGTCTGACGGCATGAAGCTGATTCATCTCGATGGTGATGTCATGAATTATAACCTCGACAATCTCCAGGCTATACCTAAGTCATGGCTAGCAGATTTACGATATATTGGTGGACTTACCTATAATAGGGAATTAAATGAAGCAAAACTTAGATACTGCGCACTCCGTGCAGCTCTAAGGGAGGAGGAGAAAGCAATGGCGGAGCTTACACAGAAGGAAATCGATAAAGCAATCAAGGCATGCAAATGGCGATAGAATTTCATGGGTGCCGTAATCTGTTCAGGAATGTGCGGTCCCTGTGCAATGGTAATCGAGAATGGCGAGTGCGACACGCTCAAGAAGATGTTCGCAGGAAAGGAGTAAGGCGATGGCAAAACTAACCAGAATAAATGATATACGTTAACCTAGATAAAGTTGCTGCTATCGAAATCAAATACTACAAGAATCGTTCCGAACCGTATCACGTCGTTATCTACACCGGCTCGGATCCTATCAAAAAGACCTTACACTCAGAGAAGGTAAGCACCTAGAAGCATTGCTTAAAGAAAGACTGAACTAGAAGAGGAGGAATAGGTATGTTTCCATTAAAACAGATTATGTCACTCATACCTGAAAATCACATTATAACCATTCTGGATGCGTACGACAACAGATTGGGCGTCGCAAGCTGCCCTGCAATGATTCCGTTCAAATACCGTGACAAAATGGTCGCATCGGTGGTTCAGGGCGTCGATGAGGTAACGATAAAGCTGTATGTGATGGAGGTGCGATGACGATGAGTGATTTCTTCCAGTATTCACCGATGGCTCGAGCAAAGAACGGTCAGGTGTTGTTCACATACGGTAGCTTGGATACGCTCGAAGAAGCGGTTAAGCAATTTGATATCTGGAAAGACAATTATCATTATGACATAATCGAAGCACGGGTAGACATTACCAATCACGGCAAGAAGGTTAAGACTGTAAACTATACCCAGAAGTGGGTTGCTGAAGGAGAAACCGAGGTTAGGCCGCAGGAGCCGTATCCTGAGTTTATCGGTAGACGCTTGCGTGATATTATACTCGAGAAATTACCGGCTGCGGCTACAGATATTTGTCACGGCGGGGTAGCAGGTTGTCCTTCGGACTACAGCTACTTCAACCGCACGTATGATTGCACACCCGACCACGCTGCCCATGATAATTGCAGCCACGAAAGCTGTACCGCATGCTGGAATCAGGTGTATGTCGGGAAAGACAAGAAAGGAAACTGGTGATGTTATGCTGAATATCGACAGTTCGGCTGAATACATCGAACCTAAAATCTGGGAAGCTTGGCCTATGCCTTGGTTTGCAGAGCTATACTCGGTACAGGGACCGATTAAGCTGAAATTCAAACTCAAGAAGTATAATAAGAACTGCTATTCTTACCTTCTCTACGATGCTCACGATAACTGCTTGGTGCGTGGTGTAACTATACATGGATTGGCGGCGTACCTTTCGCCATTCGTATTGAAAGCCTTCAAAGAAAAGGAAGAACTTGAGACAATTTTGTTCTATCTCGGACTGAAGCATTGGAGGTCACAGCGAGGGTATCTAAACTGTGAACTTCGTAATACCGCACCGTAATGCGTTATAATAAGGTATAATAAAACGTAGGTAACCACAAAGGAGGAATTATTCTATGGCAATGGTAAGCATTAAGGGCATGGACAAAGCAGAGGTACTTCTGGCACTCTGGCGGGCATCGCAGATGCAGGGAATGAGCTTTCTGGGATTCCTGGCATCTGGTGAGCTTACGCTGGAGCAGGCGCAGAAAGAAGTCCAGGAGAGGAAGCACACTGGATTTGACGGTACAGACAGTATCTACTTTGATTACCTGAATGGCAAGGTGATGAAGGTAGACCTCGGTCAGGACGAATTTGACCCGAGACTCTATGACCGTGATAATGGTGAAGGTGCTGCACAGCGTGCAATCGACAATCTGAAGAGTGCCCTGAAAGTCAAGAACGGTGAGATTAGCTACTCTGACATCACTACCGAAGCTGCCAAAGCGGATATGACTATCGACAAGGCTGAAATCGAGAAGTTCATAGGCGGTGACCAGTCGTGAGGATGAAGTTCGACCCAGAGCGTATCAAGAACCTCTGTAAACCAGGTGATTACGGTATTTTCAATCCTCCGATGGATGCTCAGGTAGCTCTAGATGAGCTGTGCCACTACCTACTCGGTCCGGATTGGTACGACAGCTCTGGGTGTACCAATTGTGAGCAAATCAACACCGAAATCGTGTGTCAGATTGAAAAGCAGTACCGCGGTGCTGTAATTCGTGACGAGAACAGATATCAAAGAACCATGGGTAGGTTACAGCTTTGCGAACTTCCTGTAGCAACTATATTCAAACTTGGACCCGACTATTTCAAGAAAATATCTGACCACGAAGTGAGGAGCAAAATCAGTTTCGCCAAGCCAAACGCAATAAACCTAATCAACGGACATCGTGTCGTCTTGTTGAGTTCTCTGTGGGTAAATCAGATACCGATTACGTCCATTCCTAGGTTAGGTCCGGAAATTCCTTTCTCTGACCTTAAGGTAGGCGACAAATTCCGATGGGACGCTGTATGTGGCAAGAAGATTTCTGATGCAGAAATACCCGCAGATTGGGTTAAGAATCCCAAAGAAGTTCCCGCTAATTTCATCGACTTGGTTACAGGAAATCAGTGCGTAATGAGCACACATCATATCGTAATTAAGCTAAGGGAGTGATACTATGCAGGAACTTCCCATTAAGCGTGACCTTAGCGAGGCACACCGATTAGGAGAAATTCACATCGCCGGTGTGTTTTGTTCGGTCTACCAGACACGAACGGAGGTAATCGTAGCCGACGCCTACGACAGTACAAAAATCTATCAGATTACGTCGAGTGAATTTTACCACGCACTCGACGATAAGGAGGAATAAATAATGGAAATCAGCAGAAAACTTTATGAGCGCTTGGAAGAAGAAGGGCTCAGCGTCAGAGACGACTACTCAGGCCGCTGTATGTTCGGAAGGACGTGTTTCGGCATTGTCGTTGACAACATCGCAACCGCAATCTACGACCTGGAAAATACACTCCAGAGCATCATCGATGAAGACCCCGAATCTGACCTGGCAGACGATGCAGAATCTTTTATCGAGTACGATGAGTTTGATGCCTGCAGTACCGATAACATGGGTCTTCAGTACATCGTCTACTTCACAGATATTACCGTAGCAAAGGAGGACGAATAATATGTACGACGCAAGCGATTACGAAATCGATATGCTCCAGAATGAGCTCGCTAAGAACGGCATTTCTAAGGACCAGCTTGACCTTGGCAATTATGCAGGTCTCACCTACACCGAGCTGAAGAGCATCGTCAACGCCGCAATTGCCAATAAGAAAAAGAAGGAGGCAAAGAAGAATGAAGAAAATGCCTAAGTGCATTTGCCGAGGAAAGAGTGCCAGTAATCACGAATGGATTTACGGATTGCCTGTGGACGGAAACGGTCTTATCGGCTTCGACCATAGCCGCACCTGGAGACAGGTTGAGCCGCAGACAATCGGTGAATATGCTCACATGATGGACATTAAGAATGTTCCTATCTATGAGGGCGATATCATCAGAGCGAACTGGCTTGGAGCGGGTTACGGCATTTTCCGAGTTGAATTTCAGGAAGAAACCACGGGGTTCATGGCTGTGTTCCTCCGAGCAGAAGAGATTGTGGGCGTGGATACACCCAAGATGTGGGACGTTCGCTTGGCAGAGTTCAATGGATGTGCTGAAGTAATCGGCAACATTCATGATAACCCTGAATTAAGTGAAAGTAAGCCAAAGAGCGTATCCAATCGTGAATATCTGAATGCTCTCCCCGATAAGCTCTATTCGCTTATCTTATGCTCACCGTCGTCAATCGGTAAGGTTGTGTTCGACCTGCACTGCGACTGTGCTCACGATAAAGCCAACTGTGACAAAGCGTGCGACTGCACAATTTGCACGGAAAATTGGTTGAGGTCACCGCTCGATTACCGACTGGTAAACCACATCAACACGGTAGCACACCTCCGTGCTAAGGTCAAGGAAGACGACGATTTCGACCCCAATGATAAAGAAGGATTTGACCAGAATATGGCGAAGTATCTGGAGGGATAAGACATGAAAATGTTCTGTGTTTGCGCAACCATCGCACTGATATCATTCTGGGGCGGCTTTCTGACAGCCGCTCTGGTTAGTGCAGGGAAGGAGGATTCTGATGGAAGACAGAGCAACGATACTGCTGACAGCAGTAAAGGAACTTCTGAGAAAGCAAAAGGAAGCCGGTATTCTGACTGACCACCCGATTACCGTGCATTATGATGAAGCGGATTGCGACGGTTATTGTCTTTTGGACGATATTACTGCGTTTCTAGAGGAGTACAATAAGCTGAAGGGAGAACGTGCTGATGGACTTACTGAAGATAATATCGATACTGAGTGAGCACAATGACACCGGTAAGCCAGTTCTCAGAATTACCGGAGGCAAATGCCTTGAGAAGGACCCGCTCAGAGAGCTTCTGGACGGCTGTGAGGTGATTGTGTATGTGGCTTGATGGTAAAGAAATACCTGATTGGCAGGTTCAGGAATATCTGAATTATCAGCGTCAGCGTAGCCGTGAAGCGGGTGCTTACGAAATGACCAAAGCCCTTATTCCAATGCTAAATCGTCTGACAGACAATATCAGTGACCTAAAAAAGGAGCTGTCGATTCAGAAAAGGCGTGCTACATTCTACAAGAACCGGAGGAAGATGAAATGAATATTCAGATTTAGCCGCGTCCACATTGCGGAAGAGAAGTCAAGATACATCGAGTGCAAGAGATGCCTTGGTCAGGATATAAACCGGCTGACTAATACCAGATACGATGCCAATGTGGTATTCAAATCAAATGCTACAAGACTAGGTCCGGTGTAATTAAGTGCTGGAATAGTGAGGTGAATCCTTGAAATATGTCGTTACGTTCTACTAGACATCATCCTATGCGGTAGATGCAGAAAATGAAGACGAGGCGTTCGATAAAGCAGCTCCGTTATTCGATGAGGCTATGCGACGTCCGATAGCTCGGACTGACTATGATGACGTCGAAATCGAGCCAGAGAATTCTGAATAACAGCACCGACGGTGTAGTCTACTTCGATTTACACCGTCGTTTATGTTATAATATAGATACAATAATTTACACAAGGAGGTCACTTATATGATTTCAGAGGCAAGATATCGTGAGCTTATCGAGGTATGTAATAATTCCAGAATTCTGTATATGCAGGGTGCATACACCGGCGTATCTGACGAGCTCTACGATTCATACATGGCTGACATCCGTGATTACGAAAAGTATCACAGAGCGGATGCGAACAGCCCTACCCAGTCTGTCAACCCGAACCTCGGTGATGGCGATGTGAAACACCCGTATGCTATGCTCAGTCTTCTGGATGTTTTCACCAAGGAGGATGCGCTGGCATTCATGCAGAAATTCACACCCACACACGAAACAAACTTTACGCTGGAGTATAAGCTCGATGGTCTGTCTGTTCAGCTTATCTACCGTGACGGAAAGCTCGTGTCTGCATCCACCAGAGGAGACGGTCAGGTTGGGGTTGAGTGCATCGAGGATGCTAGGTACATTAGTAGCATTCCGCAGACAATCGAACCCAAATGTGAGGTAGTTGTGCGTGGCGAGGTGTTCATGCTCAAGTCTCGCTTCAACGATTACTGCGAGAAATACGGTAAGCAGGCAAACCCCAGAAACACCGCTGTCGGTATTTTCAAGCGTAAATCCGAAATCGAGCGTGCTGCATTTCTGTCATTCAAAGCATTCAACCTCGAGAACTATGCACAGATTCCTGAAGAGGTAGTTCTTGAGCATTCTGGTAGTCTTGAGTATCACGCTTGGTGCTTAGAGGCTCTGGCATCCTGGGGATTTGATACCGTAGCATACTGGGTGCTCAACGACAAGGACTGTCTGTATAACGTCATCGACGAGGTATACAAGAACAGAGAGGAAGACGATGTTCCTATCGACGGCATGGTGCTGAAGGTTAATCTCAAGAAGCTTCAAGCAAAGCTCGGTGATAACGGTAAGATTCCTCATTGGGCTGTTGCCTACAAATTCCCTGCAAAAGAACAAGAAACCAAGCTCCGCGCAATCGAGTGGAACGTAGGTGCAACCGGTGACATCACCCCGGTAGGTATTCTTGACCCGGTACTCGTAATGGGCAGCACAATTTCTCGAGCAACTCTTCACAATCTGCAGAGAGTAAAGGACCTTGACGTTCAGGTTGGTGATATGGTTGTTGTCTACAAAGCAGGTGACATTATTCCGGCTATCAAGTCTGCTCGACATACCGACGATTCGGTTGTTACTATCTACCCCAGAACTTGTCCTGCCTGCGGAACTCCGCTTATCGGAGACAAGTGCCTGAATATTCAGTGTAAGCAGAAGCTGCTGGCACGTCTTGAAGGCTGGATGGACAAGAAAGTGGCTAACTTCAAGGGTGTCGGTACTGCAATCGTTACGGCACTGTTCGAACGCGGTAAGCTCAACACACCTGCAGACTTTTACAAGATTAAGCCTATCGAGATTATGACACTTCCTGGAAGCGGCAGGGCAAAGATGAACACGTTTATGCAACGTGTAGCGGAGTCAAAAACCGCGATGTCCTTGACACAAGTATTAGTAGGACTGGGAATCAATGACCTCGCTCAAGCGGGCGCTGCTAAGGTGGAGCAGTATATGAGACAGCACTATCCCGGTAATACATTCCAGAGTGTCCTTAACGGATTCCTTAGCATATCATGCGAAGCTCTTCAGAGCATTCTTGGCAAAGCAAAGGGTGAGTCGGTCTATAAGCAGCTCCAGGAACCTTACATTCAGGAAGTAGTCAAGAGCATTGGTGAGGTATTCGCAGATAGAACTCTGTGATGCCTGGTGTTATAATAGATAGACATGTGCTTCGGCATAACTATCTATTACGAAAGAAGGTTGCTTATGGTTTATAGTGAAGAGGATAAAATCCTCAATAGTCATCGCGACAAACTCATACGTCTGGTAGAGTCTCTCAAAGGTATATCACCCGCTAACCGGACGGTACGATCTATCGATCTCGTTGTGAAGAATTCTGACGGTACTTCCCAGGAGGTGACCTTTGATACGGACGATCTCGATACGTATCTTTTATTCGCTACCCTGTCTGAATTCGCTCAGACTCGTGCAGAACAGCTAAAATCCAAAATGGAGGAGAATGAAAATGTCAGAAAGAACCTTTTTCCCGGGTGATGTAGTTCAGCATTTCAAGCGTGAATTGCTGGAAGACAAGAACAACACCGATTATCTGTATGTGATTATCGGTACCGCAACGCACACCGAAACCGGTGAGAAGCTGATGCTGTATAAGCCGCTCTACGGTCCGCCGCCCTGCCTTGCAGGTGTTGATATGGCAGCACGTCCCTACGATATGTTTATGTCTGAGGTCGACCATGAAAAGTACCCGAACGTAAAGCAGAAATACCGTTTCGAGGCATTCGCAGAAGGAGGAAATAACCGATGAAAATCAGTATCAAGAAACTTACCAAAACCGCAACCACACCCACTCAGGGTTCAACTCAGGCAGCGGGCTATGACCTGTATGCAGACCTTCCCGACGGACCGGTTACAATCAACCCCGGTGAAATCAAAAAGATATCAACCGGAATGGCCGCTGCCCCTGATGAGAATGATCTAGCACTCTGCTTGTTCCCCCGCTCTGGATTGGCTACCAAGCATGGTGTGACTCTCATCAATTCTATCGGACTTGTCGATTCTGACTACCGCGGTGAGATTGCCGTACCGCTCGTAAACCACGGTCAGTTTCCGGTTACGATTAAGCACGGAGACCGCATTGCACAGCTGGTTGTAATCGCAATTACCCGAGCTCAGTTCGAGGAGGTCGAGGAGCTTCCTGACTCAGAACGTGGTGCAGGAGGATTCGGTTCTACAGGAAAATAATTATAGATAACATAACGGTTTTGCTTATATGCACGGTGCATGCGTGTGTAAATGTATAATACAACATCACAGCAGTTAAGCAAAACCATTTCTATATCTTCGTAGAATCTGTGTTTTTATGTTATAATATAGATACAGTAGATACATAAAGGAGGTATAGGTATGCCCTACATTAAGAGCGGTTGCTACACGATTTATTCGTATGTAGCACCAGACGGACGCAGGTACATCGGCAAAACGGGTTCTCAGCAGGCAGAGCGTGCCGGAAATGGAGGTGCGGGATATAAGCACTGCGGTTGCTTCTGGAAGGCTATCAATCGCTTCGGTTGGGAATCCTTTAAGTACGAAATCCTGGCAACTATCTCTAAAGACGAGCCGGATGCTGCTCAGAAAGCGTGCGACCTGGAAGCTCGTTACATAATGCAATATCAGACCACGAATATTCGTTTCGGTTTTAATCGGTTTAAGAAAGATTCACCAAGAAATTACGAAAAGTTAGCGGAAGCTCGCCGCCATCGTCGCGTCGTAAATAAAGACGGCGTTATTAAGCATATTCCACAATCAGAACTCGACGGTTACATCAAGAACGGGTGGAATCCGGGGTATAAAAGCACATCCTGATATATTCTTGTATAATAGGACATACAGGGGCATCTTAGTGTCTCTGCGTAATAGTATATCTCGAGATACACTATTGATTTTATCTACCGAAAGGAGAAATTTATCATGGTAAATGTGAACAAGAACATCGTGCCTGGTAAGCAGGCAGAGCCTTCGGCTAAGACAAAGCCTCAGGCACCAGCGAGACGTCCTCGCAATACGGCGTTGAACAGCTCTAAGAAACAGAGCGGACAAGACCGACTTGCTGAGCTAAGGAAGCAGAAACTTAATTGCAGCGCTGGAAATATCCCCACAGGCTACGAGCAGTACTATCAGGTAGTCTCTGAACAGGAGTTTGCTGATACAGTCGGTACTGACGTTGACAATCTCAGAAACATTGTAGCTGATATCGAAAACGAGTACAATGAGAAAATCGTCGGATACCTCATTGCTAAAGATGAGTACACCGATAGGCTTGTCGATGCAAATCTTGATATCGGCTTTATAACTGAATCTGGCAAGATTCTGAACGGTGCTGATAACAACTACATTACTGATATCGAGATAAAGCAGGCATTGGGTGATGCTTTAGACAGCTCTGCGTGCAGCGACAACACTGCTGATGAATCTCTGAACAGCTCTGAAATTACAGAAGACGACTTCGAGTACGATGAGGCCGGTGAGTCGGTAGCTGAAGGTGTTGATGCATCTGATATTAAGATTACCACAGAGTCTGGTAATGAAGTGTCAATGCAGGACATCAAAATTGTCCAGAATCCTGACACCAATGAGCTGGCAATCTTCATTCCAGAAGACGAGGAAGAGACTATTCCTGAAGGCTTCACTGTAATCGGCATGGTCGTTCCTGATGCAGTCGGCTCAACACCGGCTATCGAAGGCGGCGATGTTTGCCCTGAGTGCGGTCAGGACCCTTGCGTATGCGAAGGTGAAGGCGGCGAGGGCGAAGGAGAGCTCGACTCGTCTAAAAAAAAGAATGAGCTGAACTGCTCCAGCAGCTCAGGACTTCTCGAGGTCGCTACCGAGTATTATGAGTATGAGCACGACGCACTTGTAGACATTCTTCAGGCAGTTGATGACCTCGGCTATGGAGATTCGGTCTACCAGCAGCTTATCAAGAATTACGGCTACGAGGGAACCGATGCTCAGCAGGCTGACGAGGCTCTGATTAAAATGGCAAGTGAAGACGCAGATGAGCATGAATTCTTGGTTAGCCTTATTCAGGCAATCGAGGACCTCGGCTACGGTAAGCAGGTATATACAGAAGTGCTCGGAATCGGCGGCGACATCGATAGCTCACTGAACTGCGCAGTAAGCGAGGTTACAGTTCCGGAACAGTTTGCCAGGACGAAGGGCAGGGTGTTCGACCTGAAGAATATCGTTGAAAATGAGCTCATGGATAAGGGCTTCCAGGTCAACGTCCGTCAGGTTGCTCGCCCTGCTTCTACTGTACTGCGTTTCGGATTCGACGGTCCGGATTCTGAAAAGAGCCCCGAGCAGATTGATGCCATCATCGAAGGCGTAGTTCAGTCAATCGTCAGAAACGGCTGGGGACCTTACGGAAAGCGTGAAGGTGATATGGAGCCGACCGGCTTGAACAGCGACCTTGGTGGCGGCGATGACAGGCAGGATGCTACCAGCCAGGTAACTGTACCTAAGAGCTTCCCAGACGATAAGGTTCATGACCTATATAGATGGGTAGAGTCCGAAATGCTGCACGAAGGCATCGATGTCGATGTTTACGGCGTAGGTCGCCCGTCCGCTGGTGTAATCAGCTTTGAATACGAGGTTGTCGGCAAGACTCCTGCTGAAGTTGATGCAATCATCGAGGACCGTGTTCAGGAATTTGTCCAGAACGGTTACGAAGGACTTCAGTATCCTGAGGGTGACCCCAGACACGGACTGAACAGTGAAAAGCATGAAAAGAACCTGAACTGCAAAGTCGAGAATGCTCGTGTTGAACCTACCGAGCAGGGAACCTGGGTTGTTAAAGCCGATACAGACCGTTTCGGCAAGGATGCTATTCTGTACGAGCATTACTCAGAGGAAGGCGCGAACAAATACCTCGACCGATTAAAGGCAGGACGTAATCTCGGTATGTAAGCAGGAGGTGGAGCATTATGCTACGTATTCCAATCAGAGGTGGTAGGTCACTCAACTCCACTTTCGAAAACCACGAGCATTCTGAAGCGTCTAAGGAAAAGATTTCCGAAGGAACACTGGAATACCATGTTCAGAGACTTGAGGATGGCGTGGTAAAGGAAACCTACCACGATATGTGGGATGCTGTCAAGTGGGTTAAAAACCACAAGAAGACTCGTGCAAAAGACGAGAGCATCTACAAAAGAATTCAATTTGCTGTCTACGGCTGCGATGATACCAAATCGGCATACGGGTATGAGTGGAAGCTCGACCATATACCGGGTAAGGACCTCAAGGAGGAAGACTGATGCAGCCGCTAATGCGGAATTCGCTTCAGAAGGATAAGATACGGGTTAAGTTGAGGTGGATGAATCGTGAAAGGTTCGCCACCTTGACACCGTATGAGAAGTACCGTAGGCACATTCTAAGTGTGCGAAATGAAGTGTATCGGCAACGATTTCTTGGCATTACCGACCTAAGTCACCATTACGACGTCTCTAAATGGGATTTCAGCAATGAACCAGATATCCCCTCTCGTCTGGGTTGTAAGAATGAGCACTGGAAGGTGTACAAGGACGCTGATAAGGAAGCGATGCGGCGTATAACCAATCGACCGATAGGGCGGTACACACCGTGGGGAAACCTACGTCAGATATCCCCGACATTTGAAGCAGCCGCAGAATGGGTGTTATGGTACTTTCAAGACCATATCTCAGATGTTCAAGGAGCTCGACCACCGAAGAGTAAGGAAAGAATTGAGCGTAGAATACGACAATGCTGCTTACACTGGATGGATGTAGCACCGGACGACCAGTTTGCTTTTGATTACTTCTGGGAAGATGAGATATACAATATGGGTAATATACCGTCGGTAGCTCGCCCATACGACTTTGTCTGGAAGTACCTGACATTCGAGGAAGCAACTACAATCAACTATGGTGACCTAGAGTCGCTTGACTATATAGGAAGTAGGGGGCGAGACTGTGCTAAGACTAAACTGTAGAGCTGTTTCACATGCTAATCCGTTCACAGATAAGCATGAAGGTTCTGAGCGTGAAAAGCAGAAGATGTGGACAGACTTCCAATCGTCTAATATAGACGGTATGGCATACAAAGTCGAGAAGGAACAGCTTTGGGTCCGTTTCAAAGACGGGTCTGTATACACCTACTTCGACGTTCCTTTGAATATTGCCAAAGGTTTATACAAAGCCGGGTCGAAAGGAAAATACTTCTGGAAGAAGATTCGCAACAATCCTAGGTACCAATACCAAAGATTGAGTCAGGGCATTCAACATCGGCTCGATAATTATGAAGGTCTTCGTGACCTAGGAGGTGAGTGATTTGAGAAGAATCAAGATTAACTCTGGTACGAGCGTCATGCCTAGCAGATTTGAGAATCCTGTCGATGAAGAATTTCTGAACGATGTGTCTAGCATCATCACACTTGAAGATGGGACGTCACTTGACCTGAGGAAGGCAAGACTGCTCTACAACCCGAACACTCATCAAGTGCAGTTGACGGATGCCGATGCGAATCCAAAGGACTTTGTCCAGCTCGCTACACTCACGATTACCCAAGATAAGCCTGAGGTGGTTAACAATGAGTCACTCAAGGAATCGTCCGAAGAAGGAACAGAAGAAGCTTTCGGTGAAGGAGCAGGAGAAGAGGTTCAGCGAGACACCGGAGAAGTCGAGGAAGAAATTCCAGCAGACGATGAAGGTTCCGGTGACTTCTTCCAGTAATCACATGGTTACACCAGCAAAGCTGGCAATCCTTCGCAAATACTTCAAGATAGATTAAGGGTAGGGCGGTTCGGTTGAATCGCCCTACTTTTATATCATGAATTGCTTATATGCACGGTGTTTGTATAATACAGTATACGTCGTGAACCACTGCATTTAAGCAATACCACATTAGAAATAGGAGGTTAGTATATGCTATTTACAGTCAGTCAGATATCACCCGCTGTGGAGTTAGTATTCGCAGATGCTGAAAAGTTTATCAATGTCTATCCAGCATACCACCAGAATGGCGACCTAATCTACTGCACCGTCAGCCCTGCAGCTTGGACTCTCGTTGGTACTGAGTACCGATGGGAGACCACCTTTCCTGCCATTACCAGCACTACGGTTCCTGTAATTCAGCTAATCTATTCATATAACTCTACTCAATCTCAAAGGCAACAGGAGTACAATGCTTTCAAATCCATAACGTCGGTTGAAACGGTAGAGGGTAAATTGTACCTAAGGGCTCCCATTCGCCCGAGCACCTCATTCCGAATAAGATACCGCCGTCTTGACCGATTGGATTTGGCAATACCGCTGAACCGTTACCTAGGAGTCGGAATAGGTGCTGGTTTAACGTCAGATAGTATCGATTTGTCCATGACTGCGATGAATCCCGTGAATAGCCAGTCCTTACTTCTAACGACAAGGTTACAAGAAGCCAGCGTAGAGTATGCGGGAGTGATGTCCTCCGACTTGGTTGCTCGACTGTTGAAATTGGAGGATATGTATAACCAAGGCTTCAATCAACCATACAGAATAGATGGGTATGCGTCAGCAGGTGCCTCAACTCCGATATCAACCTACTACGCTGACATCACATCAGTTCAATCGGTTTCTCAAGATACCTGGTATAAGGAATGTTCTGTATACTCTACCACAGACGCAGTCGATTTCACCACCGCAGCTCACCTGTTTTACCAACAGCAAGCTACGGTGCTCGATTTAACACATATTTATACCGGTAACGTGGAGACCTTTAGTTATGCGTTAGCTGCTAACGTACTGCTACAGAGTATTAAGGGGTTACAATTACTGGATACACGAAAAGTAACCGACATAAGCTATATGTTCAGTGATGATGTCGCCTTAGAATCGGTAGACCTAGGTTCATGTGACCTGAATTCAGTTACGAATATAGAGGGTCTATTCAAAGGGTGTGTCAGCCTGAACTATCTAGATGTTCGCAGCATTGACTTTACAAAGACAGACGGAAACGGAACTGCATTGATTGAGCAAGCAGATGTATTTACAGGTGTACCTGACAACTGCGTTATCTGGGTTGGCGGTGAAACTCAGTACAATGCTATCCACGCTGTCTACCCGAATCTAACCGGCATTACTTATAATTGATTTATTTCTGTATATTAGAATGAGTAGCATAACTTCGATGTTCACTGGTAAGTTTGTTATAATAAAGATATAATCAAGAACGGGGTGCTCAGATATGAAGACAATCGAAGAGTTGATTACATCTTTTGAAACAAAAGCCGCGATGGACGAGTATTCAGTTGTGTCAAAAGAGGACCTGCTTACGTCGGTGTATTACCTAAAGACAATAGTTGACGGATTAGACCGTATGCGTAAGATTCCGCTAAACTCTGATAGAGTGGATAAATCCGGTGTGTCGTAATGCTATTCAGATAATTCTGAAAGGAGGATTCCATGAAGAATGTTCTATATGGTGTTGATGACAACACCGATGCTCAAATCGACGTGACAGACATTGCAATCCTGAATACCGTCGTCGCTCAGGTTTCTGATGCAGACGGTAACGTGTATCCAGGTGACCAGGTTACGTTGATAACCGACAGAGATTTTCTATATGTACCTGACCTTGACCAGTCACTCTCGGTAGGTGACCAGATTTACCTTGACAATCAATCCCATCAGCGTTGGGAGGTAAAGAAAGGTTGGTACTCGGTTGACGACAATCCTGCGATTTATGGCTATTACCTGTCATCTATTCCTGCAGGCAAGACAAGAAGCCTTTTCCTAAAGGATTTCAATTCGTTGACGTTCGTTACACCGAAAACGCAATTCACACTACCCACAATTCTAACCGAGGAGGACGAAGACAATGCTTAAGGTACCAGTGAACAGCTCACTTCACCCACTTGCCGGTAAGTCTGTTGCTGAAATGACAGCACTGCTTAATAACAAATATAGCAGTGTTCAGGAAATGAACGGTGCATTTATCGTTTCATCTGAACAGGGACCTATTCTCATCTCATGGGACTCTTCCCATAACGACTGGGTAGGTCAGCCATTTCAGTTCACCGGCGGTGCTCACTTCTTGAACGAAGACGGAACCTATTAAGGAGGTTATCACATGACTTTAAATCTTAATTGCTCTTCAGCTGAGCAGATTGTAGAATCCTCCGAAGCTTTATTTAATTTGGCGGCGAGGGTTGCCTACACCTATATACTGATTGCGAATAACTTCAAACACATTCACCTTAACGTGGTGGGTAGACACTTCGACCGGGTACACGGGTTGGCAGATTCCTACTACCAGCACTTCCAGGAGCAATCTGATTTCTGGTTTGAGCTAGCTATGGAAGGGCTAGATGGGTTAGATAATCCAACCAACGCCCCTAGCCACGCAGAAGTACCGACCCTGACCGAGCAGAATTATGATTATGACACTGCGTGTAATTCGATGAAGGATCAGCTCGAAACCGCAATATCAGCAATTACACAGCTTAGGTCTCAAGCTACCAATGCTACCGACATCCAATCTGACTGCGATTCCGAGCTATCCTACCTGAATAAGGAATACTCCTACTTTATGCGAAGACGATGCACTCAGAGCGAAATCGGGTGATTTCTATGACAGATAATAAACCACACCTATATGCGATTGACAACTGGCGGCAAGCCACCAATTGCGTTAGCAATGTAGACAAATCACTTAAGATACGCTATACCCAATTCGTAAACTCCGACCTTCTGGAAGGAGCACGAATTCAGGTGGTACATCCTGAGTACGGTGTTGTGTTCGCCGCTATGACTGTCGCTTCTGGTTCAGAAGTAGACTATGATTCTGACGCATTCCTAGATACACCAACTATACTGAAAGGTTTGCGTCAGTGGGGATTCGACATTCGATTTAAGACGAACCCCGTGATTAACCAAGCAACACTTGAATACCTCAAGGCTGCTCTGGCATTGGGTTATACCACAGTGCGTTGGGTTATTAAGAAGCATAAAATTCAGGTAAACAATACCTGCTTCAGAGGTAACTGCCGAAAGCACGGATGTGCTGAAGGACGCACGCACGTCGTAGTCTTATTCGATGAGAATAAATGCCCTGAACTTCTAAGGCAGTACCCACCTCCGATTAAGAACTTCGGCGGTGATATCATGGAAGTGGACATGGCAAAGAATACCGCACTTGATTTTACCTGGCTTAATTTGCCAATGAATATTCAGAGCATTCTAGATGCTCAACCACAGTGAAAGGAGGAATTTATATGTTCGGAACATTCCTGAAACTCGATTGTGCAAGACAAAACCGAGTTGACCCGAACGGCTTCATGAAGCTATTCAAGGAGGAGTCTCAGGCAAAGATAAAGAAACTCGATACCAGGGCACCTGCTACTCAGGCAAGCCTGAACTCTAGCGTGTGCCCCAATTTCCACGAGCCGACACCTGTACGCCAAACTCTGTATCCCACCTATTTCGATGCAACCATGCTTCGCACGCTCTACTACAATATCAGAATTCACGGAGATCTTCCCAAGATGACTCGTGTGTTCATCAACAAAGACCAGTCTGTGGTGTTCGAGTTCGAAGAGAGCGTAAAGAAGGAAACGGCTGAAAGACTGCACGAAATCCTTAAGAGCTTAGGTCGTGTCGAGTTTACCAATCCGGAAATCTCCGGTAAGCGTGTAGGCTTTGATATCGAGACCGATTCTTACACCGAACCGAGGAGTGATGTCGATGAGTAATCCGAAGTATGAAGCAACCGTAAAGAACTATGCTGACGTATTCAACTACGGAACTGGTCAACCAATCGAGCTGCCAAAGTCGGACGAATCCTATCAAGGATTGCAGGCATGGGTGGAGCGTAACAATCAGCTCATCTATCATCTGCTAATCAGCGATACCGAAGCTATCAGAGCTATTCAGCCTGGTACAAGACTAAAGCTCATTCAGCAGTTGAAAGAACGAAACAAAGAGTTACGCCTGCTTCGCTTCAATAGGATTACCGACAAGCTCACGAACAAGCTGGAGTATGCAATCGACGCTCTAATGCAGTCCGATATAGACCATGACGCTCAGTACATTCCGATGTACACTCAGCTGCTTATGTCACTCCAGCAGGCAACCAAGAACATCGATATACCCGTGGATGTTCAAGACGCTATCATATTCGACACGATTGAAGACGTGAATGATACAGAACTTACTGCTAAGGAACGTCAGAACATTCGTGACGCTGCAAAGGAGTTCAGGAAATTATGTACGAGTACCTCGACCGATTTACAGAAGGATGGAGCTCAGACGACCTGATTGAAATTCTCGGCTCACTGCCTGATGAATATAAATTGGACGTCTCGGCTTGGGCACCGGTGATTGCTTGCGTAGGGGTCAAGGGATTTACTCGCCTTTGTGCGGTATTTCCAAATCAACCGGTGAAATTTCCGTCGATGTTCGAACTACTGGCTGTATTCGCCGCAAAGGAAATCGTTCTAAAGATGGGAACAATGTCAAGGGAAGATGCTACAAAAGAAGTATTAGGTACGCTTCAACTCAAGGAGGTGGACAGAATTGTCGACAGATTACTCACTCCTACGAACACTCCTGCAAATGACCAGGACAAGAGCTGACGTTACCGAAGACTATATAACAGAGTGCACCAGGTATCTTAGCACTCGAACCGAAGGAGGGTCTGAGGATGATTATAGGAATATCCAGCATAGATTGGATAGGGCAATTGCCGATAAACGTCCTAAATGAATATTTCGAATATATCGATAAGCTCGTCGTTACCGTAGACGATTCTGAAGAGGAATGGGATTACGACGGTCGAGTTTATTACCGGCACATGTCGTACACCGCTTTGAAACAGCTGATGAATTTCTGGGGATGCTGTAAAGCATATCCCAGGAAAGTCCTTTGGTCTAATCACTTCGCTGTTCAAGAAATACCGGCGGGTATGACGCCAGATGATTTGAAGCGGAGGTGGTTAGATGAACTACGAGCAAAAGGACTGGTACAATGAGCTCTATCGCATCTTTTCCTGCAACGACAGTCTTATCACTCAGACACAGACTATTAAGATAGGACAGTGCTTGAGAGCGCTAGCAGCAGGTGAGAATATCACCTACAAGCTGGAAGACTTGTATCACGCATTCCGCGGCAACAAGAAAATCTGTGGCCCGCTGGAAAACTATATGCACCAGTATATCGACAACATCAAGCAAGATGCTGTTGAGCAAAGCCAACCTAAAATAGATGAGGAGGAAACCGACTATGGTAATTTATCCGAACAGCAAGGCAGCGGAAACAACCGCAACCCCAACTCCTAAGCAGAGCTTGAATAGCTCGGTGGGTGTTGACCGTGAGCTTCTGCTCTCAATCTCCCAGGACCTTACCAATCATGCACAGAGTCTCGCAGCTTCTATCGAAGCCCGCTTGGAAACGCCGATGGCAGAGACATCAGCGGAATCTCAGGAAAATACCCAGCAGCTGTTAGACTGGGTTGCCGATTTGTACGCAATCGGTGCTGACATTCAGACTTATCTCAACCCTGAGGTGGCAGACAATACATGATAACGAAACAAGAACGCAAGGAAGCTGAAAAGGCTGCTCGTTCGCTGTATCAAGATGTGCTGAAAGTGGATGTAAAGGAGGACCCGAATGACGAGTCCTCCTTGCTCCTTACCATCACTCGTGGTCGTGTTATGCCACCCGTACGCATAGATAGGAAGACGTCAACTCCTAAACCAATCTTTCCTAAGAAAGGGGAATGAGTATGTATACGATATATGTTCATATATTTCCTAACGGTAAGCGATACATCGGCTGCACCTCACAACAGCTTGAAGCTAGATTTGGGCGTAACGGTGAGGGATATCGAAGTGCAACTAAGGTTTGGGAAGCTATCGAAACCTTTGGTTGGGAGAATATTCAGCATGAAATTCTTGCAACAACCGAAGGCAGAATAACAGCGTCTGGTCTGGAAGCGTATTATATCGAGCAGTATAATACAACCAACCCTGAATACGGATACAACACAAAGCCAGGTGGTTTAGGTAGACCACTTCCGCCTGTAAAGAAGCAAACCTGCGAAAAGATATCAAAGAGTAAGCTTGGTAGTGTCGGCATTCATAAAGACGGTTTGAATTTTGTTTGCAAACCTGAATTATTAGCTAGCATGCTTAATGCAGGATACGAATTAGGTTGGTACTCGCCGAGCCCTGAACAAGGAATCAAAATATCGAAAGGAAAGATGGGTGCTATCGGCATACACAAAGACGGTCGAAACCGCTATGTTAAACCGAAAGATTTACCTAGATTTCTAGAAGAGGGCTGGGAACTCGGTGGAGAACCGATATCAGAAGCAGCCAAGCAGCACCTGTCTGAAGTGAATAAAGGTAAAACTCTGTCTGAAGAGACCAAGAAAAAGTTAAGTCTGATGAGAACAGGTACGGTACTAATTCATAAAGACGACGTGAATAAGCGAATACAACCAGAAGAACTAAATTCTTACCTAGACGCGGGGTGGGAGTTAGGTGCTACAGACGCTTGGCGAGAGATAAATCGCAGGGCTCAGCTAGGTCACAAGCAGACAATAGAAACCAGACAAAAGCGTTCAAAATCGCTTATGGGAAAGAATGTAGGAAGAAAGCACATTCACCTAGGAAGTGAGCATAAGATGGTCACAGCAGACGAGCTAGATGGCTACCTACAATCTGGCTGGGCGCTGGGTAAACCAAAGAAGGTGATTTGACATGAATACCACGCTAAACCTGGCTATGTTGTCTCCTGACAGGTTCCAAGCTATCTATAACTCATTGTCAGAAACTGAGCAAGCAACTATGCAGAAGATACTTGAGGAACTGTCTGAAACTGGTGAGAGTGAAACCTACGAAAAGGTGTGGCTAGAGGATTATGAAGAAATTCCAGTCGATATCGATACTTTTTTAGAAGACCCGAAATATCTAGGAAATGCAACGAATAACGGTACTCAGATATACCCATTCTGGCGTGAGCAACTACGGAAAATATTCTCAGCTGGTGACACAGAGTATGAAGAAATTGCATTTACAGGTGCGATTGGAATTGGCAAGACTCAGATTGCGGTGTATGCGATTGCATATCTGACATATAGACTGCTGTGCTTACGACATCCTCAGAGGTATTTTGGATTTGCCGATACCGACGAGATTGCGATATTCTTCTTCAACGCTACTGTCGCACTGGCACAGGCTGTCGGATACGGTAGACTTCACAACTGCTTGATGGAATCCCCTTGGTTCTTAGACCACGGTTCTATTCACGGTTCGCAAGACAACCCATACTATGTACCAGGAAAACACATTGCGATTAAAGCCGGTTCTAAAGCAAGTCACGGATTAGGTCAGCAAATTTTCTGTGGCTTCCTTGATGAAGTGAATTTCGCTCCGGGTGCAAATACCACCATGGAGAAGTCAAAGATTATGCAGACTTACTCCTCCGTCAAAGCCAGAATCAAATCACGTTTCATTCGAAACGGAAAACTCCTGGGTAAGATGTTCTTGGTTTCTTCCAAGAAGGCACAGGACGACTTCCTAGAAGTTTATCTGGATAAACGTAGAAAAGAAGACGACGCTGCTAGACTGTTCATTGTCGATGAACCGTTGTGGGTTGTAAAGCCGTCAGACACCTATTGTGGTAAGAAGTTCCTTGTTGCTTACGGCTCAAAGCAACTTACTCCTCGAGTGATAGAACCCGGTGAAGACCTTGAAGCCATTAAGAAGCTCGGTTATGAGATATTAGAAGTGCCTATCGAACTGGAGTCAGACTTCCGTTTCAATATTATCACCGCATTACAGGACTTGGCAGGTAAGGCACTACCAGGCACTACCAGCTATTTCAGCTATAAGATTATCAGTTCTTGCTACACTGATAGACCAAACCCGTTCACTGCTGAGGTACTTGAAATTGGCTTGAACGACCACATGGAATACCAAGAGTTCTTCAACCTAGATGTCATACCAAAGGAGTATTTCTCACGCCCGATGGCTATACACCTGGATACTTCTTTGAAGAACGATATTACCGGTATATCAGGAGCTTGCTATGTTGATAATGTGCTGGCAGACACCGATGACGGTACAATCGAAAAACGTGTCTACGCTCAGGTATTCTCGGTCGGTATTAAGGCACCACCTGGCTCTGAAATCAGCATGGCAAAGAACCGACGATTTATCTACTGGTTACGTAGCGTAGGCTTTAACATTGCTATAATCAGTACTGATACTTTCCAGACAGCAGAATCACACCAGATACTGCGTGATAAGGGATTTACAACTGCCATTCGTTCACTCGACCGAACTCCTGAAGGATATCAAACTCTTCGTGAAGCTATGGTCGAGGGAAGAATTAGCATGATAAAACACGCAAAGCTAGAGAATGAGCTGATATATCTACAACGTGATACGAGCACCGGAAAGCTGGACCATCCCGCGAACGGTTCGAAGGATATTTCAGATAGTTTGGCAGGTGCTATCTGGGATTTGAGTCTACTGCCATATTCGCCTGCACTGCACAATTTCGTCATGTATTCGCATGAGAAGGAAGACACCATGCCTGCATCAATCAATGCGATGTTCGGTGGGTTGAAGCCGTATGACAAGTATCAGTTCGAGAGAAGCCCTGAAGACTGGTCTATAATCAATCAGATAAATAACATATAAGGTGGTGTTAATGTGGATAATACAGTGTTCAATTTTCAAGACACGCATAATCCAGTAAGTACCTACTTTTCTAAGGTCGGTTCAGTATCAGGTCATGATTATATGAAATTTGAAAAAGGAAAAGATAGTAAAATTACCTATATGACCGGTGATGAGTATATCCAGCACTGCATAGAAGACATATTCAGAAGTGATTATGAGGCGACAGTTACTTCTGCCATAAAAGACTATAAAGTCCATGAGTATGCTGATTTAATGAAACGAGGTGTGCAATTTCCTCCTATATACCTAGATTACACAACAGGTAATCAAGAAGGTAGGCATCGTGCTTTAGCATATAAAGAAGCCTTCGGTGCTGATGCTAAAATGCCTGTTCTTGAAATATTTCCCACCAAAACCACTCTAACTGAACTACAGGATTACTGTGATAGAAAATACGCACAGAGCGGTCTAGGTAAGCAATTTATGCTAGGATTCGGGTTAAGGTTAGGATTTACCGAAGAAGAAATCTATGATTTCCTAAACTGGGAATTACCTAAGTCTGAACCAGAACCAATTACCAATTCTGAGCAACCACAATCTGACGATGATATAGATGAACTCGAGAATCAAATTGCTGAATATTATAACATGACAGTAGAAGAACTTGAATCCTTACCGACTAACCGATATATGAAGTTGGTTGATAAGTACCTTGATAAGCTACTCTTATCTTGATTTTACGGTGTATTATAAGATGTAAGCAACACACAGCAAGCTACGTTATGCGGTAGTGTTTGTGTTTGTATATACTTGTATTGTAAATACAATACAACAACGCACACAACCCGCATGCTGTACGCAGATGTGTGGTACTGTATTTACTAAACCAGTAAAGGAGGTACATGATTTGCCGTTATTCGAACGAAAGAAGAAGCAGGTTGTGCAGAATAATGCCATACCTGCCAATCAGGTTAAGAAACGTGCTGACGTTTATGATATCGACTACCGTGTACTTACCGGAGCTCTGACCGACCTTGACCAGATTAAGCAGTCAACTACCGCATTAAAAGATAGGGCAACTATGTATAATGCGATGACTCAGCTAAAGTCTGATGCAATTATCGGTCCTGCAATCGAAATCTATGCTACCAACGCAACGGGTACGAATGCAGATGGAAATGTTATCTGGGCAGTTCCGGTAAATGACGACGAGACGTCGATATTAGCTGCTAAAGCGGCAAATGAGCGAATGAAAGCGTGGAAGCTGAATTGGCGTGCTTACAGCCATATGATTGAGCTGGTAACCTACTCTAACCTGTATCTGAAGACTACTGAGTTTGTCACTCCAAGGTCTAAAGAACAAAATCAGGGTGTACTCAGCTTAAATCAGCGAAACCCTAATGCTCATTGGGACGTCCGTACAGATGTTGCTATAAATCCAGCAATTATCTACGAGCTTCGTCATGACGACGAACCTTCAGCCTTTTGCGTTGACTTCGACCTTCAGGACAATATGGCATCGACATCCTATGATAGCTGGTGCAGAATCAAGGGAAGACCGTGGTCGGTGCAATCCAGCGATTCTGTCATCCACATTGTCTATAATCTGTCGTTGTACCCGGATGAAATTGAGGTTGAGGACGCAGATGGTGTAACACCGTACACCATTTATCAAGGTGACCCGCTGTTCGTTGACGCCTACATTCCGGCTCAGATTTTGTCTTTGCTTGAGGATGCGATTGTCGCAAATCGAGTTACCAAATCCGCACTAATCAGAATTCTTCAGCTTGAGGTAGGCGACTGCTCACCAGAAGAGGAATTCCGACTTCTCGACCAGCTTAAACGTCAGATGGAGCATAAGTTAGCGGCAAATACCAATTCTGGCACAGCTTCATCTTACGCAGACCCCGGTCCACTTGAGAAAATCGTTTACACGGTTACTCGTGACGGAAAGGGCGTAATCAATCTAGAAACACTCGGCGGCGACGTGAACATCAGAGATATCGTTGACCTAGATTGGTATAAGCAGAAGATTACGTCTATTACAGACGTATCACCCGGTAACCTTGGTCAGTCTACCGACGAGGAAGGAACCGGCGGTGCAACCATTCTGACTCAGAATAACATCAGACTGTATCGTAAGATAATCGGACTTCAGCACGCATACAGCGAAGGCATTCGTGAAGCGCTGAATACATATTTCAGAAAGAATGACCTAGAACAGTACTGCAATCGATTCGAGGTCAAGATGCAGCCTCCTGTAGGTCCTGAAGACGAAACTAAATCCGAATTGTCATCTAATGCCGTTAGTCGTGCTAATGACATTATCGCACTCCTTGAAAGCCTTGGTGTTACGGATTCTAAGATTAAGGTACGAGCAGTCAAGGGACAACTTGACATCATCGACCCTGACATCTACCGTATCCTGAATAAGGCAGAATTTTCGGAGGATACCGAGCCTCAGACTGAGGAGAATCCCTTCGTGTAACGAATAGCAAGGGCAATCCTGACAACACTCTATATAATAGAAGGAATAGACGACAAGCGGGATTGTCTATTTAAGCGAGGTGAGTAAGATGGCAACAGAAATGAAGCAGGATAGCAAGACCGGTAAGTTTATTGTAGCGGGTGACTTTCTTGATATCGACATTCCGAATCAGGACGGTTTGACCTTTTCCCGAGAGACAATCGAGTGGCTCGTGAATGACGCTACTTTCAAAGACTGCCTTGCTCGTCGTGTCTACCCTGCATACATTGAACATCCGTCAGACAACACACCGGGCTTCCGAAAGACCGAAGCTGGTTTCCTAATCGACTGCCACATCGAGGGAGATAAGCTGAAAGGTGCAATCGAGCTTCTCGACTCAACCGAGGAGGGTCAGTACATCAGAGACCTTTACAGGCATGGCGTTAAGCCAGGCGTTAGCATTCGTGCTAATGGATGTACAGATACAGGTGGTTATCCCGGTAGAACAACAGGTCCGATTGACTTCTTCGGATTTGATTTCGTGGCACAACCAGCTTTCAAGTATGCGGTTCCAATTCCGCTCGCAGCTTCAAGGCGAAACCTTGCACAGAACACTTTAAGGCTTTCGGACACCAGCCGTCAACTGGCAGCTCTGAGAAAGAGTGCTCTGTGTGAGTTGTTATACAATTCGCACTTCAAAACTTTAGCTAAAGGAGATTGATACTATGCTTAAGCCTTACACAAATGCAGGCAAGTCTGGCATTCAGAGCCTGAACTCCAGCCGTGCCGCAAAAGGACTGTCACAGTATGATGCTATTGGGCTTTCGAAGGCTCAGAAGATTCTCAATAGCGCATACGCATTGCAGAAGAGAGCTCTCAACTCGAGCCTCCTTCCTTCTTCTATCATTCCGTCTGCAACACAGCCGGGCGACGTTCTTCAGAAGACCACTTACATGAATGTTCTTCGTGCAACACTCGTGGAGTGGCTCATTCCGGAGTTCTGCACAATGCAGCCGATGGCTTCCCGCCACACCTCCATTCCTTACACTCTGTTCCACTTCGGTGAAGATAAGGGCACTGTAAAGGCAGGTCAGGTGTTCGCAAGCCCATTCGAGCTCGCAAGAGGTGAAGAGAACTACTCTGGCAGCGATGTCAACAATGAGCCTCTCACAGACCTCTACCTCCGTGCTCCTGTTATCCCTACCACAGTCAGAATCATTCCTCATGATGGTGGCTCTACTATCTTTGACGATGGCGAAGGCAAGCTTCAGACTCTGAAAGGGGCTTCCGTTACCGATGTCGGCACCATCGACTATGCAACAGGTGTAATCATTGGCGTTGATGCTAACGCAGGTACCTATGCAAATTATCGCGTGGATAACATTTCAGCTTCTGCTAATACACCGCCTATCTACAGCGAGCTCGCTTGGCTCGACCTTGTTGCAGAGGACAACACTCTGGCAGCACGTTGGTCTCAGGCAGCTGCTTACGATATGCAGCAGCAGTACGGTCTGGATGGTCCTAAGATGCTCGAGGAGCAGGCTACATCTGCAATCGTCAATGAGCTCAACACCAAGGTTGCTCATGATATGTGGCTCAACGCTGCAGCTGGTCAGCCTGTCGTTTGGAGTGCTACACCTCCTATCGGTCAGGGTCAAGCCGGCGACCTCGCTCATGATAATAGTTTTATCAGAGCTATCAATGCAGGTTCTCAGAGAATCTACGACGCAACCGGTCGCATCCGTCCTAACTTCATGCTCGTTGGTTCCAGTGTCATGACTGTTATTCAGGGCATGACTCAGTTTACTCCTGCTAACACTCAGAAGACAACTGGTTCTTACTACGCTGGTACTCTCGGCGATAAGAAGGTTTACTGCTTCAGAGGCGGTATTCCTCACGACCAGTACGTCCTCGGTCATGTTTCCAGCAACGATGTCGAGCCTTCTTATGTATTTGGCACTTACATGCCAGTTACTGCAACTGCTGCTCTTATGGATGCTACATTCACAGGTCAGCAGGGATTCGCAACAGCGAACGCTATGAAGATGGTGAATCCGAAGGCATTCATCCGTGGCGTTGTTACCAACCTGGTATACTAATAAAATTCCAAAAGGAGGATTAACGCTATGAGTTACACGGTTACAATTACCTACACTGCTGCAAATGATATTTACAATATCGATAAGCAGACCCCAAACCTCAAGACGGTTGCTCCTATCCCAGGCTTGTCTTCCAGCACAATGCCTGGTAAGTGGAAGGGACCTTCCAAGGAGTACCTCTATGCTGCCGACGATGCAACTGCACCTGAGTACCTAAAGGAGAATCTGTTCAATCAGAATGGTTCTGGTGTACTCGCCAGCAACGCAAACCTAAGCCTGCTCACTTCTTCCCAGAAAAGATGGCCTGAGTCTACTGCGATGGACCTGATGAACATCTTGCAGGCTTATCTGATTCCTCAGATTCCGATTTACAGAGCATGGCAGACATTTAAGATGACTGCTGACCTTGACGGTGCTTCCAACTCCTTCGACGTTACCACCGCTGCTGAAGCGTCCTTCTACGTTCAAGCAGGCACTGCACTCAAGGACTACGGATTCAAGGTTACTTCTGAAGCAAAAGCAGACGGCGGCAAGGGCTAATTCCAGATAAGGAGGGGTAGTTAGTGCTAAACCCCACAATTCAAGAATATCTGGATGATATGCACCTCGAGGTTCCCTGGACCGAAGGCGAACTAAAACCAGGCGATGACATGAAGCTTCTCATGAAGGCTTTTCGTGAGCTGAAAGAGAAGCTTCATGAATACGCTGATTTGACCGTACCTTATAAGGAACGGATTTCGGTTAAGGACCTAAAGGTTCAGAGCTTTATTTCAGTTAGAAGAGCCAATGTTCCTGCAGGCTTGAACGTAGACAACTCTAGTGTCGGAAATGTATTTACGTCACTTGCAGGAATGGCGGCTGTTCCTAACTCCGGTGCTTATCACGCCTATTTCGACAGATACGTCCAACTGATGCTGTGCCAGACGGTTAAGAACACGGTGTCGGAGGACTTACAATATCTATACGACCAGCAAAATCAATGCCTGTATGTTTCAGCGAACGTTCCTAAACCGACGTACGTCACCATCACTTACATTCCTGAGTATGATGACCCGTCAGAGTTAAAGACAAAGTTCGCGCAGAGTCAACTACGCAAACTCGCCGTAGCGTATATGAAAATTCATGTAGGCAGCAAGCGTCGTAAAGTCAAGTTACCAAATAGTCCTGCACAACTCGACGGCGAAGCTCTACTGTCCGAAGGACTTGAAGAACTGAGAGAAGTCAGGTCTTATCTGGTACAGAACAATACGCCACAGACTGTATTGTAATATTCTAATAGGAGGTAGACCACTATGGCAAAGGATGCTAAGAGAAAGCTTCTCAAGCTCGACAGCTCCAAGAAGAAGGAGAACCTGAATTCTTCCAAGGAATTCGAGGGTACTGTTTATTACAGCCTCGAGGACGTGGAGATTATCACTCAGGCAATCCTTGCAGAGCTCTCGTCTGACCCGTCAATCGGCGTTACAATCACTCCTTCTGACACAGGCGTGGTTCTCAACTGCGTTCCTGAGAATGGTGACGAGTACACCGTCGATGTTGACCTCAACACCGAGACTCTCGCTGAGGAAGAGCCTGCAGTAGAGTAATATCAGCAAGGGAGGAGCAGATATGAGTCTAATCGTCCCTGAAGAAATCGATTACCTGAGACAGCAGTTCAAATTCACTGTTAAACAGGTAGGTGTTCTGTTCCAATACAGATATCCGTTGAATAACAAAATCGATTACTTTAATCAACCTGCTCCTGATGGGTACTCCGAACGCATGCCGGTGTACGGTATATTCGAAGGAGAGCCCAAACTGAAGACGTATAGGAATTTAGGGTGGGTTGTCGAGAAAAGTGACAACCTGCCCTTTCTTATTCATGTACCTTTCGACGTACCTCATATACAGAGGGGTTGTCTTTTTGAGATTGACGGTCAAATAACCGCAATCGAGTCTCGACTGTTTCAGGTTACAGAGTTGTCAACTGGATTGGTGTGTCCTGACCACATTATATGCCAGATTGTTCCGCTCGTAGGTAACTCTCGTCCGCTAACGGAGGAGACAGAAAGAGACCTAAATCGTAAGAACTCTGAACCGAGGCGGTTCTTGAAAGACCAAGGCGGTTCGTAAAGTAGGTGAGATTATGCTTAAACTGAAACTACCAGATAACATCAAGGATTCGGGATTAGCGCTGCCAGAGTCAACTCCGAAGACTCTTGTCCAGATTGAAGGCGAGAATTTGCCGTATGCTTGTCAGTGTCCTTGTTGTGGAGCTCTTTTCAACATTCCGGAAGGATTGCTCTACAAGATTGAAGAAGACACGCTTATCGACGGAGACCTCGGAGCTGAAGCTGCTGAGGGTAAAGCTCGTACCGACATCAATGTGAACATGGTTGAACCTGACTTTGATGAAGGTGTTGTCAGCTCATCTACTCAGGAGTCTAGCACGACCTCCTCAGCTACGGGAGTAGGTGAGGCAGATGATACGTTTATATGATACCGCACTATATGACTACCTGAAAGCCAATTTTGGCGACAACATCGGTATCGTACCAGTAAAAGACTACTGGAACGTAGCAGCAATGCACAAAGAGACCAGGTTACAGTTGCCTGCAGTGGTACTGTTCAGAACAAATGTTACACCGGAGAGGCAACTTCAATCCTGGCCGATAGCTCGTAAGGGCAGAATCGACAGGATTCAGGACCACAAGAAAATCAAGGAGGGAGCAATCCCAATCCAAGCTGATTACACCGTAACTCTGTTGGCAACGACACAAGATGACATCGATGAGCTGACGAGTGAGGTTACGTTCCTGTTTCTGATGAAACCCCGACTCGAGATAAAATTACCTTATGGCTCTGCTCGGACGATTCACGGGCAGGTTATGATAAACGGTGACTTCCAGAACAGTTCTGGGACTGACCGATTCTCTGAAACAGGTATTCTGTACCAACAGATAATTCCGATTCGTGTGTTAGGCGCTAACATCATCGACATCAGGAAGAAAAATCTACGTTATCTGGATTGGCAAATAGACTCTAACCTGTATAATACAATAAAGGAGGAGATTGAAGATGCCAAGAATTAACATCTATGAGCATTCGGAGACTTACAGCTTCCAGACGAAGAACAATTCTTACGCCACGGTTGCTTTTCCGGTTGCCGCAATCTGGGGTCCTACCTTCGTAGAGGGTGACGAGGACTCAAACCCGGACTGGGTTCACTTCAGCTCTGGTTTCAGAGGCACCACTGATTTCATGCAGACATTCAGAGGCGCCAACAACTATCTTGGTGCTCGTGAGAAGTCTTTCGACTATGCTCTGAAACTTCTCGCAGCCGGCTATGACATTCTCGTCAAGAGAGTCGACGGCTTAGGCAACAAGAGTAGCAACGGTCTGTTCGTAATTCCGGCAGGCGTTGCCGCACCAATCCCTGCATCCACATACCTGTACCTCAATCCGTCAATCGAGCCCTACTCTGCGTACTATGACAAGTTCTTGTACCGAGTACTTATGCCACACGCTGTAAATCACAACATCGCTTGGGATTACAGCTATGCGGGTGAGGACACTCAGCAGCTTACAGCTCATGCCTACGGTCAGAAGTATAACGCAGAAACTAACAGGTGGGAGAAGTATCAGTCTAATGCTCCTATTCTTAAGGTTACTGCTATGTCGGCAAATACCGACACTGAGAAGCCGCTTGTTGTCGTAATCGGCAAGCCGAACATCATTACAACTCAGCAGAAGCCTACAAGAGAGTCACAGATGGTGCTCGACAACGGTACTTACCTGACTGCTAGCACAGGCAAGCAGGTTACTGTTCAGGGTTCTGTTCCGATTTCTGTCTACACATCTGACGGCATTCTTCTTGAGCGCCGCAACGTCACAATGACAGAAACAACGGAAGCAGTTGCATCATCGAATACGCACGGTCCTGACCGTAATGTTACTGTTTCGGTTGACAGCGTGCTGGTACCTGAGTTCACTTATATTCAGCTTGATGAAATTCCTGCACTACTTTCTTTGAAGGTTGCTTACGAGGAAGCAATCAGCAATTTGTACTCCAGCAATGAAGCTGACGTAAAGCTCGGCATGATTACCGTGCGTCTTGGCAACGCTTGGACACATCCGGAAGCAATGTCTTGCTCCGCAGCAGCAAACGGTTCTGGTGTTACTGAAGCTACTGTTGATGAGCTCGTGTTCAATAGTGCCGTTCAGGGCGTATCTGGAACCTATGTGTTCACCTACGACGGTACGAATTGGACGCTCGGTTCTGGTGCTTCTAAGGTGGTTACACCTGCACAGTACGGCGTCAAGTACACCGGTACCCCTGCAAAGAGTGACACAATCACCGTCACATTCGCATTCGGTACTCCTGCTGATGTCTCTGGTCTATCTGGTGGAACGGCAGCAGTTATCGACGCTTCTACTCAGGAAGTTCGTCTCCAGGCGAAGTATCCCGGCACATTTGGTAACAACCTCAAGGTTCGCATCAGGTGTGGCTTGGACGGTAACGGTTTCAAAATCGGTACTGTCGAGGTATTCGATAACAACGGCTACAGCGGTCATCCGAATGAGATTGTTCCTACTGACCAGCTGCTCGAGCTCGTGTCTGTCGCATTCGATGAAGACGCAGCTTCTGACAATCGTCCGCTCATTACTGAGGCTACATTCAGCAATCTCGACACTCCGAGATTCATCGTAACCGGTACTGGTGCTGATGTTTCTCCTTCTGAGTATCCTACTGGCATGCAGGTAGTATCGCTTCTTTACGGTACTGACTATGCTACCGACATCGGCACTGATGTAACCGGTCAGTCTATTCCGATTACTGCTGACGCAATTCTCGAACTCGTAGCAGAGCGTTTCCCAACAGACAGTCCGTTCTACAGCTACATTAGCACAATTGCTCATGACTACGAAGTGAACGACCAGGATGCTCTGATTCGTCTGTACAACCAGCAGATTATGTACAGCAGATTCTACAAGTGCGTGAGCGAGTTGACAGACCCTATCTGCTACGATTGGGATGCTCTCGTTCAGGGCATTGCAGATGACCAGTATGTACCTAAGTCCTTCCTTGAGGCGAACAGAGATACTTTCTTCATGGAGTATGAGGTTTCTACCCTCGTTACCCGAATGATCGAGGTTGCCGCTAACTCCAAGTGTGGAGCTGCACTCATTGGTACACCTTTCGGTATGCCAAGAGGTATCCAGACCGGTACAGGCGCGTCTGCTGTTAAGACAGGTGCTCTCAAGTATAAGGATTCTATTTCGCAGGTTGTCGGTCCGGTTTACTCGACATTCGGCGAGGTCGTAGGTCCTTGGTGCAAGACTACTCTGGCACTTGCTGGAGCGAACAGCTGGATTGCACCTGAGATTGCTCACCTCCTGCTCATAATCAACTCCAAGGGCATCGGTGGTCAGAATAAGTGGTGGATGGTTCCTGCCGGCATGCTCGGCACTGGCATCGTTCATACACCTGAGTACAAAATCAAAAGACATTATCTTGACCTCATTCAGGACCACGACGAAGGCGTTTGCTTGAACCCGCTTATGGAAGTTCCTGGTAAGGGCTTCACTTGCTTCGGCAACAGCACCCTCTGGGATAAGCAGCTCGGTTCCTACAACGCACTTCAGAACCTGTCCACAAGATTCCTCACCAACAGGGTTAAACAGCGTATCTGGGATACAGCACTTCAGATTCTGTTCCGTTATAATAACGAGGACGCTTACTCTCACTTCTATGCAGGACTCAGTCCTCTGCTCGATGAGATGAGAGCAGTCGGTGCTCTTACCGGTAACGAGTACAACCCTTGGGGCTATCGTATCATCATGAATCCTGACATCGTTAACCTTGACCGCATCAATGCCAACACGGTTATTGGTAAGGTTGAGCTTGCCGTTACAGGTGTCATCGACACTGTCGACGTCGACCTCTTCCTGTTGCCTCCTACAGGATTCCAGGAGACGTACGACTAATACCTATATACTGATGTGCGTCTGTATATTAGAGCGGGGAGCGTTTACGGACGCACATCAATACTTCAACAGAAAGGTTTGATATCATGAATAAAACAGAGTTTGTTGCAGCTCTCAAGGAGAAGACCGGCTTTACTAACGAGCAGGCGTACAAAGCAATCGACGGCGTATTCGACGTTATCACAGAAGCCCTTGAGAAGGGTGATAGCGTTACCATTCAGTCCTTCGGTACTTTCGAGGTTCGTGACCGTGCAGCTCGTACCGGCATCAATCCTCAGACAAAGCAGCCTATCGCAATCAATGCGAGCAAGGCTCCTGCGTTCAAGGTCAGCTACAAGCTGAAAGAGCGTATCAACAAGTAACCCACGTCGGTTTTGCTTAACTGCTGCGTGAATGCGTTACAATATGTACGTCTTGTCATCGTGCATTTAAGCAGTATCGTAAAAATCTATTAAAAAGGAGGACGAGTCTATGTGGATGGAAAGAATGTACTTCGGTACTGACCATATGATTGGTCAGGACGATTACATGCCGTACCTGAAGGACAAGTTTGAGATTAGACTCTACAACGTCAACTCTTCCGAGCTTGCTTCCTTTTCAGATATCCTGACCTTGTCTACAGACTCCCTGGGTGAGTTCAAGAAGGGTTACGGCGTTATCGAAGACTTCTACGGCAATGACAGCTTGAAGTTCGCAGGTAAGCCTACATTCCAGAATGTTTCTTGGACAATCAAGGGCTACGTCGGTCTCGATAGCCAGCAGGCGCTCGTGGACCTCGACAGACAGGTGTTCGACTCTGCAACCGAGAAGGTAGGCAGACCAAGCCGCTATATGAAGGATGCTTATGTTCTTAGAGACTCCGGTGACGGTGACTCTAATTACTCGCGTATCTGGAAATGGAGAGGTGTCTGGATTTCCTCACTCGGTTTCGGCGATGCGGACTACAAGTCTTCGGACATTGTCAAGTTTAACTGTACTCTGGAAGTTTCACGTGCAATCTACCTCGGTCCTATGTCTTAAGGAGGTAGAAAAGCATGAATGTATTCATTTCAGAAATGCTCAAGACAATGGGTATTGCAGCAGACAGCCAGAAGCTCAACTGCTGCAAAGCCCTGGGCACAATTATCGACGACTCGAAGGTTGGCTTCAGCTTGACGCTGCCTGACGGTACTACTGTCGAGGTGTATACACCTAAGGAAGACAGTGGTGCAGCAGAGGAGGGCTTTGCTTACATTCCTGAATGTGACGCAGAAAGCCCTGATATGTGTGCTGAAGATCTGGGTACCTGGGTAGGAGACTGCCTCGACTGCTCCAGACGTATCGATGCCTACTACAAGTCAATTCGAGGCAGAAATACCGAACTTAATTCGGCTCTCGAACCTGATACAGCACGTCGTATCAAGGACGTGTTCAGAGCTGCTCAATCAGCAGTTGACCTGCCGCCTGGATTCCGCTACACATCTTTCCGTGAGAACAAAGAAGCAGACCTTATCTTGTCTACTTTGATGTACACCTCGCAGAAGGTTGGTACCCAGTGGGTGGCAAAGTCTTCACTCGCACTTGATGTAGGTGCAGGTGCTGACGAGCGTGGCAGTGATGACTGGACGTTCGAGCCGAACTACAATCCTGATTCTGAAGCTCATCTGATTTATCACAGAGCTGGTCGATTCATCGACGTCGAGCGTGGTGCTTACGGTGACACCGTTACCGGAGACACAGCCGAGAAGAGAGACAAGCAGGCAGCTTATTGGCTCGCCGGACTCTTGTCTGATATGGTCGACAGCATGCTTCAGAACCCGCCCGCTCGCTGCTACGAATTCTTCCTTGCAGATGGCATTGCCGAGCTCAAGAAGTCAGACCTTGACCGCATGAGCACACCCGGCATTATGCGTCTGGTAACCAAAGGTTACATCAAGGCAGAAGATGTGCTTAGGGCGAAGCCGGCACTCGCAAAGGACCTGGTCCAGAAGAAACTTACTACACCTGAAATCGTTGCTCGCCGTGTTCCGGAGCGTCTTCTCTGGCTCGTTCAAGCAGGTTACATCAGCCCTGACTACGCAGTTAAGGTTGACCCTGCTATCAAGGACAAGCTGGTCAAGAAGGGACTCTACACGGTTGCTGAAAACATTCCTGATGACCCGGCTGCAATCCTGGAAGGAGTCAAGTCCGGTGAGATTCAGCCTGTAGATGCCTACAGAAAGAATGCTAAACTTCTCCAGCCTATGGTCGAGCAGAAACTCATCACACCGCAGGAGGCTTACAAGCTCGATGCGTCTATTGTGACTTGGTTGCTGCTTAATCGATACATCGGCCGAGAGGAAGCGCAGAAGGTGAAGCCCGACATTCAGAAGTACATCGCAAGAAAGTACAAGGATGTCAACTGGGAAGAGCTGGATGCGTCTTGTAGCGACGGTGAGGAGAACCTGAACGCTGGCAATGACGGCGCTCAGTTCAAAGACAAGCTCAAGAAGCTCAAAGAAGCGTTTGCTAAACGCCAGAAGTCTGCTAAGAAAGCAGAGGAGGGTATCGACGCTGCTAATGAGGCAATTCTCAATAAGGCAGCTAAGCTCCGTGAAGCAGCAGGACTGAACAGTTCAATGGGCTTCAACAGCAATATGATTGGTGACGGTGACAATGTAGGTGAGCCACTTTCAAGCTCTGAAACACCTCATGTATTCGAAGAAGGAGATTTCAGCCAGTATACACCGGGTTATGAGCCACTCGCTACTACAACCGCTGAGGGACCTGGCTTTGTTGCTGAGGTTATGTTACCAGAAGACAATTTTGACGGGATTGTCATACCTGGGGATTCTGCAGACATCGCGAAGGAAACTCTGACACAGATGCTTCTTGCAAACGATGGCACCTTCATCGATTGGAAGCCTATTCCGTGTATTCAGACATTCAAATCTGAGAATGCGGATAAGAACTTCCTTGTCCTTAACTAATCACACAGCACGCTAACGCACACCAACGGTTCAGAAATCGTATGTAAGTTTTACAGGTTTACTGTTACTCGTACGCAAATCGTTAGCGTACCACGTGCATACAATGTGATTTATACAATATACAACCATACAAAAACACGGTAGTGTCGTTGTCGACATTACCGTGTTTGTTTTCGGTGTTCAAAACCACATTCTATACCTTGCGTATTCAAGATCTTTCTGCTTCATCTTCTTGAGAAATAGCTTTACCTCATAGGTGGACAATGCTACATTGGTGTTACCCACACATTTCATGTCGATGAGGTTCTCGTCGTAAGACTGTAATCGAAATTCATTCCAGACATTTCGACGTTCTATCACCACTGTATGGTAATACCCATACTTCTCATTATACCGTTCATAATGAACATGCTGAACGTCCTCGTATACCTTGTTAAAACCTATCTTAGCAAGCTTCTGGTCAACCGTCATATTGTTCCATCAACTCCTTATGAGAGATTCCACCTGCAAGACCCGGTGACTTATCACTGTCTTGCGGTGTATAATGTGCGTCTGAATAGGAAGGATGCTTGTACTCAATCATTGCAAAGTTAGCAATATCTACCAGATAATCCAGGTTGTGCGTCTTGTTATAGAGGTCCAGCCGCTCCTGTATACACTTTGCTGCTTGAGCAAGCTCAGGGTAGGTATCAGACATCCAACCGTATTTGTAGTGAGACATCTCGATAGCGTGTTCCATCTTGATAATGAACTCTTTTGACCAATCTCGCTGCATTATAGCGTCTTTGCTGTCCATTATTCTTTACCTCCTTTTAACTTTCCTCGACCCCGTACCCAACCAGAATCTAGGTAAGATTGCAACTCAATTCCAGGTACCATGATAGCTTTACCGTCCTTATGAATCCAGGTTCGGTTCTTTAACTTATCTATAGGCCCTCTAGGTCCCATCGGTAGCTTACCACGGACCCAATCCCCCGTTGCAACATAGTGTTCGACTTCTGCTTCTTTCACACGTTTATTCTTTACGCCATTATTTATGAAGACAAGACCTGAAAATGCAGCTGATATCTTAGCTTTAACTTCAGGACGGTTTTGGGCAACTTTCTGTGCTTTAGACACATTCTTTCGGTGCTCCTCGGTGTTGCAAGCAGCTTTCATAGCTGCTTGTGTTCTTGCGTGGTATTCAGGGTCCGCCCATTTTGTTTTCTGCGCTTCAGACATCTTCTCTCGGACTTCAGGGGAAGCTAACCCTCGCTTAGTTCCTTCAGATATTCTACTACGAACTTCTGTCGGTGCTAAGCGTTGTCTAGATAATTCACTCTGTTCCTTACGCTCTTCAGTCCAATATCTGAGTACGGATTCTCTTATTTTCTGCCGGACTTCAGGCTTTGCATTATTTCGTTCGATAGCTTGAATTAATCTTTCACGCACTTCTGGTTTTGCGAGGGTTCTACGAATACGCTGTCGATGGAATTCACGATTCTCGGGATTAGCATAGAAACGCCTAATAGACTCTGAACGTTGCTTTCTGCTCTCTTCAGTTGTTCCTTCTTTAATCGCTTTACTAAGTCGTTCAGAATAATCGTCATCAGTTATGTAGGTTTGAATTCTTTTATTAAATCCATATCTAGAATCGGTAGTATTATACTTCTTGATATATTTTGTTTCTGTTTCTGCTGCTAATTCAGCGTCTTCTGTTTCCAGCAGAATTTCACTTACAAAATTATCCCAACCGAATTTCTGAATTGCTTCCCACAACTCGACATTGTCTCGATAACCGCTACCATCGGCACCTGACCTTTTGATTAGCGTCTGTGCAGTACAACCAACATAAATTCTACCATCTGGTGCTATTCTTTTATATACCTTATACTTCTTCACCGTTTTCGTCATCCTCCTCATCTTCTTCCTCGACGTCAACTTCTGCGCCATACCAACATGGTGCTGTCTCCGGATCTGACTTGAAGGGAACCGGTAAATGGGAAGCTACCTTTTCCATATCTTCTTTAATATAGGTGATAGCTTCCTTATGATTTTCAATAGGGCACTCACAGATAACTTCATCATGAATCATCAGAAGTAGATAACAATCCAGTTTCTTTAGACGTGGGTCCTTATCAATCTCAATCATTGCGAGTTTGCTCATATCGGCGGCACTGCCTTGTATCCTTGCGTTAAGACATTTGCGACTCTGCTCAGCAATCTGATATGAATAATCCTTTACTTCTATGCCTTGAGCTATCAATCCCTGAATATACTCGTTCTTATCTTTACGCCACTTCAGACTCATGAGTTCGTTAAGGTATTTCTTCTTGACAGATTCTGACAACTCGCTTGAATCTGAAGAACTATCAGGGTCAAACGGGTCAAAGTCAGGATTACAGCCGTCCTTATATCTGAACTCATAGGGGTCGTGCATCATGACTGACAGATGTCTACGTCTGCCCCATAGAGTTTCTACATAACCCTTGTCGTGTGCCATCTTAGCAGACTCATCCTGTGCTCTCAGAAGACCTGGGAAACTCTTGGTTACCTTATCATATATCAACTGTGCTTCATCGATAGAACATCTAAGTTGCTCAGCAATAGATGGGATTTGTCTGCCATAACAAATTCCCAAGACAATTACTTTGGCTTGACCTCTGCGCTCCTTACCTTCTAGATACAGTTCACCATTCGGTCTTTTCTCCAGGCACTCTTCATAGGTGGTGTTGAAGGCAACAGCGGCAATCATCGAGTATAAGTCCAAACCCTTCTGATACGTTTCTATCATTTTCGGGTCTTTAGATAGTGAAGCAGTTAGACGAGGCTCCTGACCTGAATAGTCACATGAAATAAGATAACGTCCAGGACGAGCGATGTACATCGTACGAATTTCTCTGTTATGAGAAGGAATGTTCTGCATATTAGGGTCGACCGCACTGGTTCTTCCTGTGTCTGCACCTAACTGCTTAATACCGCCGTGAACAGTACCATCAGCATGAAGGAACTTATCCAAACCTTCGAGGTATGTAGAAAGCATCTTGGTGGCTTCTCTATATCTTAAGATTGCACCTGCAATCGGATGATTGATTTCCTTAAGAGCGTGCTTATCTACTTTACCGGATTCTGGTCTAGGCAGACCCATGATGTCATATAGAAGAATCTTGAGCTGTCCGTCTGAACCTATTTTAACCGGCATGTCGATAATCTTGCCCTTTGTCCTTCCGAAACGCATTCTCCACTGATTAATCTTGGGAATATACGGTTCATACTCATGGACTACGTCAGCTTCTGCGGCTTCCTTCAGCCCGCGGTATTTCACAATGAGTTCAGCTCTCTTAGCTTCATCAACAAGAACACCTTTCTCACGCATACGGAGAAGCACTGGAATAAGCGGTCTCTCGATTGTCTCCCATACCCTGAGCAACCCTTCGTTTTCAGGTTTTCTGAGCTCACCGTACGCATAATCAACGAGTTCACTTGCCATCTCAGCGTCTCGAGCGCCGTATGCACTGGTGTACTTGAACGGGCATCTATTGAATGTTCCGGGTGGGAACAACTCACCGAATCGAGGTCCTCTGGTTGTATGAGAACAGAATTCAGCGTGCAAGTCTTTCAAGTTATTGTTTCTGTGTCGCTCTGTGTTCAACAGACGCATCATCAAGCTCGCATCGTTAGAGCATATATCCCAGAGCTTTACTCCCATCGAATACCAAAGTTCATTCATATCGAATGGTGCGTTGAAGTAATCGATTGTCATACCAGGAACGCCGTTCAAACGATTGAGCTGCTGGGCACAGAACTCGACAGGCAGCTGGTTGGGATCAACTTTACCTGTAAATCGTGACAAGTGAAGCATTGGAACGTAGATTGCCTTACGTCCTGGTGCGTAAAGCGAGAACCCGACGACTGGGTCTTTGAAAATGTTCAGTCCGGTTGTTTCAGTATCGAGACCGGTTCTCTTTTCGGAAATGATTGTGTCTACATAATCAATCAGAACATCTTTGTCGGTTACGCAGTCATACTGTCCTGCATACTTTTCTGACATCGCCTTTGCCTGTGCGATAATGGCATCCATATCCTTTACAGGCTTAGCTTTCTTCTGAAGTGATTTTGGGACTTCAATCGGTACCTGAGCTGCTTCCGGATTAGGCTGCAACCTAGGTGCTAACGATATTCGTCTTCTGGGCATTGCGTGTGTACCTCCTTAACTCTTATATTACAATTTCACACGATTTCCTAAATCGTCATCGAATATACGAAACTGCTTAAATGCTACGAGTGTGCGTGTGTAATTGTTTACCACACAACCGTGCATTTAAGCAGTACCGCGGTTTATACATTCTTGAATAGTCTAATTCTGGTACCAGATGATGTCTTGTCTACCATAAATCCCTGAGGTATCGTGTCAATGAGTTCCTGCACATGCGAAATGATACCTACGCTCTTGATGTTACGAAGCTCTCGCAGCGTTAATAATGTCCTACCCAAGCAATCCTGGTCAAGCGCGCCAAATCCTTCATCCACGAATAGCAAATTCAAGTCACGAGCGGTGAACAAAGAATCGATTGCAGTCATCAGACCTAAGCTGAGACTCAGACTGAGCATGAACAACTCGCCACCTGAGAATGTCTGAGCAGGACGTGTGCTTCCTGTGAAGTGGTCTGTGATGGTAATTTCAAGACCGCCTTGTGTACGACCGGAGGACGATTCCCACTTAACCTGAAGCTCGAACTGACCGGCTGACAAGGTATGCAGATACTGATTGCTGGACTGAAGAATCCACTCGAGTTGTCTGTGAAGCACGAACGTTTCAAAGGAAATCTTAGAGCTATTCTTGCCAGATAACAGATTGTAGAGATAGGTGTGCTCGTCGTAGGCAGCGGTATTCTTCTCACGCTCAGCCCTGATATCTTTGACACGCTTTACCAGTTCCTTACGAGCTTCAAGAGCATTCTTTGTAGCTGAGATACGACCAATCGCCTCCTCAATACCGATGTTCGATTCGTCGATAATCTGCTGACAAGACGCCTTGGTGTAACCGGGATGCGGATTAACCGGTTCTGCTACCGACATGAGATTGTCTCGCAGCATCTCATACTGCTGAATCTTATATAGGTAATCATTCAGATGAATGCGATAATCATCAACCTCAGCCGCATGGCTCAGAGCATCTTTCAGCTCCTTAGCATCGTCATCGAGTGCATCAGGATGTGACTTAGATTCCTGTATGTCAGCGGTGAGCTTCTGAATCTTGTCCTGAACACTCTTGAGGTAGCCTTCCAGCAGGTTACGGCTTCTCTTAGCCATTTCGTTATCATCTACCTTAGCCCAGAGTTCGCTGTATTCAGTCTTTACTTGCTCAGCCTCTGCTTCTAGGCTTGCTCTATCTACACCGGCGATATCAGGTTCGAGTCTTGCCAGCTCAGTCTTAGCCGTAGCGAGTGAGCCCTCGATTGTCTTAATTCTGCCTTCAACCGTATAGAGCTGACCGCTCCAATCGCTGAACTTACTCATGCAATCATTCCATTGCGCAGTCAAATCTGCGAATGTAGCCACCTCGGTGCACTCTGGCTCAACCAGCTGGGGAAGACTCTCAAGGCGAACCTTCAGTCCTTCAAGCTGATTCTTCTTTGCTTCCAATTCACGCTGTTTAGCGTCCATGCTACTACCTGCAGCTTCTTGAGCAGCGTGTTCAGCGGTATAGGGAGCTCCGCATATAGGACACTTACCTGGCTCACTCATACTGATAATCTTGCTAGCCAAAAGCTGCGTATATACCGCCTTATTGCCTTCGATAAAGGCTTCTAGTTCAGATATATCTGACTGAATCTGAGCTCTTTCCTTATCACGATTGAGAACAGCTTCACGAGCTTTATCGTATGCCTGTCTGGTTTCAAGTCGCTGTCTGAGTGTGGTCTTAGCGTCCTCGATATCCGCGAGAGAGGCTTTAAGACTTGTCTGCTTGTCCTGAAGCTCTGTCATCTCACGGGTATATTCATCGATTTGACCTCGATATCGTTCAACCTGGCTGAAAAGATTAAGCAGGTTGGTAAGTTCTGTCTGACGCTTCTGAAGTGCTGCAACCTTACCCGAAAGCTCCTCATCTACGACTACACCTGCGATCCGTTTCTGATAGTCAGCTTCCTGCTCCTTCGCAGCTGAAAGTTCATTCTTAAGGCGGTTGTATGTAGCATACCAGTCGAGAATACCGACATACGCATTGAATACATTTCGCTTCTGGTACAGTGGCTCAACTTCGGTTTTAAGCTGTTCCAGCTGTTCCAGTTCTTTCTGTGCTTTCTGATACGCAGCATACTCCTGGTCATACACAATCATATCCGGAAGAATGGTATCAGCTGACTCTTTTCTCTTCTTCAACTCATCAAGGCGAGCCTGCTCTTCTCTGATAGTTTCAGCTGTGGTAATGATGGCACTCTCAACGGTTTCAAGCATCTCCCCTTGGAGTAGATTCTGCTCCAGTTCCGTGGAGTTGAGAATCGTAGTTTTGAGGTCAGAACATCTGTCTTTAAACCTGAGCTCGATGTCCTTGAACAGCTGAGTGTCAAAGATATCGCGAAGTATTTCTGCACGGGTACGGGAGTCTGCCAATAGGAATTTGGAAAAGTTACCCTGCTCCAGCATAACCATCTGGTCAAACTGCTTTACGGTTAGCCCGATAATCTTTTCAAGACGCTCGTTCGCTTCCTTTACCTTATCATAGATGATACCAGGAGCGAACAGCTGAATGGCAGTACCGCCGTCTTTCTTAAGTGTGCGGATTACTTTATAGTCGACCTTGTCCTGATTAAAGGTGAGCGTAACCACCGTATCTTCATTCGACGGTGCGTAGGTACTTCTGATTTCTTTGGTAACAGCCGCACGATTAGACGAGAGTGTCTTGCCGAACAGTGCCCAATGGATTGCATCAAGCATTGAGGACTTACCTGAACCGGTAGGACCTGAGATAAGGAACACACCGTCATTCAGGTCCTCGAAATCTACAGATGCCTGCTTAATGCTGATGAAATTCTTAATCTGCAGTTTCAGTAATCTCATGAACAACCTCCTGAACTAATTGTAATTTCTTGGTGTCGAGAACAGGAACTTCCAGCTGATTGCAAAAACTGTCGAGAGCGGACTCAATCGAATCGAACTGAACCATGGGCTTGTTCAGGTCAGCTTCCCAGTCGTCTGTAATCTTTGATACTGCGGTAACCATATTCTCGAAATGTGCTTGGAGCTGAGGCAACGCCACATCAAGTGGTACGTCTTCGTCTACCAACTCTACCTTAATGTATGCGTGAGAGTCCGGAATACTCAGACAGTGTTTCAAACTGCCGCGAATAATCTCGAAATTTCTACGCAGCTGTACCGGAACTACCTCGCTCGTGATATCATACTCCCAGCTGAAATGATTAGACAGTTTGATGTCCCAAACTGTAAAACCGCCTGCATATTCATCACCGAAAGCATACGGCATAAGGCTTCCTGGGTAGTAGATGTTACGAATACGCTGCTTCTTATGAATATGACCTGCCATAACCAGCGGATACGCTTTAACGACTTCCTGAGAAACCGCATCATCAAAGAATGACATCGCTTCTGATGAACCGGTTGTGCAGCCTTCGAATGTCTGGTGAGCAATCAGAATTGTTCCTGTATTCTCGGGGAGGTAAGCCTTGAACGCTTCGTTGTATGAGTCAAACTCTCGGTTGAACTTTGTTTCAGCGATTGTAGGCTTTACAAATGAGATGGCTCTGAACGGGATACCCTCAATCTCGATGTCTTCTGTGTCACGCACGATGTGAACATTGGTACCCATAAATCTTTCCCATAAGCCTAAGCGTCTGCTAGAGTCGTGGTTACCTACGATTATAATGCAGGTAAGTCCTAGGTCCTCGCAAACAGCTTTCGTATAATTCATGAACCCAACGAACAGCTCCTGTGCTTCAATCGAGGGATTTGCAGAGTCAAAGACATCACCTGCAATTACCAGATGTGCTCGAGCACTCCGCATCAGGTTGACTACTTGTTCGAGCATCCAGGATTGGTCACATATCAGACTTTTCTTGTGAAATGTCTTACCCAGATGCAGGTCTGCTAAGTGGATAACTTTCAATATACATCCTCCTTATCCATAATAACGTCGACGACAGAACCATCCTGGTCAATCTCTGCCAGGTAATCGACACACTCGTCGCCAAAGTGTTCGAACGCCTTATACCACGCTTGCCTTACAGACACCGCGTGGAATGTAAATCCCTCACCCTCGTAGCAAGCACGGTAATTATCATAATCGCGCTGCTCGAGTTCTTGTGCAGATATTTTTCCCATCAGTGTACCTCCTCAACGCTCACGATTTCGTACTCAACATCAGGTTGGTCAAGCCCATAGAACTTAACGCACTCCCTGACGCTTTCCATAACGCACTCCTGCTCAGACCACTGTCCGGGTTTGGTGTACCTGTCCTTGTACCTGAATTTGATTCGTTTCATATTCAACCCTCCATATTAGGACACGCTCGTGACGAACATTCCTGCGCCTCTACGCTGAGCCGCAGACTGTAATCAGCAAACCACTCAGCAAGAAAACCCTTGATGATGATTGGGACATACTCTGCTTTCACATCGCGTGCGATGACGTTATTGTTTGCTTTGATGGTATAATAGATTTCACCCATGGTGCCACCTCCTGTGATTTATTGTACTCTTATTATAACACAATTTCGTTGCGCACACGAAGTTATAAATCATGTAGCACGCTAACGCATATCACGTGGTTGTATTTTATGTATAACGTGTAACCACTATATAGCACATAAAGCAAAACCGTAGCGTACACACGATACGCTACGGTTTTCTGTGTATATACGATTATACTTATGCGTTTACAGTGCTTCTGATGATGCTGAGCAGTCTGGACATTGCACCTGCGTCAAATGTAACCTGCGAGAAGGTTGTCTCTGCCGAACGCTCTGTCTGCTTACGCTCTCTGTGCGTTTCGTAGTCGGTGAATGCGTTAACCAGACCCCATGCAGTACCGGTGAAATTAGCGTTATCAGCGTCCTTGTAGCACAAATTGAATCGTGTCTTCTTCTCGTCGAGAGCTTCCTTCTGACGGTCTGTGATTGCCTTGGTGCTCTCAAAGAACGCGTCGATAATCTTGTTTCTGTCCGTGTCTGTGATGTGCAGGAGTGCCAGCTCTTCTGCGGTGTTGGTAAATCCCTGCATATACAGTGCGGTATCCTTGAGAAGCTGCTGAGCTTCTGCGATGCAAGAATCGATGCGAGAAGAGTGACGAATCGAGATGGTGTTCTCCATGTTCTTGAAGGACATAGCGAACTGATTCTGGCACACGATTCTCAGCGGGCAGATTGTAGCTCTGAGCGAAAACCAGCCGTTGTGGCTTGTCTGGAAGATGACGTAGGGAGTGAACGTGTCGTTGAGGATTGTCAGGCTCGGGAGTTTGCCGATGATGTAGACCATGCCGTTATAGGTCTCACCTGCGCGAACAAACTCGATGTCCGGAATTTCCTCCAGGAACTTGAACGCATCTGCGTTCTGGTAGACTTCGTAGCGGTCGGACACGAGACCGATAGGCTCCCTGGTTTCCTTCTTGACCGTTGCGATGCGGCTAGGCACGAGGATTCCGTCGTGGAGATACACCGGCTCCTTGATAACCGTGTAGTCCAGATGTGCCTGCTTGAGGATTTCCTCAACAGAAGTCTGCTTAGAAACGTCGGTACCCACTCTTGTCCATGTTGCTTCTCTTGCCATATGATTACCTCCTGGTTTTTAATTAGTGGCTCTTGTGAACCTGTTATTGTGTTTACTGTATCTGTATTATAACATATTACAGGTGCGAAAACGAAGTTATTTGTAGGTACTTATAATCGCATAGAATCTTGCAATGAACGAACCCGAGCTTCATAATTTCTTTGAAGAAGCCTACCGTCATGGTATGAATTAGGCGACTCGCACACGATAACAGGATTGAAATCAGGACGCTCAGGAAGTGCCCTAAGAAATTGTGCAGGCTTAGGTCCGGCTTCTCGGATTGAGAAAGGAACATGGCGTTTTTCACCCTTTGCAGTATACTCCAGCTTAGAAAAGTGAATGTGCATACAGTTTACTTTCCAAGCTGGTAATAATGCGTAAAGCTGAGAAAAGACCGACTCGAATTCTTCTTTGGTGTTGAGGAATTTGCCTAAGGTTCGTGCGTGCAGATGACCGAAGTCGATGCAGGGTATGAAGTTGTCTGTCAGATTGCACATCTGGCAAATGTCCTCGATAGTGCCTACCTGGCTCAATTTACCTAGGTTTTCTAAGCAGATAAGTGAACTGTCGAGTAACCCCGCATCTCTCATTTTATACCAGAGCGACCAGAGCGTCTTTCTCTGCACTTCCCAAACCTCTTCAGGTGTTCGCTCTGAATAGTTCGCTGCATGAACGACGATACGATTTGTAACTCCGGGTTGTATCTGTCGCATAATCGTCAGATGTCTGACGACAGTTTCTGTACTCATAAAACGAACACCAGGCTTCTTACTTCCGATTGCAACCAGCATAGGAGCGTGCATTGAAAGGTAAGCACCGGTGTTGTTCTTGAACTCTTGAATTTTAGGAAGAACTGGGTCGTCCAGGATGACCTCAGCACCCTGGAGCTTCCAGCCCGTCGTGGCATCCGTAGGATACCAATCAGCACTAAATAACATAGACATCACCCTTAGGATTCAGACTTAGCTACACCTCTAGGTAAGTCATGCTCCTCGAATACATATTGATTTGTGCGAGGGATGATGAGACGAACCTCGGGGTTATGCTGAGCAAGGAATCCTCGTCTTGTCCAGCACCTAGGACTCTTCGGATAAAGCTGCTTTAGGTAGCTGTCAAACCAAGCAGCATGACCTTCTTCAATCTTCCTACGCTCTTCAAGGTTGTCGTAGATAAGACTCTTCTCACCTGCAGATTGACCGACTTCCTTACCGATGAGGAAACGATTGCGGATACAGTGACCACCTGCCTTTATCCAGTCTAACTGGAACATCGTGTCCTCAGGCGGTTCATTCAGTTGAGCAGCGGTATGCTTGTCAAAGTAGATTTCCTTACCCTGGTACTTTTTGATATTCGGGATGAATACTGCCTGCAGACTTCCGTGGATTGGGTCCTTACCCATAAACCAATGTGTCTCACGCATAGGCCATTCGTAATTGGTCTTCTTGAACGGCTCGTACATCGGAAGTATGCAGGAAATCATGTAGCCTCGTTTGCAGAGCTCAAGCACTGCCGGTGTATTAAGGTCATCAAACCAATCCGGGTAGCGATAATGGTCATAGAACACTCTGTCATCGTCAAGTAGGAAAAGCCAATCATAATCAGAATTATAAAACTTTTCCAGCAAGAAGTTTCGGTTTACCGCGCAGGTATGCTTGTCCACCTCGATAGTCTTCAGGTCTAGAGTAGTACCGCATTCTGCTTTCGCCGTAGGACCCCAAGCACTCTCAACGCGATAAACCTCGAAATTATCACGTACCTGAGTAGCAAGCCCTTCAAGCCAGCGTAGCTGCTCTTGGTGAATAGGGATACGAAGTTTGCCCCGGTCAGTTTCTGGCATATATGAGATTATGCCAACCATATAGTTTGCACTCATGGTATTACCCCCTTTATGAGTATACCTAATTATAACACAGATGTGCGGTTAAATTCGAAGTTTAGTCTTTTTAGATATTTGGGTTGATTGTTCCACCACTGGTAGTACTTCTATCCGAATAGTAGGTCATACGTCCAGTACCATACGGTATCCAAGAGGAAGGAGAATCGTATATCCAACGAGCATCCACAATGCCTGAAGCAAAATAGTTCTCATGGAACTGTCCGTCTTGAGGACAACCAGTTTCACTATTATTACCGGTAGGAGCTCCGCCGGCGATTATCCGCATTTTATCGTAATCGTCCATATCGGCTGTATATCCTGTCATTACTCCGCCATATTTAATCATATAGTAGAAATTCTCTAAACCTTCCTGAGTACCGGTAGTACGAACAGTATCTAGCAAACCACTTTCATTATAGAACGTGCCGAATGACCACGCACCGGTTTCTGGGTGCAGCAAAGCTCTACCTTCTTCTGTCAGATTACTCGAGAATCGTTTATAAGTACCGAGCATTAGATATGTCCTGAACATTCGCGCATACAACCAACCTACCGGATTGTTACCATACTCACGTAGACAAATGCCATACATAATTCCCAAACCAATGTTCTGGTCGATATTAGATAAGGTTGGCAAAGAACCCATATAAGCGTCTGATATGTCAACCGAGACGTATTCGGTGAACGGTGTATAACGAGTATCTACGTCTACACCTTCTACGTTGGTAATCTGGTCGCAAACCCAGGCATATATCGCTTTACTTGCTTCTGGAAGATAATGCAGATTATCCTGGGTTAGCCAAGCAGCTCCTTTATCATCCTCGAGCTGGTGGATATATTCATTCACATCCAGAACTACGATATTAGACACACCCGACAGCGCAGCTTTCAAATCTTCATTGAATTGCTCAATCTCCTGATTGAAAGGACCTAAGTCTTGTCCAGCACCTCCATCACATTTACCACTACCGTTACCATTCGGACAAAAACCGACGGTACCTACAAATACCTTCGCATTGTTGCCGACATTATTCGCAATGGACTTGTATACATCAGCATAGGCAGAAGCACCAGAACCTAAACCATTTACACCCCACCAGAGTATGATATTATGATTTACACCTTCAGACTCAATTTCAGACTGAACCTGTATCAGCTTATCCAGTGCTTGCCCTCCGTAGCCTTTACCGTCAGTTCCAGCAGCAGCTATCAACTGAACAGTTCTAGAATCGCCTGACCAGTACCAATCAGTGAACGGTGAATAAATCTTCCCACTCGGTGAGGGTCCAGGACCAGGTCCTGGTGTACCAGAATGCTTTAGATAGATACTCACTTCTGCTTTTGATATTGGTAACGGGTCTTCAACCTGACCTCTCTGAAATGCAATAGGTTTCTGGGCAAAAAATATCTCATCAAGGTAAGGCATCTCTGCGGGAGGGTTGCTAGCATAGAATAGTCCTTGCATCTTTGAGGGTCTTATGTCCTCGATTTTACAGTTTTCTGACGGAGTATCATATATCAACGACGAGCCTGCTTCAATACAACCTATGGTGTGAATTTTACCTAGCATCAGCACAAGCGTACTCATACGATAACACCAGACATTTCTAATCTCGATGGGTTGGTTAACCGTTACATAGGAGTTTCGCAGCTCTAATCTAATTACCTTAGTCGACGAGCCTGCGAGGTCGATGCTTTGTCTGAAAATAACCGCAGGACAATTCTCGATAATCAATTTATCAGCTGTGATGCCGTTCAGATAAACAATCGATGTGATATCTCGCAGCACTAAAATCTTGAAAGAACCAGACAAACGTATCACACCGCCGTAGAATCCTTGATACACCTTGGACTCACGTTGAATATCGACGATTGTCAAGGTACCTGTATGTGACTTTAAGAGACCTGATACCAACGATTGTGGCGGATTTACAATGGTCTGCTCACTAACCGAACCGGATAGCATATAATGTGAGTCGTCGTATATCAACCCTTCTTCGTCTTTTCCGATATTGACCAAGTTCGGTACGACACCTTCAAGGTTGATTACATAATCAGAGTTGACTGAAATCTTATTGATAGCTTCTGCGTCCTTCTTAGCACGCTTTCTTAAGTCACCTATAATGTCCTCAATCTTTTTCTGAAGCTCATCGATGTACGCAAGTGACGGTACCCAATACACAGCAACAGACGTCTTGTCTGTTAGCTCATCCGTGTGTCCTCTGAGCACCAACTCGTCTGCCTTAACCTCGACCTCTGCAATATCCTCGATATGCCTCAACTCGACTTCATCTTCTGATAGAAATTCCAGGTATGGAATTCTGTTCGGTATTTCATTCACCTTCAAGTGATATTCATACCAGGTTTCGTCCTCGATTTGAACTTCTTGCGCTTTATCAAGAATAAACACGTCGGGATTGTCGTATCGGTAAATCTCGCCTAAGTTTGTACCAGAATGCCGCAAGATACGATAGAAATATAACACCTGAGTGTCTCGGTTAGACACCTGTCCTAGCTGATAAATCATGTAGTACCACCTCCTGGTAATGCAGTGCCGCCACAAAGCCATACAAGACCATTAGGCGGATTGTCAGGTAATTGCTGATATTGAGCATGACCTTGAATTATGTCTCGATACGTCTGGTCTGTATCGGAAGGCGTCCAATAGTTCACGCTAGCATGGCTGTAGGAACCGTGATAGTCATACATCACCAATTCTGGCACGACGTTTCGGTACTGTTCATACGCATAACCGACTGTCATAGCACCCTGAACAACCATCAATTTTTCAAGACCAGCAGTAGAAAAGTTGCAAGCATCTGCCGAATTACAATCGATAAGTACCGCACCCTTGAATGTAGCCCAAGTCGACACTGTCGGGTACGCATTCGCACCTTCTGAGAATCCGAAGTACCAAAGGTCAGAGCCTAGATTAAATTGCGACTGCAAATCTTGGATTTTCTGAATAACTGCATTTTTGCTAGGTAATTTACCGTAGCTAGGTCTTTGCAAGAATAGACACGCTGCTCTCGGTCTAACCTTCTCAACCGCACACCACGCCCCGAAATTTTCGGTGGCTTCTGCAACTCCGCCTTGTACACCTGGTACACAGAGTATTAAGCCGACATTTTCATGACTTTCAGGCATCCATACCCAACAGGTAAGACCTTCAATCGTAATCTCAGATAGTTCACCAGGTCCTGGGTCTCCTCCAGGATTACTAGGTACATAGGAAGAATACGTAGCATGCCACTTAGATACATACATACCGGGTTGAGGTTCTGCGTCAGAGTTACCAAGCCTTGGTGTTAGATTCTTCTGACCGACAATCATCATATTATCAAGATCAGATACGAAGGAACCGATTATATTATGCACATTGAAGTCGAACACGGTATTTGACGAATCGGTATAGTCAGAAAGCTGAACCTTACCAGGAACGGATACCGGAGCGCAACACCAATAGGTGCATCCAGGTCCGACGTAAGTCAAGTTCTTTACATTTCCTCTCCAATGTCTGCATAAGCTGTTCGCGTACATTCTGAGTTCTTTGATAACGTGTACCTGATTCTCTAGATAAACTGTGCTGCCTTTGCTAATCTGTAACGTGTCTAGACGACAGATATATGAAGCGCCTGTAGCAGTCAGATGAACCTCCGGGCAATCGATTACGGTAATAGAACCTGACCAGTTGGTGACGAGAACCTGACCCTTTAGATTTCTCAGCACGAGCGACCCATTGCCAGAGATTAGAATAACAGGTGCCAGGAAGCTATCGACTACATAATGGTCTCTATCGATAAAGCGAAATTCAACCGATTCATTAAAGATACGATCCATGTGATTTAGGTTATCCTGCGACATATTGACGAACAGTCTGTTCTTTTCTGCGGTCATCACCTTATACAAGGAGTCGACTAAATCAGACCCTTCCTCGGTATTCCGAATCTTAATCAGATTAGGAATTAAGCCTACAGGTCGTTTCAGATATCTACCTGTGTCCTTGAAGTTCTTAATCTCATTTTCTAATTTGTCATATTCCTTGACTAACCCTTCAAGGTCTTTCAGAATGTCGTTTAGCAGGGAATCGATATGCCGAAGTGAATAGCACCAGTACACGTCGATAGGCAAGACATCGAGATAATCGGTCGTGCTGTACAGGGTAATTCCTTCGTCGTCAACTTCAACATCTATGAAATCAGCAATCCATTTCCAATCGGTATTGTCACCAGGATGAAATTCCAAGAACGGTACACAATCAGCTTCTGGTGTGATACCTACTAACCTAGCTTCATAAACCGCATCATAGCCTTCTATTTCACGGGTACTTTCTTTCCAATCCAGAGTATCTACCGTCTGCTTCTTACCGTCTCTACAGATTGCTGTTAGGTTATGCGACGGCTCTCTGAGTATTCGGTACTCATAGAGCAGCTGAATATTTCTATTGGTAATCGAACCAATATCATAGAACATTTAATCACCACCTTGACGAATATGGATATTGTCAACATCAAATTCTAGAATTCTGCTAGGCTTGAGCTCTTCGTCGTGTTCACCGCTGATTTCATCTATACGTCTACCGGCTATGTATAAAGCTGTACCCTCACCGGTTAGGTTGCACCACCAAGCTGTACCTAGAATATGAGCCGGGTTAATAGGTATAATCTTATCCCAGCTGTAATAAGAACAACCATGCCCGATTAGCGTAACGTGCTTTATCTTCAACCCGGTATAGGTTAATGCCGTTGCAGTAGGTACAGCAATTAGAGTTGTTCCTCCTACAATGCAGATGTCATCTACCTCGCATTGATTAAGTACTACCAAAGATCTATGGGCGTGAAGATATTTGCATTGAAATCCTGAACGAATTGAAACACCCTGCGCAACGGTCGTTCTAAAATGGACTAATCGGCAGTTCCATAGATATACCTTACCCGAACCGGTGATAAGATTTATACCACTTTCTACATCACGCATAACCCAATCTCCGTTACCTTTGATGTTGATGGAATAGCCAGAAAAGGATTCCAGATAACGAGCATCGCCATCAGTAACCGAGATATTGATGCTATGTTTCAACTTTCGAGGTAAGGACATCAAAAGCTCTTGGCTGGGATTTACGAGCATCTGAGCGTCAAGCGCTGAAGTAATCATGTAGTCGGAATCTTTCATAGTCAATCCGGACTCATCTTCAGTGAATTGAACCAGGTTTTGGTCTCTACCAGATATGGCAGCAATTCCTTTCGGCTTATTCTTCTTATCACTGAACTTTTGTCTGAGTTTGGTAATATCAAGCTCCTCTAAGGCTGCTAGATAATCGTCAATCGCTTTTCGTATGCTATCCAGAGAGCTAACCCAGTAGACTTTAACCTGAACCGGTTCTTCAAATTCTGCTGAATTTCCGTAGATAGTCATATCGTCCAGATATAGAAGCGTTTCAAGGTGTTTTCTGTCATTCTCATTCTTGGTATCAAATTCTAGGTATGGTATGTACCCATCACGATTAGCTAAATCTAGACTAAACCCATATATAGGTGAGCCTGAGTCAGTTTCAAACTCTGTATCTGAACCTTTGAATATTTCAGTCACTTCAGGTTCACCGGCATTATAGATTGCCGATAAGAAGTCTGCGGGCTTGCGAAGTATTCGATAATAATGCAGCAAAGATAAATCACGATTACTAATCTCATTCATTTGATACACCAGCATCACCTTCCTCCTCGGTCGTGTCGGTGGGTTCATCACTACCATCATACGTCGGCTGTCCGCCTTCTTCTGTCTTACTTGCAGAGTCTGATGCGTCAGATTCAGCTACCTGAGTGTCATGGCGATAAACCTCGGTATACAGAATTTCCTCATCTGTCTGCTCTGCATGAAGTCGCAAGAATGCTTGCTTGTTCTCCTCAAAGAATGATACTGCACCGTCAGAGGTAGCATAAGATTTCTGTTCCTCCTCCCAGGTTTGAGCAACACTCTGATATTGGAATAGAAATGTTCCCGAGCCCTTAGCCAGTGGTTCATCAAATGTCATTCCTGGCGATGTGCCGCTCGGTACCGCGATGACTCGGATATGCGTGTCCTTGTTTATTGTTATACTGCTGCTATACAGCAATGCGTTAGCTGCTACGGTATACGCCGTGGTACCGTTATTAGTAGTATATTGATACGGTGACGAACCGTCTAAGGTATAGTACAGGCTTGCGTTGTCTGCGTCTGTGGTAATTGTAATCTGCTGCTCACGTTCATCAAGTCGAGTATCCAGCGTTGGTATGATGCCAGGTACCGGTGAGAAATAGATACGTTTCGGAGGTATAACATCAACCGTGACTTTGATTACTTCGGTATAAGAACCCTCGCCGCCACCTCCTCCACCGCCACCAGAAGTGGGCATAGGCATGAGCACCTTAACGCAGTCCAGGTCACCAGACCAGCCTGGTACTCTACCATGGTCAGAATATTGCATCATGTATACCTTTGTGTACGATGCTTCAGGAAGATAATAGTCAAGAGTACTGCGGTCGACAGTATCGAAAGTTCCTGTCCAGTAAGCTGCCCATATCGGCTTATCGCCCATTCTGCTGCTCCCATACCAGGACTCGAAATTACCGGCTGAGCTATATACACCCACCACAGGGTAATCCGCAGCATTGAATACATTCATGAATCGTTCGACATACGCATAATTTACAGCCGGGTCTGAGCTAGGTACTGGGTCATAGCCATACTCCGGATTATATTCAGTATCTAACCAGATACCCAGATTAACCTTTTCTTTAGTAGCACCTATCGTTTGTAGATAAGCTAGAGCGTCTTGAAACGCTTGTGTTTGGTCTGTAGCGTACGCTGCATAATTATAGAAATAAATGCCTAAACCTAATCCCCTATCAAAAACCTTCTGAACCGCTTCAGCAGGGTCAAAGCTGCTTTCGATAGAAAAACCGCCACTGCGTATTGCACCGACTTGAATTATCACACCCGCATCACCCGCATCAGCTATCGCATCGATACAAGGATTCAGGCTACCACCAGATACCTGGGGATGTGCAATATCATGACACGGTTTATCAGGATAATATGGTTCACTTGGCGTTTCGCCGCCAGGTGGTCCGTAATCGGTAGCTGTATCATCAAGCTGAATGTAATTCCAATTCCCTGCCGCTGCAGCATCAACCATGTTCCACCCTGAAGGTAGTGTAGTGCTGTCATAAGCATCGATAGGGTCATCTATCCTGGTACCACCAGATAATACGTCATAATGTAGATGAGGTCCTGTAGAATCTCCGGTACTTCCTATCTTACCGAGCGTGTCTCCTTGACTAACTGCATCACCTACAGCAACCTGAAGTGAGCCTTCAGCCATGTGCATAAACCGATGTTCCAATCCCTTCTCGTCGGTTATGATAGCGCAGGTACCCATACCTCCGTTCCAGCCATCTCCTGCACGAGTTACAGTACCGAATGTTGGTGTTCGAACAGGCACTACGTCGATTAAACTGCTGCTGTGCATATCCCACGCATGGTGATTTGGGTTAAAACTGCTTGTCTTTCCCTGTGAGGGAGTCGTACCGTGTCCATTACCATCATTCAAAGCTAACTCAAAAAATCTGGCAAGACTCATCTGATTACCAGACGTGTCACGTAGCACTATCTTATCGCCGTTATATTCATTTCCCATCTTCACTCCTCCATTCCTTGCAACCAGGTTGCATAATCACTTCTATCATACATCTCGTCTTCATCATGCAGAAATAGATATCCTCGTGCGTCTTCGGCTTCAATCGTTTCCCCGGTTGCGTCGGTTAGAAACAGTGAATTCTTAGCAGCATTAATCAATGCAGAAATACTCACATCATTACCATCTGCGGCAGAATTTGTGAAGTATGCAGATGACCTACCATAGTCTTTAGTATGAGTAGCAATGTCGGTTATCACGCATCGGAAGTGAACAGGAAATTGTGTTCTAATAAGTGGTACCCAACCCTTAGACGCTTCATAATCGTTCGTACCGTCTTCGTGCAGAATAGTGGTTCTTCCATAGAGCAGCGGGTCTGAATTGTCTAAGGTAAACATCATCAAGATACCTGATTTTACAGCTTCTTGCCAGTCTTTGTCATCTTCACCGTTGGTATATCGATAGGTAAAATTGGGTATAAAATCCAACCAAGAATCTGAGTAAGCATCCGTCGCCGCCCTTCCTGTACTGTCGACAACCAAGGAATGGACGGGAAAATATCCAGGCATGGCTTTATCGAACTGACCGCTACTATTTCGGATATTGTAGAAGAATTCTAGCTTTGACCAGAATTTCAGCTCAATGTCGATCGATTGCAATGATTGAGTACCACTCGATGCTGTTCCAGCCGTTGCGCTAGAACCACCGCTACCGTTGACATATCGCAATACCTTTGCCGCATCACTATCTTGAATTGTCCAGGTAGCTGCCAAATCAGCGGGGTAATTATCTTGAAGATATTTCGCACCAGCAGCACACGATTTTGGAATAGCTTGTCCGCCGGTATTCGGTCCGCTTCCTGCATTCAGCCCATACGCATTTCCATTAAGATAGTCGACGAATATATCACAATGACTATGACCACTTGCAGCTCTTATATCACCAGGTCGTGCGTCAGATGCATCAAATGGTAATACTTCCCAGTCTGGTGATATGTTGCCATTTCTGTCCTTTACAAAGCTGGACGTAGCATCCGTTAGATACCAACCGTCACCAGTATGTCCAGAAACAGACGAGACTCCCCAATTCGGGTCATAACCCATAACTCGGATGATACACTGAATTACACCGGTACAGTCGCATCGGCATGAATAGGTCTCACCGTCTACATTGATGTCAACAGTGAATTGACCATAATTACCTGAAGGATGAGCTACACCTAGAGCTGCATACACCTTGGCAGCTGCTGTTAGAAAAGCAGATTCAGCCGCATCCCAAGCTGCCATCGTACCACCCCTTATCTACAGTATGATAACCAGCAACACCACTCATAATCATCTCTTCACGATGTCGGTCAAAGATTTCCTCAACTCGCATTATGCTACGAGTTTTATTCTCAACATCGTCTCTGAGTAAGAACAGCTGCATTCGGTTAAGATTTCCTTTCCAATTACGCTTACGAACGTTCTTATCTGTGGTCTTGGTTAAAATTGCTCGTTCTACGTTCGCACCAGACACCTCGATGAAGTATATGCCCCAATCTCCGTCCTGATTGTGATAGTACAACCTAAGACCGCTGAACACTCTTTCACGGATAATCTGTTTGTAAAGTTCCTCTCGCTCTATTGTAAGGAGCCGCAAGGATTCGATGCAATGCTCGGTATTCTCAAGTAGATATAGAGACTCGATGACCTTGATATAGCGGTTGAGTATTCGAGTACCTCTTTCCCAGTCTTTCACGTCATCAGGAAGAAAGAGATGGTTCAATTCAAGTTGCGTACCGGATTCATCATCACGTAGAATGAATCCATCGTAGAACTTGCAGCCCATCTCTTTCAACTCTTTATATTCAGGAATTCGGTTGCCTACCTCGAATAAACGATTTCGTCTTTCTATAATGTCTTGCATATAGAAAAAGCTTGGTATTTCCATTACAATTATCCTCCAATTCGTCTAGGCATCCTCCCACTCTCGACAACACTGAGCATCCTAAGAAATCGGATTAGATACCAGAATGTGTGAAGGTAACTGCGTGCATCTGTTTCAGGATGTGACCTAGTAGCTGTGATATCCTGTTTGATGACACCGTGAAGTTTCTTCTTTAGCTCTACATCACGACTTTCGTCAGCAGTGACCAGTTCATCAAGCCAGGTTTCTGGTAAGTTATCTAGAATAAAGAACGCATCTGAGCAATATGTAGATATTGTTCTTTTCTTTACACCTGGCTTAATTTCTTGCATAAAGGAGAAGAATGCTTCACGCACACGTTCAATCTGATAAGAGTCATTTCTTATCGACAATACTGTCCCACTCATCCTTCCACGGCACCTCCCTACGAAGGAAAAGTCTGGTTGGGTCGAATGTGTTTCTGCGAGCATTTAGCTCTTTCTTTGTCCAGAGAGCTTTGTTTCGAGGATTTTTGCTCTTCAGATATTCAGTAATCCAGCCTTTGTGATATTCCTCAGCTTCTCTACGATGCTCCTTGCTCTCATAGATTGAGCTCTGGCTATCACCGCCGAATTCCTTCATAACCAGATTCTTGTTCATTGCCAGCCCGTGCTTAGCAAGAATCCAATCCAGTTCGAACTGAACATCTTCCGGAGGAGAACCAGGAAGGCAACTGGTCTCGCCGTTCATATAGACAGGCTCATATCCATACTTTACCAGGTTCGGGATACACGCAATCTGAAGAAACCCAGAAGGTGTGCTTTTAGCAAGAAACCATGCTTCATGACGTTTCGGAAATTCCACGCACTGTTTCTTGAACGGTTCGGTCATAGGAGTCAAAGCCTTGATAATAGTGCCAGCAGCTGCCAGTCTATCACCGTCCGGTCCTTTGAGCTCTTTGGTAAAGAATTCTTCACCGTTGAAATACGGATACAAAGAGCGGTCGTCGTCCATAATCACAAGCCAGTCGTAATCCGACTCATAGAGCTTTCTGAGCAAGACGTTGCGATTCGCACCGGGATAAGCAGCACCTACCTGCAGGTGTGTGATGTTGAAAGGAACGTCGTTCAGACAGTCGTAGTCAGAATCAGAACCCCATGCACTTTCAACTCGGTAATACAAATCGTCAGGAGTGAGGAATGTAGACAGCCAATCAAGCTGCTTTCTGTGATTTGTAATTCTCTGTGCTTTTCTTTTCCCATCAGGTGGGATATAACAGATTGTACCATACATTACCTTACCCATGGTTAACCTCCTTCATCTGGGTGTTTTCTTAATATTATTATATAACACCACACGAGCCGAAAACGAACTTATGTGGTGTTATCTAGAATATGTTTGATTTCAGCATACTTTTCGTATGACGTGAGCGGCTCGTAATCCAAGTCCCACAATCCCTTTGTCTTTGCCAAAAATCTAGGGTCGTTGAAGTCTGTGACATATTCGCGGGTCTTTTGGTCAACCCACATTACACTACCGAATAGATGAAGCCGATACTCACGAAGGAATCCTCCTAACCACTCTACAGGAAGATTAGCTCTAAGATAAAGCTGAAACTTTATCCTTACCTGCTGTGGTATTGGTCGTGCGTATGCTAAATCCTTCTTCCGAATTGCATTACAGCAGGCTTCGTAGGCTGGCATAGTTTCTACGGTTATCTTATAGAATGATTCATTGATTAAGAGTATCCCTTGCACATACATACCTACATAAGACATTAGACTCGAGTACTCAGCGTGCTGATTTCTGGGTAACTCTAACGCATCTTGGTAATCGTGCGGTTTGGCTTTGATAACTCCTAATACTTTAGCAGCCTGATACTCGATAGGCGACATGACACATCACCTCTCATCTTGGCTTACGACGCTGTAAATAAACCCCGAGTAGGTTGGTCAATTCCTGCGAATCTGTTCTCGCTGCAAACTTGTCAATGAATTTATCAATAATCTCGTCGGTAATGATTGTATTCGGTTCTTCCCAATGGTCAACACTGGTATTCAAGGAAACCAACTGCTTGTTGCGCATAACAGCATCTTGGTGTTCAATCAGCTTAGACTGAATTTTACGCTTATTGGTAACTTTGACGATGTTCGCATAGATATCATCTACGGTATCGAACTCACGGAGTAGTTCAATACCAGTAGTCTCACCGATACCGGGAACACCTGGAATATTGTCAGAACCGTCTCCGATGAGGGCTTTCAGTGAAACAAGCTGCTTAGGTGCAATTTTCTTCTCTGCAAAGAACAGAGCGTCGTCCCACAAAACGTGCCTACCGTTTGTTTTTAGCTGAATTACACGAACATTTTTCTGTAACAGCTGAAGCCAGTCTGCGTCAACAGTCAGCAGAGTTATCTCATTCGTTGCAGCATAACGCTCTACGAAAGCACCTGCCAGGTCATCTGCCTCCCTACCGGGTTGTTTATAGACAGTACCAATCATCGCACCCAGCTCAAGAATGAAATCCACCTGCTCATAAAAAGACGGCTCAGCGGCAGTTCGGTTGGCTTTGTAGTCGGGGTATAATTGTTTACGCTCGTCAGCTGAGCCTGGCATGTCTGTTACAAAAATCGGATAGTAATCTTCTACCGCATGAACACGGCTAAGAAACTGCTTAAAGAAACCGACAATAACAGACGTAGGGTCACCCTTGTCATTTGTCAAATCGGGATATCCGTACAGAGCTCTGAAGCTAAGAGCGTAGGTGTCTATCACAAGATATTTCATTAGACTCCTCCTTATAGATTTTCTTATAAAAACCTTGTATTTTATGTTACCTCAATTATAACACTTTTTGGGTGTTATTTCGAAGTTTCTCAACCTGCTAGGCAGTCCACCAGCTGGTCGGGCAGGATAGCGGGAAGACATGGATATTCATCGATAGTACACAAGGTGTCTCTCATATCGAGTTCGAACTCAAGGTTATACTGTTTAGGTGTTTCAGAATCCTTAATCATCTTGAATTCATGCTCGGTACATAGTCGGGTAAAATCCTCAACATCTCGAATCCCGCTTTCAACCTCGATACGAGTAGTTTGATAGGTATTTGAGGTTACAGCAGCCGCTACCAGGTTTGCACCTCGCTTCATAACATACAAGTCTACCGGCTCATTCTTAGGCACGCCTTCAATTTTGACTCTACAAGTCTGCTTATACATAGAACTCATCCTCTCTTCTTTAAGTGACATACGAACTGCTTAAATGCTGCGGTATGGTATACTATGTATACAACTATAAACCGCAGCATTTAAGCAGTACCGTGGTTTATTACACCAAACTGTCGTCTGTTTCGTCTCCTTCTTCGTCTACCTGACAGCAGCACTCGCAGCACCCGCTACCGCTACCGCTGCCTTTCTTAGATGAACCGAGTAGGTAGGGTGCATCTGCATCTCCGTTGATTGTTTTCAGGTACAGATACGCATACCAGTCCGGGTTCTGCCGAAATGTGTCAAAGCTGAACATAATGCGAAGACGAACTGTTCCCTCGAGCTCGAGAGAATCCAGCCATGTGCTAGGCACGACAATCTCAGGACGCTCACCGACCTGCTGGAACAATTTCCAGCTCTCACTGTCCTTGTCGATAACGTGCTTCTCATTATCCTCGACATTCCAGGTCACCTTGGTTAGACGACCGCGGAAGTTTTTCGGCATTAGGAATCTCAGGTCAATATCATGACCCCATTCCTTGATTTTCATGAATCCACAGGTAGTGAACTCAGCGGGATTCGTTAAGATATCAATCTGATTTCTCATGAACCTCTTCTCCTTTTCGTTAGATTTATGCAACACAGCAAAGCTGTGATAACATCAGACCATAGTGAGAATCTTATTGACGATAGCCTGTTCTCTCTTTCTACCAGACTCTGTGATTGTCTCAGACAACTCGTACTTACCGTCGACGATTTCCTCATTGACTACGTCGTAGGTTCCTCTCGTAACCAATCTGATTATGTTCACAGGATTGAATTGACCGATACGATGACATCTATCCTGAGCTTGCTCTTCGTCCGCTGCTGTCCAAGGCAATTCGTATTCGACAATGGTTGAACTTGCAGTAAGGTTGATGCCTGTACCCATCGTCTGGTAGTTACCTAAGATGATGTTACACTCAGGAATAGTTTGAAAAGCGTGTTCGTTCGCTTCTCTCACCTCATTAGAGATTGCACCGTAGATTAGTGCTGGATTGTATCCATGCTTACGCAAAGCCCAATTAAGGTACTCGATTGTGAATACATGGTAGCAGAAGATTACGATTTTCTGACCTGAAGCGATAACCTCCTCAACAATGTCAAGAAGTGACTCTAGCTTAGCACAAGCCTCCGGTGGAAACGTCTCCATTACTCTAGGAGGGCAGCTGGTTGCTTTCTTCAAGCCTACAAGCTGACCCATAGGGCTCGCTGCTGCCATAATTTCAGCAGAACGCTCACGAAGGTCTTTCTGAATCTCCTTATACAGTTTCTTCTGTTCTGGGAGCAAGTCTACATAGTAGGTCTGCACTGTCTTTTCCGGCAAGTCGAGACACTCTGCTTTTGTACGTCTGAGAGTCCAGCAGTTGAAGTCAAAAGCCAAATCGTCCAGATTTTTATAACCGATTACCTCACGGTCCTCAAAACCACCTTTGATGCAGTATTTCGCTTCAAAGTAGGTTTTAGGTGGTACTGTACGATTCAACCACTTCATCATGGCGTACAGGTCAAGCGGTGAGTTGACAATAGGTGTACCTGTCAAGCCGAGTTTGTAGTGTGTGTCAAGCTCCAAGAGTCCTTCTGTCTGCTTTGCTTTAGGGTTCTTGCATTTATGTACCTCGTCAACAACTACCATTCCTATTATGCCGTCCTGAACCTGCTGCTTGAGAGCTTCCACAATAGCAGCATTTCTGAGCGACTCGATATTGGTAATGATAACCTGAGCTGCCATCTTCTTAAGACGATTCACATCGTCGACTTTATCCTTGCCAGAACCAATCTTAGTCTGCAGTCCGGACTTACCTACTGGTCTTGTTCCTAGAATATAACCAACCAGGTCGGTATGCTTCTTGACCTCATTCTGCCAGTTATACTGAAGTCCTGAAACGCCTACTATTATAAGAGCCTTACGAATCTGCCCTGCGAGGATTCTGTTCGCAATCAAATCGAGAGACTGTTTTGTCTTACCGAGTCCAGGCTGGTCAAGCAGCAGCATCTGAGCGTGGCGTTCTGAGAATTTTAGAAATGCCTTCTGGTGCTCGTACGGTTCAGTCTTCCAGGTTGTAAAGTTCACCTTATCTGCATCAGGTTCAATCACTTCCTCGGGAATAGGCGTGAGAGTTACTTCTGATTGATTTTCGTAACGTGGGACCCACGCATGCTTCGGTCTACCTTTATAGCGGTATAATTCGTATTCTCTGGTTGTCTTTCCGATTAATTCTACCGGCTCACCTTTGTAATCAAAGAACATTGAAATCCTCCTTAACAACGGTTGTGATTTTACTTTATTGTAATCATATTATAACATATGTCGTGCGTGAATTCGAAATAATACAATTTCGTATACCTTGTTGTATTTACTCTTTATTTCTATTATGCTTTTTGTATATAATTTTTAATTCTATGGATTTTACATACCTCACAATATATTATATGTTCGTCTACCACTCCCTATAATATATCACGCCGACAAGTCGGACGTACACCGCTCTCGCTTGTTATCACAATCGTCGCTACAAAGGTCTTTCGCTTTCAGCAAAAAACCTTGACAGCGGCAAGCCGCAGACAAACCAAAACCAAACAAAAACAAAACCAAGAAGTAAAAACCAAAAGCTAGATAATACAAAGCATAAGCAAATAATAGTCCAAAGTAGAAAGTTTCAAAGTAGGCGCGTCAGCGCCTGAAGTTCATCAAAGCACGCCCGCCTTTAGTCTGCTAAAGCAACATAAAGAAACACCGCAGATAAGGTTGTTGTTATTATAAATAGTATATACACCGCCGTCGCGGTGTTCTGTTAACAAGTTCGATGTTATAATCTGCTTTGTGTTATAATTATGATATAGTATAAAATGTGATTATATAGGCGTGCTTGGTACGCTTACATCACAACTTCGTGTCACATGATTTTCCATGTTATACTTTATACGTGAGTTTAACGTGTTCGTCACACGTCGTCAGAAAGAGGGTCTATATTATGTGCCAGAGGGTTTTACCTAGAACTTCTTTCGAAGAGCGTCTTCCAGAGGGTTGGTTTTTATCACGTCTTTATAAAGGAAACAGAATTCTGTATTATAACAATGTAAAGGTAGCAAGCCTTGCTGACAGTTTTGATATAGAATCTGAAGTGAACGAGATAATCAACAATCCACCAGAAGCTGTTCAGGCTGCATTATATCAGGACGGTAGAATGTCAGCAGTCGAATTGAGTTCGAACATTCAGAAGAAATTAGTCAAGAAGGGTATCATTCCATACGAATTTGCTCTTAACTGTCTTCACGGCATCGAGAGCTGGTTGTATAAGATAATTCCTGCAAGAGCGGAATACAACGGTAAGTTCTACATCAACAAGCGTAACCGTTGGTACGACGAGAACGGTAATTGTATTAACACGACACTTCTATTCTTGTCTACCTGGGACGCCAGAGTTCGTTACGCACAAGGAAAATGTACTCTTGCTGATGTAGCAAGATACAGCTGGTCTGCTGTATTAGAATGTCTCGGTGATGACCACCAGAGGTTTGTGACTCAGGTGCTCAAGCCTAAGATGGAAATTAACCGCAAGGGCTGGGTTTTGGATGCGAAAGCCAATAAGTCCAAGAAGATGAAGCAGAACGTACACTGGGAACACACCGAATTTGATTGTTCTGATGAAATCGAAGAGGAATATAGAGATGATGTAAATGCATGCTTATATAACTACTTCTTCAGTTCGATTGACAATCATGTTCAGATGTTCACAGAAGAATGTAATGTTCCGGCGTTCAAGGACATGAAAGCTCGCACAGAAGCGTATGAGCAGGATGTTCTTGCTCAACTCAAGGCTATCGAACCTCAGCTCTGTAGATTCAAGTGGAATGCACTATTAAAATCCCATGAACCGGTGTTTTCACCTAAGATGATGTCTGCTGATAAATGGGACGATTTCTACGACTTGGTTCATCAGGTAGTTATCGGTCAGATGAGCGGACATGAAGCTGCGTTGCACCTCGTTCACGGCGATTGGTCAAAAATCAAACGAGAGAGCAACAGGTACGAAAAGCACATGACGCAGCACGTACCTTTTTATAGCGAACGCTGGCAGAAGCTAGATGCTAAGACGACCTCCTTTGTAGACGCTGTCGAGTATGTTAAGACGAACATTCGTGACCTGATTACAATGGGTTATAGAGCAGCAGACAAAGTCGTGGTGTCATTCACCTACGACGAATGCAGATTTGCTCTGAACGTAGAATCCGGTGAAGTTCAATACATCGGCTACTCTAACGGAAAGTTCATGTCCGATACCTGGCTTAATCTAAAGCCGGAGGAGAGACGTAAATTACTTCATGATGATACAGAATGGGAATATCAAGAGAAAGCGATTAAGAAGTATCGACGATTATTCTCATATCTGTATAATGTCGTCCACAAGCATTGGGATAGGTCGTGCTACTTCGTAGAAGACAAGTTGCTCGCCAAACGCAAGTATCTACGTCCTTCTTCTGGATTCCTTGATAGGATGAAAGAGAAGGCAGATAAATATATCAAATCTTTAGAAAGAAGGGTTGCAATTTGCTGAACACACAGCTTTACTTTGCTGGCAGTGCACCGCAGGAAGTCGACGAGTTTCTCGTCAAGAAGGGTTACAACCGACTCTTCTCACAGCTGAATGACCGTTCACGAATTAAGCGTTGGATGGGCTACAAGGATGAACACCCTGACATGAAGCTGTTCGTCGACTCTGGTGCGTTCTCAGCATACACCAAAGGAAAAGAAATCGACCTCGATGATTACATCGCTTATCTCAACGAGTACGGCAAATACTTCAACGTCATGGTTCAGGTGGACTATATCCCAGGTAAATCAAACGTCGTTCAAGACAGACAGGTTTATCTTGATGCACCTAGAATTTCCTGGGAGAACTTCCTTCACATGAGAGAGCGTCTTGACAAGAGCCTCTGGGACAGATTCATTCCTGTTTTCCATGAAGGTGAGGATTTCAAGTGGCTTGAAAATATGCTCACATATAAGGATGCTGATGGCAATCCGCTTGCCTACATCGGTATTTCACCTCATACGGAAACTACCACAGACCGCAGACTTGTGTTCTGTAAGGAAGTGTTCCGCCGTATCAAGCGACTCAATCCGCAGGTTAAGACGCACGGATTTGGCATGACCGCGTTGAACATTCTGCAGTATATCGACTTTACCTCGGTTGACTCTACGACATGGCTTAAGGGCGCAATCTATGGAACAATTCTTGTTCACCGACACAACAAACTTGCCGCCATGAACGTAGGTGAAAGAACTACAGGCGCTTCTGACCACTTCTGCTGGTTAGGTGCTGACGCCAAAGACGAGGTCTGCAGACTAATCGAGGATGCAGGATTCTCTACCGAGAAACTCAGAAAGATTGATCCGACTCGAGAGAATGACATCCCTGACGACGGCGAACCTGATATCACCAACAGCATTGCTATGCGTCAGATGTTCAATGCTGCCAGCATGATTCGTTATCTTGAGACTACAGATTTCCTGGGCTTACCTAAGTCGGCTCGTCGAATTGGTCTCTGATGAGTCTATAGCACAACTTCGTTTTTCGCGAAGTTGTTGTGTTATAATACAGATACAATGTTAGTCACACACGTTACCGCGGACCGTGTAGTGGAGTACATTGGGTCTTGCTTACCATTGTAAATGAAAGACAACAGTAAGAAAACCAAAGCACAAAACACCAAGCGTTGAAAACCAAGATTTTTGAATCCAGAAAGGAAGATTTTTATGGCACGCTATACAGCGGAAGAATCCAAGTCCATGGAGTACCAGGGCGCCGAAACTTTCAGAATTGAAAAGGACGGCGGCAAAGCCCAGGTCGTATTCCTCTACACAGATGAGAAGAGTGTTGACGGATGGTCCTGTCACAGACTGCCCGGTGCAAACTACTACACCTACACGGTTGATTGCCCGAGAGGCCCGAAGGACGAGGTCGACAAGTGTCCGGCTTGCAAAGCTGGTGAGCCGCTTTCTACTCGTGTGTTCGTTCTCATGCTCGATATCACAACCGGTAAGGTTATGATTTGGGACAAGCCAGCATCCTACCGTAAGGAAATCACCGGCCTCATGAGCTACTTCAAGCCGCTCTACAAGCAGAAGTTTGAGATTACTCGTGAGGGTACCGGTATCAACACCAAGTATCGCACTATGCCTATTGGCGACAGCGGTCTTACCGAAGAGCAGTACGAGGAGTTCGTTGCGAAGGCGAACGAGGTCTGCAACGACTATGTCCGTCCTATCGATAAGTATGAGGAAATCAAGGCACGCTCGGTTGCTGCTCAGGCAGAGCAGGTTCAGGTTGAAGCTCAGAAGGGACAGCAGGCTCCTCAGCAGAATGCTTGGGGTCAGAATATGCCTCCTCAGGGTCAGGCTGGTTGGGGTGCTCCTCAGCAGCAGTGGGGTGCTTCACAGGGACAGCCCCAGCAGGGAGGTTGGGGTGCTCCTCAGCAGCAGGCTCCTCAGAATATGCCTCCTCAGAATCAGGCTCCTCAGGGTCAGCAGGGCGGCTGGGCTCCTCAGGGTCAGCCTCAGCAGAGCGGTTGGGGTGCAGCTCCGAACGGTGCTTGGCAGAACAATCCGCAGAACTAATTGATAAAGGAGTAAAGATACATGATTTGTAAGAAGACCAACCTGGATACAGCTCTCGCAGCTGTATCCGAAGGTTTAACCCCTAATTCATACGTTATTCTCGCACAGACTGTCACTCTGCACGTTGCAGAAGGCAATCTGTACCTTATCACCGAGCCGGATGATGGTGAGGTTTGGTACAGTGCTAAGGTCGGTGCAACCACAGAATCATTCCCGACAGTTTCTGTTGACGGTGCGAAGTTCAGCAAGGCAATCTCCTATTGTGGAGAGTCTGTCGAGCTCACCGCTACTGAAGACACACTCATTATCAAGAACGAGAAGGGTACTCTGAAGCTTCCTATCCTCGTCGATGATGCAGGTCAGCCTGCTGTTCATGAATTCTTCACACCTACCGGTACTCAGCTTAAGGTTGACCACCTCAACCAGATTAAGATGCTCACGGGCACACTTTCCAAGACTATGGACAGCATCGCAGAGCGCTGCATTTACACCGACGCAGAGTGCTCGTTCGCAACCGATGACATCAACATCAGTAAGGGCGATTCGCTTATCAATGAGCCGATTCTTCTCTCCGCTCGTATGATTAGCTATTGCACCAAGCATTCTGATGTTCAGATTTATGATGCTGGTGCAGAGTTCTTCTGGTTCGTTTCGGCTGATTCTGGTGCTTCAGCAAGATTCTCCAAGGTGTTCCAGGACTTCATTCCTCAGTTCCCGCTCGAAAACCTCAAGCAGGAGTTCGCAAACCCGGTTAAGAATTCTGTAATCGTCGATATGGCATCCTTCCTTAACTCCATGCAGTTCCTCGCAATCGTCGCAGATTCTGCTAACGATTACAGCGTAACGGTGTGCCAGGAGACTCCGGAAGAGCTCATTCTCAAGTGTGCAGACAGCATTCAGAAGGTTCCTTGTAAGTCCGTTAAGGGAGAAGGTCCCTGGTCTATCGAGGTTGACTGCTTGAGTGCTAACGCACGTTTCGCGGCATACGATGGCATGGTTCAGCTCGATGTTTATGAGAGCCAGCTTGCCTGTGTAGGACCTGTGACTACTTCTATTGGTCTTATCTCCTAATGGCAGATAATCTCGGTAAGGTCTGGGAAGACATCGTCGAGGAGTGGTTACAGCAGAACAATATCTGCTATGACCGCATCCACGACCAGATGTCGGGTAAGAAAGGTTCTAAGAATGTGTGCGACTATGATGCGTACATATACCCGCACATTTATTACATCGAGTGTAAAGAGTGTGCTTCCCCTAGGTTTAACATGCTGCAGAACATTGACGAATATCAATGGATACACATGCTAGAGAAGGACTTGATTCCGGGAGTAAGGGCTGGGTATGTAATCTGGATGTCAGGTGAGCAACGAGCCTTCTGGGTATCACCACTCACGTTAGACTTGTATTACTCCGCGGGTAAGAAGTCGGTGACGGTTGAGGACTTAGAGGTAAGCGGTGTGGAGCTGAAACTCTATATGAAGCGAACCCGATGGCATTTAGAAACATGCTTAGATGTAGTTGAAGAATACTTGGCACAGGTGAACTGAGAGCATCAGTTCACCTGTGTTTTATTTTCTGTACGCACTGCTTAACTGCTGCTTATTGCGCAGTTAAAATGGTTATGTGAAGTCACTGCATTTAAGCATTTACATTACTTCGGTACTGTTTTGCTAAATGTTGTATAATATATTTGTAAATAAAACCAAGGAGGCGATTTTATGTATCGGATATATCTTAGACGAACCCCTGACGGTAAGGTGTATATCGGTTGTACGTCTGTTTCATTAGAGGCTCGTGCTAAACTCGGCTATGGACAGACAGATTTTCAGAAAGCTATAGAGCAGTTCGGTTGGGATTCTATTCAATCTGAGATATTGGCTGAGACAGATGACAAAGAGCAAGCTAGACGGTTAGAACAGCAATACATCGAGCAATATGATGCCACGAATCCAGACAAAGGGTATAATAGAAAAGGTAGTGGATTTAGCATGTCTGAACCTCGTCGAATTCAGATGTCTAAGAATACAAAGGCGTATTGGAAAAATCCTGAGCACATCGCTAGAATGAAAGATGCAATAGCAGAGAGTCGTAGGTCTCCTGAGTATCGCAAGAAGGTGTCTGACGCTATCAAGAAGAAGTGGAAAACCGGCGATTATGCAGAGCGTGTAGCAAACGGCATGCGTGAACGGGGTAAGCGACCAGAAGTGAAAGCAATGCTATCAGAACGAGCACAAGCGTTCTGGTCGAATGAAGAGCACAGACAAGAACAGTCTGAGAGAATGAAGCAGGTGATGAGTCGTCCTGATGTTCATGCTAACCTGGTAGAATCTCGGAAGAAAATCGATTGGTATTCTGATGCGATGAAAGCAGGACGAAAGGCTTGTGCAGAAGCTAATCGAGGTACAATTGGTATTCATAAGACGATAAATGGTTCTCTGATTAAGAAACGAGTATCTGAGTGCGAACTTGATACCTATCTCGCACAAGGTTGGAAGAGAGGTTGGAAAGATAAATGAGGAGTTTAGCTGCTGTCTATCGTCCTACAAAACTTGATGATGTCGTAGGACAAGAAGACCCCAAGAAGGTACTTCGCAATCATCTACAAGCTAAACCCAAGTCTGGTTATTTGTTTGTAGGTTCAGCTGGCACTGGCAAGACGACGTGTGCTCGTATATTTGCACACGAGCTTAATGGTCAATCTAATATCTATGAGATTAATGCTGCGGATAATACAGGTGTTGAGGGTGTGCGTAAGATTATTTCCGATGCTCGCCACAAGCCTATCGGTACGAAATATAAGATATTCATTCTCGATGAGTGTCACATGCTGACAGTACAGGCATGGAATGCTCTTCTGAAACTCGTCGAGGAGCCGCCGGAGTCTGTTGTTCTGTTGTTCTGCACCACAGACCCTAGAAAGATTCCGAACACAATCACTTCTCGTGTGCTGCGTCTGGATTTCACTCGTATCGACATAGATGCCGTCACCGACCGACTTCTCTGGATTCTGGAGCAGGAGCATATAACCGGTGTTCAGCGTGAGCCTCTGAGGTACATTGCGCAGCTCGCCAATGGTGGTATGCGTGATGCTATCACCATGATGGATAAAGTCCTCGGTTATGGTGTAGATATCAACTTTGATGTTATCAATACCGCTCTAGGGCTTGTAGGCTTTGATGTACCTATGAACATTCTTAAGGCACTCTATGACCATGACTTCAAAGGTCTGGTAGATGTTCTCGATGATATCAACAGAAGAGGTGTCGACTTCAAAGCGTGGGTGCAGGACTTCCGTCGTTTCGTTCTCCAGGCGGTTGAGCTTCAGCTTGGCGTGAAACCTGAGGACGTAGCGTTGCCTAAGGACATCAGCAGTAACCTGGTTATGCTTCCTCAGGACGGGCGTTTGTTCCAGACTCTATGTTCTTTAGACGATTTGGTTCAGCTTATCATCATGGAGCCTGACCCGTACACGCTGGTTAAGATACACTTCCTTCGAATTGCAGGTGATTTCTAATGGATTATATAGGACAGGAAAAGCTGATTGAGAGTTTATCCAAGACCAATGCTCGTGCTATGCTTATCCAAGGTCCTGCTCATTCAGGAAAGAAGACTCTCATAAGACAACTCTACAAGGACCTTGGGTTGTATGTCTATGAGGTTTCTGGCTCTGTGTCTGACTTCCGTGAAACGCTAGAGTTTATCAAGACACAGACAAAACCGATTATGTACCTGATTCCTGACGTCGACAGACTTCATCCTGGTATACAGAATCTTTTGCTGAAGATACTGGAGGAACCTCCAATGCGTGCTAGGTTCTGTCTGACGGCTAGCAATTCCATACTACCTACAATCAAATCTCGATGTGTCTGCTACACTATGGAAACATACACACCTGACCAGATTCAAGCATTGCTCTGCGATTCTGAGCGAACTGTGGTTCAGAAATATGTAGGTGTAATTAGTCACGCTGTGACGACTCCGGGACAACTTCATCTTCTTGTGGGTTGGGGAAATCACGAAACAATTTCTGGTATGATTGACCAGATGCTCGATATTCAATCGTCAGTAACCCAACCTCTCGCTGTTGTCCTCAACAAGGCAAATATTCTAAGCAAGTTTATGAAAGAAAATAATGTCGACTTCTATGTGTTCTATCTGTTAGCAAGGGGTATCCATTCGGATGCGATTAGTTACTCTATTCTAACTCAGAATCTATATGAGCTCGACCGATATATTATGTGCTATTTCTATGCAGAATTGTGGAAGGAGGCTGCTTGTAAATGACCATAACTGAGTTCAAAGAGCGTATGAAAACTCCACCTGATTATTTTATCATCATGGCTAATGACCATGACTTGAGAACACTGTACCTGAAGCAGTTCTGTAAGGCACACAACTGCGAACCGAAGTTCGTGGATACAATCGATTGGAAATCAAAAGGACGTATGCTAAGCACAAATCAGGTGTTGGTGCTCACAGATGATATGGATGTTCTCAACACACCGAAACCTGAGTACAAGCAGTCGGGAAGAAAGATTGTGTTCTTCTATACATCTATCAAGAAGATACCTGAGGCTACGCTTGAGTTCTTTGATGGTAATGCACTCACAATCGAGGACCTGACTTGGGCGCAAGCTTCTAATATATTGACTAAGAAAAAGCTGAGTCCTACCATCATCGAGCACATGAAGAACAACGTCGATACTCCCGGTAATATGCGTTTGTATGGGTTGCAGGTACTTGATTTAGCTGCTTCACTCGGTATGTCTGATACCGATGTGTTCAAGACATATTTCAAACCGTGGATGCAATCTGAGATTAGCGAGGAGCCGGGACCTTTCTGTGACGCACTTCTGGACGGAGATTTCACGTTTATCTTCACCTATCTGGAAGCTCAGCGTGGTAACGAATTCTTTGTCTATGCATCGATATTCAGATGGCTGGAGCAGATAATGCGTTTCGTATCATGCGGTAATGACTTTTGGAATAAAGGTGGTCTGGTAAAAGCCGTATACACCAATTTCCAGGGCAGAGGGCTTCAGAACATTCCTTGGGTAGAGTGGATTCAGCTCTATAAAACAGGATTGCGATTCAGAAAACAGATTAAGGTGAGTGAACGTGACGCATTGACTGGACTGGAGGTGTATGTATGTATCATTTTACGAACCCTTCTGGAAAACAGAATAATAATACCGGATACTGCAAATACTGCGGGCGCCCATTGAAGAACCACGGTTCTATCAATCAGGATGCCGGTGATGTGTGCTTAGCAAAGCATCGCCGTACTCGTGTAAGGAGAATTGGAGGAAAGGTAGGTGTAGAGAATGGACCTGACAAACCAGAGTCAGATACAGATTCAGAATAAGATATTCACATTAGGTAGTCCGGTAACTCATGCAGATACTCTTGAACAGCTTCTGTATGTATTTCAGCAAATGGGTGTTACTGAAAGACCTATTGTTATCATAAATCCCGTCGGTGACGCACTCCCAGACCTTGCTAACCTTCTTGAAAACTATATCGAGAATGCTATGCAAGGTGCGTACACCACACAACGAACAACCTATTTGTTTCAGGACTATACCGATGAGCAGATTGTGGACTGGGCAAATACTCAATATCAAAGTGGAGGAGCTTCGCTTGATTATTGGATTGAGACCGGTAAGGCAATTCGTGAGCAGAGCCGTCTGAAAATCGAATTAGATAAGGCAAACGCTCGTAGAGATGAGCTCTGGAAACAGCACTGTCTGCACCCAGAATCAGGTGAAGGTTCAGAGGAATACTCTTACATCACCTACACGGTTATTCCTCAGATAGAAGCATCTATCAAGAACGTCACAGACGCAATGGGCAAAATCCCTAAGGATTTGAATAATGGGTCTGAACCGGTTAAACAGGAGATTGTTGAAAACCCTGTTGAGAATGTTGAAAACCATGTGGATTCACCTTCGGTAGGTGTTGAAAACCCTGTTGAGAATGTTGATACTACTTTAGAGATGTCTGGAACCGGTAAACCTGATATCATGATGAGCAGTCTTTCACGTCTCATAATGCCCTTGTCTATCGCAAAGCAGCTCGCAGATAAACCAGAGAACCAAGCGTTCAAGAAACAGCAGAAACAGGAGGTACCGGGATACGTCACTGTACCTATCGAGTATTTAATCGCACTGGGCATAAAGATGTATGCCGACGGTGTACCAGTCGTATACACCAAGTCTGGTAAATTCCGCCGTGTAGGTGCAGCACAGGTCAGTCCGATAGTTTCTTCTTATTGGTATCCTACGCCCCGATACAAGTAACTTCGTGTACCACTATACCGTTATTGTATAATAATAATGTCACTAATAGTGACACAACGTGTGCGAGGTTTTGCTACGTGGTAATGTTTTTAATAACTGTATATGTTATAATACAGAACCTGTAGCAGAACCACAGCAAAACATACGCAAAAATGAGAGTAAACAAGGGGTGCGTGTATGAGAAATAATTTACCGCAGCCGTACTGGTCACACGTCTTAAACAGATTTCCGAAAGACAATAATCTGCTAGAAGCTGTAGCTGGGTACCTTGAGATGAGGATTAAGAAGAACAAAGAGTTGAGCATCAACGAGTGGGATGCTTGCCTTGATGAAGTTCTTAAGACATATGATATAGCAGACCCAGATAAACCAGCGTCTCGAGTAAGAAAACTGTCTACAAAGAACTCGATAACTATTCCAGAAGTAACTTATTTGTTCCTAACGGCTACAGCCAGAAAGTGGAATCATATCGTGTTCACGTCTGAGCAAGACAAGATGTACGCGAATATATCGTATTACCAGGACCCGTACTGGAACGAAACCAAGAATAATCCCAAGACATTGGCAATACTTAGAGAGGAGCTGGGTGATCGTGAATAATCAGATAGATATACTTCCGACACTTATTCGTAAAGCAGAATTACCCGAGAAATTGACAGAATATCCGAATGAGGAATTTATCAGACCTGCTATTAAGGAGGTTTGTAATAACATCGCAACCTTTGACGGTGTAATTCTGCTAAGCGGTTTGAAGCGAGGAAAGACAACCAATGCGGCAATGATTCTTATGTCGTATCTCAATTCTCGCAGATATATTATGGATACACAGAATGTAGGACTCTATGTGTCCGTAAATCAGCTTTGTTACCAGAACCGAACTCAAGACAGATTTAATCGTGACAATGAAGTTCAGGCTATGGTACGCCGAGCAGCGTCAGCAAGATGCCTGGTGCTTGATGGTCTGTTTTCTTATCTTACGCAGATAGATGACCTCATGCTCCAGGCTATTTATGATGCTAGACAGAACAAATCGTGTATAACAGTCGTGACTACCTCGATGACAGACCCACTGAATTGTGCAGGTAGTATCATGTACCGAATTGCCAGAGATGCAAAGCTAAAGGAGGAATTCTAATGGCATTGACCCTTAGCCAGGAAGTCGCATTCAAACGTATCATGTCCTGGTACAACAATCGTGAAAGCGATGTATTCAAACTCGGAGGACCTGCTGGTAGTGGTAAGAGTTATCTCATCGCTCTTGTCGCCGAACAGATTGGTATTGAGAACTGTCTTCTCATTACACCTACCGGTAAAGCTGCAAACAATCTGATTAAAGCCTCACTTCCTGCACGAACAATTCACTCACAGATTTATCATGTTCAGTCTGAGAACCGTGAGGACGGTGTAATCGACTTTGAGACCATGGGTGACAACGAGTTCAAGAATTTGGAGATGATGCTTCAGCAGAGTCATGATAGAGGATATGATTTCAGTGGTGAGGAGACTCGTTTCTGTCTGAAAGAAGAACTTGATGCTAACGTGAAATGTATCATCATCGACGAAGGAAGTATGGTAGGCGGTAAACTTCTGAACGACGTGCTGTCCTTCGGAATCCCGACATTACTCGTAGGTGACCCCAATCAGTTGCCCCCTGTCAACGATACTACCGTGTTCACCAAGTGCGATTATTATCTGACGGAGATTGTCAGACAGGCACAAGGAAGTCCAGTTATATGGTTGTCTCAGGAAGTTCTTCAGGGCAGACTCAAGACAGGTGTTTTCGGTTCGTGCATGGTGCGTAAGGGACCGGTGTCTGACAATGAACTCTGCTATGCAGATATCATCTTGACTGATACCAATGTATCCAGAGGTAATCTGAACGACAGATTGAGAGCACTCGCACTGGATTTCCGTTCTCGTTCAAAGCCGCTGAATGTCGGTGATAAGATTATATGCCGTACGAACACGACTATATCGTCGACAGAGGGGTATACATTGACAAACGGAGCTCAAGGTGTAATCACCAAGGTGAAGCACGCTAATAACTCGTACTCGCTGGTTGACCTGGTTATGGAAACATCGGATATCGGTACGTTCAGTTTCATTGGCACAACCAGACCAGAGCTCTTCCCTGCACACGTTAGACCTCCTAAAATCGAGTATGGTTACGCATTGACCGTACATCTCAGCCAAGGTTCTGAGTGGCAAAACGTCATCTATCAGCAGTCCTCCATGATGAAGAAGTCTGCGATGTATACGGCTATCACCCGAGCCAAGGAGTCGGTACTTATTGCGTTAGACTAATTAGGAGGTGTTTAGATGACCGTACCACAGCAAATCATTATCAATATGGTCATGAACAATAATTGTATCAACTACTTCATGGCTCAGAATGTATGTACCTATAAGTTCTTCGGACTTGATTATAGATTTCTTGAATTCGTGAAAACTCGCTATGCCCAGTACGGTTCTGTCGTGCTGGGCGAGCTCTTGTCCCAGTTTCCTGACTTTCCTTGTTCTAATCTTGAAGAAGTGTCGAAAGACTGTGAGTACCTACTCTACAAGATTAAGGAGATGTACATCTATAATGAACTGGACAGAGCAATTCAAGAAGGACAGCAGCAGTTTCCGGAAGACGGAATTCAGTTGTTAGGTTATCTTGAAAGCAAAATTGCTGACCTCCGGAATGTTACACCTCAGTTGGCAGAGTACGATGCTATCAAGAATATAGCAGCAAGGCAAGAAAAGTATGTCAAGACGTCTAATGACCCGAGAGCGTTTATCACGACAGGATTTGCTGAGATTGACCAGCTGATAGGAGGTTGGTCTAAAGCAGGAGAACTGTTCGAAATCCTTGCTCGTATGGGTATGGGTAAGACCTGGATTCTGATGTACATCGCGGTAGCCGCATGGAGAGCAGGCTTTAAGGTAGGTATTGTTTCGATTGAGATGGGTAAAGATGACCTAGGTTTCCGAATCGATACCTTGTTGTCTGGATTGTCAAACTCTGCACTTCGTCGTGGTGATGCCGTAGACATGAATGCGTACAATGCGTATGTTCAGTCTATGCAAGGTAGAGAGGGCATTCTAATTCGTTCTAAGAAAGATTTCCAGGGGCACATTACACCTACGAAACTCAGGTCTTGGATTGAGACTGCAAATCTTGACCTCCTTCTTCTCGACGGTATTAGCTACATCGAGAATGAACGAATCAACGCTGCATACAAGAGTGATGCCAGTGCCGCAACCGATGTGTCCGAGGACTTGATGTCTGTTAGCACGGATACTCATTGTCCTATTGGAGTTACACATCAAGCGAACAGAAGCGGTTCTGATTTGTCACAGAATCCTGAATTGGAGTCTGCAAGAGGCGGTGACGGTGTAAACATCAATGCGTCATTCGTTATGTCTTTGGCGTATCCCGAGGATTCTCATCAGGTTATATCCTTGGCAGTCAAGAAATCACGTTTCGGAACATTTGGACAGCAGTTCACATATACCTGGGACCCTGACCACGGATATATTCAATCACGTGGTGACGTAAATCAGGGAGGTGCGTTCTTTGGCAGTACAGCAGCAGGTTGATTTACGTTCTATCGATGTAGACGCAGTTTTTGAAGCATTAAGAGCGTCTACATCGTTCTTTAGGATTGTAACCCAATCAGAAAATGATATCACAACCCAATGTCCGTTCCACAGCTTTGGTAATGAGCAGCATCCTTCATTCGGTATCTGCAATAACCGTTCACACCCTCATTATGGAAAGTATCATTGCTTTGCGTGTGGTGCGAAAGGTTCGATTATATCACTGGTTAATTATCTTTCCAGCAGAGATGCTTACGACAATTATGCTATTCAGTTTATTCAGTCTGTGTCAGACATAGGCTTCTTTGACCGAAACGGAATAACCACACTCGCGAAAAGAGAACCGATTAAGTTACCTGAAGTTACCGAAGTGGAACTTATGTCCTATAGATATGAAAAGGTCGATTATTTGTCTCAGCAAAGACACATAACCAAATTGGTGCAAAGAGCGTTCGACACGGGATATGACCCCGTTACGAATGCTGTAACATTTCCGGTCAAGAGGCCGGATGGTTCGGTTGCCTTTGTAATAAGACGTTCTATCGATAAGAAGTGGTATAACTACCCAGCAGGTGTAGATAAACCCGTGTATGGAGTGTTCGAGTCCAATAAGATAATCCCGCCGACAAGTCCGTTCGCTAAGAAGCGAATTCTGGTTGAGTCTGCGATAAACGCATTGACGCTCTGGGGTTATGGGTTACCGGCGTGGGCACTGCTCGGAACGGGTTCAGATAGGCAAATTGAGTACCTGAACAGCACTGACATTAGGGAGTTCGCAATATGCCTCGACGGTGATAATGCTGGTATGAAGGGTGCAGCTAAGCTCCAGAAAGCATTGAAAGCTCGTACACCGATTATTCCTATGTTACCTAAGAAAGACGTAAACGATTTACCTGAATATGTCATGCGAATTTTGTATACATTGAGACGGTAGACGTTGATTTTACCTCCTATATTAGACTAAATGGGAGGTGATATTATGAAATACTTTCTATCAACAGCAGGCAAGAAATGCTGCAAGGGCTGTACCTGGTTACTATCCTTGGCAAGAAATGAAGAAGGATACGACCTGATACAGTTGAAGCGTGGCTTTTCTAAGAATCGGGATTTGATGAAACTCTATCCTGGTGAGCCTGCTATTATTCTTGATACTGGTGAGTTTTACATCGGTGACGCAGCTGGTAGACCAATCTTGATTAACCCGAACGGTGCAGCTATGCCTGACACAGGTGACCTGTTGTGTATTAGAAATGATACGCATTGGAAGCAAGGTGACGAAGTGGCGGTTCCGTATGAGTTTATGATTACTTCAGACGGGGTTGCTCCTATTGCAGATAATGAAGGTAGATACAGCTGTGCAGTTATCTTGAATGCGAATAATGTACCAGTAGGCGTAGGTTTCATCACCCAATGGCGTGCTCCTGAACTATCTGCAAAATTCTTACTCGGATACTTTAACCAGGTAGATTTGGTAGAGTTTACCGAGGAAGATGTGGATGCAATCATGGCACATGCTGAAGCACGCATGAACCCAAATCCTTAACCTGGTATTGCTTATATGCACGATGTGCGCAGTATGTAGTATGTGTAACCGTTGTAGCAGTTGTATGCTGCGGAGTGGGTTAACTTCGAAATCCACCAGTATTTCTGTGTATAATGTATACATAACAGAAATAAATAGGAGGCGGTTGTGTGTATCCATTTGTTAAACCTGCGTACCTCGAGTTGAGCGTAGACCAGCGTAAGGAACTCTGTTCTCACTCGTATCGAATCGCCACAGCGATTCAACCTTGGACGGCAGCAGCAAAGCAAAGGGTTATGGAACTCATGGATAAGGCGATGACCTTATGTCCGTTCATCAGAAAAGACTTGACCTCGTTATATAAAGAGCTGGAAGAGAACAACCCGCTGATAACGATACCGTTCAGCGTGTTGCATTGTATTCGTGCATATTTTGAACAGTTCTATGTGGTTAAGGAGAAGAAGTTGTGCTTGCCTGCAGTCGGTACAGCAAACGCATCAAAGGTTGAAAAACCCCAGGTGCAGGCGCAGACTCAGCAGCATACTCAGTCAACCCCCACCACAACTCGTTCTAAGCTCAGAGCTATCACAGAAGAAACATGGTGGGTAGTTCGTGTGAAGAACGAATATCGTATGTGCAAACTCACGTTTGACCGCGGTGAATACTGGGAAATGGTTGAATATCAGGACGGTAGGGTTCTGAATCCGCAGTATCGATTCCCGAAGTACGATAACCGAGTAATCTACGAGTTTAAGGAGCATATCACTCCTGCACAATTCGAGGACAAGATAAAAGAAGCAGTTCAAATCCGCAAGGCTGCCCTGCTGGCACAAGCACAGGATATGCTGCTCCGATTTGATACGGTGATTATAGCTCGACATCTTACGGGTGGCACACTCGTAGGAGGAGTCGAGGAAGAAGATGATACCAATTGGTATCTGGATACCTATAACGAACACGGTGAGCATATCTTCTACGGTGATAACCGTTGGGAGCTCGATAAGAAGAGTAGATGCACCGTTGTTCAAATTCTCAAAAGGAAGTGATTAGCAATGGCAGAGAAAACCTATAACACTGGCCGAGTTGTAGGTTGGTCAGCTTACGAAGAGTTTCTTAAGGAAACCGGTGCAGACCCTAATATCATCACGAACTATGTGTACCAGACGTTGGTTACCTATGGAGTTACTCGAATTGTAGAGCTGACTCCTGGAAATTGGGTAGCATCACACGGTGGTCAGTTCTACACGCAGACAATTAGAGTTCAAGGTGCGTCTTGGGGAGCTGTTCCGATTGTTGGTTTGGACTACGAGTCATATCTAGACGTGTTCAATAATCCGTCAAGCTCTACTGCAGGTGCCGAGTCAATCGACGCTGAGGAGAAAGACGCAATCGAAACCGCTGTAGGTAATATATTCGGTGTCTATGTTTCTGACGCCCGAGGTAATAAAGTGACCAGTTCGGTGTCTGCTCACGGTTACCTCACCTTTGTCGCTTATCCTGATATTCTCGAATTCAATGAGAAGATTGGTACGATTTCAGGCGGTGTTCTGAAGCTCATTGTTCGCGGATTGTCTATGGAAGATTTGGACGTGAATACGCTGTACTATGGACCTCAGGGCTTTATCTTTGCTGGTAACGGTCTCGTCGAGGACTGTTACCATGATACAAGAGACATCAATAACCTGTCCTTGAACTCAGCCGGTTATTTATGGCTCAGTATGGGCGGTAACGCTACTCCTGCTGACTATCGAGGTTTGGTAGACCACCCCTCAGGTGAGATTTTGATTTCTACTTTCGGATACATGGACCTGGATTTCATCGAAGGTACAGGTAGGTTCTCCAATCTAGGTCGCTATGGACTCACATACGCCGAGTATCAAGACGCACTGCACGGCTTGAACGTGCTTGATACTCAAGTGACTGCAATACCTCAAGCTGAGCGTGATGACTATTATTACCTCATTTCCGGTATTGCAGAATATACGAGTTATCCGCCGGCAGCTTATCCAGTTTATGCGATTCCAGTCCGTAAAGATACAGGTCGTATCAATGTGGGTAGCTTTGATTCTTTGAGAAAACCGAAGACTAAGAAGTACATCGACTTCACTAGATTGTATACCGCAAACGGCGAAGACTCAACTGTCATGTATCTATATGACAAGAAATTGCCTGATTATCTCGGTAACTGGTGGGGTACGAACACTGTACCTTTCTCTGCCGGTTTGACGTATCTCGGCAACAATTCGATGAATCGTTGGTTATCTTCCGATGATGTCGGTGACGGCGCTACATTCCATGAATCTGGGAGACAAGCTACCTGGAAGATATATAACAAGAACCTACCGTTCGCCAAGGGTTCTGTATATCTCTTCCATGACCAATCTGATGGGAAAGCTAATGGCGTGTATCTATGCACCAAAGATAAAAACCACAGCGAACAAGATTATTGGCAGCTCAATCGCTTTGGTTCTTATATTCCTTGGACGATACCGCAATGGTATAAGGATAAGACCGGCAACTTCTTTGCTGAAATCGATTTGACTGGTTTCTCTACGAATATTCAATCGGGTGTGCTGTATGTCAACGGTACACCTGTATTTCCGGGAGAGCCGATGGTAATCGGTGTGCAGGCGTGCAACCGACTTGTGTATGTCTGGAATACAATCGCATCAAACCAGCCGAAATTGATTGTGTATACTAATAGCATTGCGAACCTAGATTTTGATGCGACAGCGAGTGCTAGTTTCGCAACTCATGCGGATGAGCACTCCAATCGGATTAGAATTCCTAGAGCTGCTTGGGATGCAGCTTTCACCGGAAGGTCTATTGAAGTGTGGACTGGTACATCGTCAAAATACAATTTCACCACTACAATCGATGGTGCAACTACCCTCGGAACTTTCGTAGAAGTCCGACACCAGAAAGAAGGCGTTTGGGGTTATAATCGTTATTTCCGCTATGTTGTGCTAAGTTGCAAGAGTGATTATGTTCACCTAGCCTCTACGATGGTTTGGGTAGACAATCCGAACCTAACTTCGACCGTTGGCTATCCCGGTACTTACAATTCGGTTGTTCCTCGATATAATCAGCAGTTACCCGATGCTTCAGGTAATTATCACTATAATATGAAATCAGTGCTTTCCCGCACTCCGGCAAGTCGTCTGTTTTCTGACTTCGGTTGGGATATAGCTGATTATGTCGACGAAGACTTTCAGAACATCAGTCTAGGTGAGTTCTTGCAAGAATGTGTGATTCGCACTGATTTGACGGTTCCAAAATCACCGGATACGCTCCGCTCGTTCGCGCTAGATTCAACTTTCAGACTATATTCTATAGCTGATTTAAGATACACCTCTGGGGTAATACCACAGCCTACAGAAGCTAATCCTATCCGCAGCTCTATGTATCTGACCGCTAAGACCACTCCGAAGTCATTCTTTGATACAGCTTGGTATACAGCGCAACTTACCGATGGCACTCCGCTTGAAATCAATAACCTGGATTACCCTATTTGGACAACAATAGCTAAGTCCAGACATGGAAATCAAACCGTGAGTATATCAACGATTGACGACCACGGCGTTCAGCTTGATTTCTCTGGAAATGAAGGTGAAATCCCGGTTGATAAAATTACCTGGCTTGACTTGCTGATTGGTCTCGGTACTGGTAAATCTATCGATTTGCTACATGGTATGAAAGTCCGCAAAATGGATTCAGATTGTAACTACCTGATAACTGCTGATGGCACACGTTTATATATCTCAACCACAGAGCCAGTTCCAGGTCCTGGTGAGGAGATTCCAGACGGTTCTATTGGAATAGGTTGGTGAGATGAATATGAATATGAATGCTAAGAAAAGAGTAAACGGTTCGTGGGTCGATGCGCCTTATTATATCCATAAGACAGCTGCGGATACTTTCACAACTCTCCCTGTTGATGTATATGCAGACGGCAATAACGCAACAGTTGGCTTAAAAAGCAACACCACGCAGTCCGGCACACCTTCCCTCGACAACCCGACTATGCCACAAGGTACAGGTGAGAGGACGGCGAATTTGTATCCACTCGATGCGAGTAAATTACACGTTGGACGTATTGAAAATGACGGAACAATTGATTATGAGACTGGAACTCTTACGGTTGGACCAGGTAGTGTAACCTATGAAGCAAACGAAGCGTGGCGAGGATTCTATACCGATTTCATACAGGTGAACGAAAAAGAAAAGTTGACATTTAGTCCAACTAATCGTGCTACCGTGGCATGGTCTTGTAGCTGTTATGATGAAAATGACAACTTTCTAGGCAAAGCTACCGCACAGTCGACTGCTTCTACAAGAACATTTACTCTATTGACAGGAACAAAAAAGGTTAGAGTGAGTGTGACAAGTTCAGATACAACATATACAATCTTACGCCCAATGCTCAACCTCGGCTCAACCGCCCTTCCCTACGAACCGTATGGAGTTAAAATCCCAATTTCATCAGCCAACACCACAACCCCTGTTTATCTCGGAGAAGTTGAGACAACGAGAAGGGTGAAGAAATTGGTGCTGACAGGGGAAGAAACATTCTTTAAAGATAAGGAACGAGCAGACTCGTGGCGGTTTTATAGCAATCCGCTTATTTCAGCAAAAAGCAATGTTTCGATATGTAGCCATTTTGCGTATATTGGCACAGGCCGGGTAAATGAGAGTGATACTATTGGATTTAGTCTATTTAGCGCGGCGCAGTTCGGTTGTCGATGCCCAAAGGAGATTGCGAATACTATAACAGAATTTAAGGCATTTCTTGCCGCCCAATACGCCGCAGGTACACCAGTAACGGTTTGGTATGTTCTTGCAACTCCCGAAACAGGCATAGTAAACGAGCCCCTTATGAAGATTGGCAACTATGCTGATGAGGTCTCTAACATATCAATCCCAACTATCACAGGTAAGAACATAGTTGATGTTGAGACTGTACTGAAACCGTCTGAGGTGTCTTTCAACTATGCAGGATGGCATACTGCTGTCGTTCATAAACGAATAAACGGAGCATGGGATTGATAAATCATGACGTAAACCAATATTATAATATTGAAGGATGGAGGGTATATGAGCAGGAGTCAAGAGAATCAGGAATTGCTAAAAGAGTATGCTAAGACAAGAGACCCTGAGATAAGAAATAAGATTCTACTCAACAATGTGGGTTTGGTTCATAGATGTTATCAGATGTACTTCGCAAGTCGGTATCCAAGCGAGACCGACTGCGAAGAGCTCGTATCAGCAGGTATCATGGGGCTGTTGACAGCAATAGAGCGTTTTGATGCTGATACCTATACAGTTCTTAGCACATACGCTTTTCCTTATATCCGCAATCAGATGAATAGGTTGGTACACCCTGAGATGACATTTTCAGAATATGAATGTGAGGATGCCGAAATTCCCATGGAAGAGCAGATTGAGGATACCTACGCATTTGACCAGCACCAGATGGACATTTCAAAGGTTATAGAAAAGCTGCTAACTCCTGATGAAATCAATGTTCTTCACGTTATAAACAGAACTTCCGACGAGCCGCCGTGGAGTGTGAATGAAATCGCGAAAGAGCTCAAGATGCAGCCAAAGGAAGTTACTGATTTATATAAATCTGGTCTAACCAAATTATCGGTACCGTGTGTTCAATGGTACCTAAGAAAATGTAAAGGAGTGCTTAATAACGATGATTAGATTGCAACTTAATCTTCCGGAAGGAACCGTAAGCTACAATGAGACAGGTGCTATGCTCGGCGTACCCGTTGAACATACTCCTATCCAAGTCAAGAACTTTGGTATGCCTTTCGAAATCACCGGCTATGTTACCAAGAATGACTTCCTGGCATACTCCCTGTATTCATCTGCTCGGAAGTTTACGGTAGCAGAACAGATTTCTATGCTTACTGTTCTCGGCTTCAAAACCGTTCCTTATTTCGAGAACGAGAACGGTCAGGGAAATCAGCTGATTACTCTGAAGAATCAATACTCTATGTATGATGCGAAGTGGATTAGCCTCCCTTCCGGCAAAGAGTTCAAGATTCCTGAGCTTGCTAACGTCAACTCCATTGAATATGTGATGGGTTCTGACAGAGCTCTTACTCTGAGAGCCACAACAGACAAGGGCGTGTTCGATGTAATCGATATGAAGCTCGTGGCTTATTTCCAGCCTGGTTGTACGGCTAAGGTTTGGAACGGTGAGCTCCAGCCTATGAATACAGCACCGGTTACTTGCCCGCCTCCCCCATTCTGCCCGAAGTGCAACAATCCGCTCAAGCGTGTTCAGATTTATCCTGACCTTCCTTTGTTCTATAAGTGCACCAGTTCCATTTGCGATATGCTGGTACTCGATGAGCCGGCAGAAGGAACCCAGGGCGCTGTAGAAGAGGAGGTAAAACCTGCAGAAGTGCAGGAGGACTTTCCTGGACAGGAGTCTGACGAGGCTAAGGGAGAGTCGGTTTCTGAAGATACTGTTTCAAGCGAAACTGTAACCGAGGAAGCTGATGTGACCAATGAAGACGCTACTGATGCTGCAGAAGTGGTGGTTAAGAAATGCTTCGTAGATTCTGCTAAGGTAGACGAGGACGCTGTTGACGCTCTCATCAAGGCTGGCAAGATTGAGGTTGTTGAGCAGATTGAAGACGCAGACTGCATCTTGGTAAAAACCAAGTTAGCTGTTTCCAAGAACGCTCGTAACCTTAGCAAGGAATTTGAGAAGGAGCTCGTTCCTATTACTGAATTTGAGTGAGGTGATTTATCATGGGAATCATGACAGAAAACCATATGACTGCTACAGAGTATTCAAATCAGCGTGCTGCTTATTACACTCCCAATCAGCACTTTATAAAGGCTACAGAAGTGCTTGAGGAGACTGAAAAACGCTGCGGTGCTGGTCAGCAGTATACTACCTTCTCTGAGCAGATTTCCGATGAGGAGAAAGCAAAGGTTGAAGCGAAAGGCTACACGGTTACTCGTAACTATGTTCAGTCCAAGAACCGAGACGGTGCTCCTGCTTCTGATAAGGGTATGTATATCGGCTTTCAGGTTGCATTAAATGCTATCGCTGCTTCTGGTCATCGTCCTATGCAGATTTCTGAAGAGGAGGATAACGGAATTAGTTGCGGAGGCAGTGGAGCTCCTGAAGGCACACAGCTTCTTGCTGTACCAGACGGTGGAGCTCCTGAAGGCACACAGCTTCTTGCTGTACCAGACGGTGAAGGGGGTTAATAGCTATGGCAACAGATGATAGACTATATGACCTTCGGGAAGCTGATTCCCACCGTTTTCTCGTCTATTCATCTAAGAACTCCTATATCGCTCCGTATAGTTCAGATACACACGGTGGTGAACTAATCACCGAGTTTAACCAGAGAGCAGCGTTGAACACGCTGCTCAAAAGGGAAGTCAATATGTCGGACTATGCGGAGATAGTAGCGAGTGCAGTGAATGAGTTCGTCGGTTCTGATGTGGTTGTCGACGAAACTACCGGGCAGACAGAGAAAAGCGGTCCTGGCTTAAATTCTTTCGAAAAAACTTCGCTGCGCAACAAGACGGGGTGGGAGGTTACTGCTTACGCAACAGGAACCAGGGATGCTGATGATTTCCGTCTCGGTATGAATTCCGAGGGCAGAATTACTGTATCAGCAGGCGTAGCTTTGGTCTACGGTTATTACATCGAGTCTAATGCTGAAGTGACCTTCATGAGAAGTGACGTTTTTACTGTAGGTGAAATTACCAATGTAGCTAATAATGAAGGTCAAGTAAAGGGAAACCCGTGCATGACTCGATTTATCAAACTCGCTGTTCAGTACACCTCGCCGGAGCATTCAAGACATGACGAGCGCCTTATACCGCCGTTCAATGGTGTGTATCAAGGTGCTGCTATCGTTATCAATGAGGAGCTTCCGTTCGGTAATGAACTACTTTTAGGTACTATCACGATTGATTCTGAAGGTCGTGCTATGCTTACCGAAAACCCGTATAAGACGCGAATGGTTCCGCTTGATACGGTCGAAGGTGCTGAGGACTATGCTAAGCTCTTGACTGCACCGGAAGACGAGCATATCTATGGAATAAAGTTCGGTGAAACCGGAGGCTCCAAAGATGGTGAGGTAACTAACCTTATCGACATTGATAAATGGCTTTGGATTGCATTCGACTCTAACCTAGGCAAACTTCTCAGGAGCATGTCGACCAATGCAGATACTGCAGGTAACTCTAAAGATGAGCCTACTCGTGGTATAATCGTTTCTGACCAGACCCCGTATACGGCGGATGATCCGGTAGTTGATGAATTCAACTGTCTGCAGAGAATCGACGCTAAGTCAGGTTCGCAGTTCGCCCGTATATCTTGGCATCAGGCACAAACTCCACCAAAGACAGGTGCAGATTCAATCGACCACAGAGCTCTGTTCTTCCAGTATGCTATGTCAAGGATAACAGGTTCTTCTTTGATTTCAGAAAAGAAAGTTCCTGCCAAAGACGGTACAGTCGTTAAACCGTTCTATGATGTCAGCGTATATCCTTGTCTGAACGGACTGAATGGTACGGATGGTATCATCACTTATCAGCAACTCGCTATGCTAGAGTTGATGTTTGATGACTACGTTCATAGACAAGCTGACGGGTATGCTCGCGGCAGACAGTACGGTCCATTCCTTACGCTGGCTGATGCCAAGGGGTGGTTTGAAAGACATAAACCGGCAGTACAGCCTGGTGACTATTTCTGGGTTATCAATGATACGGCTGAAGCAGGAGGTACCGAAGCGAACACGACTACTTCTGGTTATGAACTGCAAAATATCGTAACCAATTATGGAACGGTATCTGGAACGGTATCTGGTACAGCAAAGCAGTCAAAGCTGGAAGTACCTGTATCTGGTTCATTTACCGGTACCGCACATCCAGAGTCTGACCCAGACGAGACACTCAACATCGAGGGTGAAATTAACGGCAAAGGTCAAGGAACTATTAACGCTACTGTAACCGGTACGGTAAGTGGTACTCTTGACTCGTTCACTCAGAACGTATCAAGCCGATATACCTGTCGTTACCATAAGACCCACGCTCAGGGAGAGACTGGTTCTTGGAGATTTGCTCATGCAGTTATGCTTGAGGAGAACTCCTATTCTGGTAGCTTTACAAGCCTTACTTTGCAACCGAATATTCGACCTGGTTCGCTGCTGATTTCTCCTATTCCCAATCATCCGGTTCTTACCGATGATAATACCGGCATATATGGAGGAATATATGATAACAAGTATGGCAAGATTATGACTGTGATGAACGAGGGTGGCAGATACGTTGAAGTTCAGGTCGGTACAATCAATTACGCTACCGGTGTGATTACTGGCTTGAAAACCGAAAGCACTGCTATTATCTCTTACTTCTTGCCTACAGACAGAGCTTCCTATGTTATCCTCGACCCTGAAGGAGAATCTCAATCCTTCCAGGATACCAGCTCTACACCACAATCAGTTCTATTTACGGTTGAAGCTGTTGAGCGTGGGTTTGCTGTGCCGGCTACGTCGACTACATTCGGTGTCGTTAAGGTAGGTCCTGGTTCCAATCTGTATGATGTAATCGTTGACCCGACTACACAGAGACTTCGTATTACCGACCTTCTGCTTAGCCTTATTAAGGGCGGTGGGTTCTCTGAGTATCCCGACGAAACGATTGTAATCTCTCCTGGTGTTGACCTGACTCAATATGCTTATAGGAGATATTCTGGTGGTGTTATGTTCAAGATGGAAGGCAATGCGTCTGAGTGGAGAGCTAACCTAGACACTACAGGTACGCTTGCTCATATCCGTGGTAACATCACACTTGATTTCTCTGAGGTGGTTGAGGATGGAAATCGCACTGACGGATTGTTGCTGCATTTGGTTGACCTAGACCATGTCAAGCTCGTAGGTGATAATGTAGCTACAACCGAACACGTGTCTACCGAGACTTTGCTATTCGGAGTAGACCATTGCGTGGTGGATAAGTATTTCTTTACCAACATCGGTGAGTGGAAATATTCACAATTCATATCAGGCGGTAATACACTTGAACTTGACTTGCCATGGATGGAAGTAACCGACGTGTTCACCAGCTCAGGTATAGATAACAGTCTGATGTGTAAGTTCTCGAGCGTTACGATGGGAGAAGAAGGCGTATGTGCAGCTCAGATGGATATCTGGGTTAAACACGCGGGTTGGAAAGATTACAGCGGTAATATCGACCGTATGTGGTCATCTTCTGCTTACCTGAAGTATCCTCCGTTGTTCTTTGAGCATGACCTTAGCGAGGACGGCAGTCAGCTTTCCACTATCAACAAGCATACCATACAGTACATTCCGGATAACCTAAATCTAAAGATTTCTGGCACATCTGGTGTGCATCAGGCATACGACGAGAATAACTCTGAGTATGTACCGAGCGGTAACCTGCTGGTAAATCTGAATTGGGAGTATAACGGCAATCCCGCTACAGCAGACGAACCAGGTGGTAAGATTTATCTTAACCTGTATATGAAGAACGCTTCTCCTGACGACAAGAAGCAGAACTTCTCAAATCTCAGATTCCGTGCCAATGTTCAGGTCATCAGACTTGATAACAACGGAATGTCAGAATCTGTGTCTTACGCAGAGCTCTACTGATAAACTTCGAAATGCGTGTGCTGAGTATGTTATACTTGTAATGTGAACAAGAAACATACTTGACACACGCATTACCTATCAAATCAAGAAAGGATTGATTCAATTGCCACTAATGAATGAAGAGCATGAGTTTCTTTTCGACTACTCTGATGTCGGAATTCCCAAGACAGTGACGGTCAGTGGATACACCAGCCGAATGGAGAAGCTAAGACTGTCTTCAGATAATCTGCACCAGGCAATGATTAGACACATTCTCCCTCAGGTTATCGAGCCTAAGATTGATGTGAGAAAGCTGTTTGAGCCTGACTATTATCTGCTGCTCCGCCATATTCGTATTCTAACCTGGGGACCGTTCTGGACTGCTCAGAACTGGGTGTGCCAGGACTGTAAGAACGATGACGGTAGCAAGGGTAAGTTCTACACAGATGAACCTCATCAGATTAATCTAAGCACTGTCGGCGTTCTTGTACCTGAGAAGGGCGAGACGCTCAAAACCACTTTCGTAATCAAGCCTGACGAATTTGTGGTCACCAATGCAGAGGTTAAGATGCATCTGAACAGATGCCAGGATATGCTTTTCTACTTCGCAAAGGTTGCAAAGGAAGATGAAGATTTCAGACCGCTCGCAGCTTCTATTTCTTCAGTTTCTGATATGGACTTTGTCGATGTATCCGAAGCAGCTGAGTGGCTCGGTAATCTTCCGGCAGTAGATGAAGAGATTGTCGAGAGGCGTTATAAGGAAGAATTCAACGTAGGACTCCAGAACCGTGTCGAGTTCAAGTGTCCTCATTGCGGAGGCAGAGCGTGGGCATACGTTCCGATTAACGACTACTACTTTCGACCGTCCAAAGAAGACCTCAAAGAATGGAAAACTCTACTGGCAAGTTCTAAGAAGTAAGTACGACCAGGTTGACGCGGAGATAAGAGCTATCATGGGTAGATGGCAGGGATATTCTGCAGACTACATCGAAGACCAACCGGTGTTGTTTAGAACGAAACTCATTCGGGAGATTATCAAGCAAGACCAGGAAGGAAAAGACGGCTCTGGTGCAGTCAAGAAGACATAGTAACTTCGTGTATCACGGTTGTTATAATGTATAATGTAACATATAACAAATACACTTAATGCGTGTGTTCTGCTACGGTTCTGCTGTGGATATCGTGTTTTTGTTGTAATGTTATATACAATATACAACCACGTGGTATGCGTTAGCGTGCTATGTAAAGGAGTTGGTGTAAATGGGTGTATGATACTCGAGTAGAGTTCCCCCTCGATAAAAACGGGAACAGTGAGTAAGGTATCCCCTTGCTAAAGTTAAAATCGATACGAAAGGACTAATAGGTATGAAGTCAAAGATTCAGAAAGAAGAGTCATGGGGCAGAGCTCCTGGTCTGTTCGCTGTGCTAATGTCTATCAACGTCGCAAGCTACGCTCTGTGCGTACCGATGATGGTTAAGATTTTGGAAGCAAAAGAAACCAGTATCTTTTCTATTCTGGGTATGCTGGTTTTCACGGTGTGCGGTATGCTGCTGGCGGGTAGGTTGTCGGCAAAAGTGAACAAGGTAGTTGCTTATGCGTGCGGTGCTCTTCTAAGTGCAGCGGGAATCGTCTTGTGCGCGCTTGATGCAGTAGATGTTCTGTATATACCAGGGCCTACTGTCATGGCAACTGCAACAGGTGATTCTCTATTTTTTATCGCAACATACATCGTATCCGACGTGTTTTCGGAAGTATTCGGTTATAAGGCTTCGAGATTGTCTGGCAACACCGCAGCGATATTTGCTATCGCAGCTGCTTTGCTAGCAAAGGGTCTAACGCTTGTGCCTGTACCGGAATATGTGGAAGCGAACGAATCGGCATTCGATTTCATCTACGGTGGCGGTATTTACGTCACGGTCGTAGGTATCTTGATATACGCAGTCGGCGATTTCATGAATGATAAGCTGTTCGCTTATATCAAGAAGAGAAAACCCGGTGATGGCTACGCTAACTATTCACTTCGCTCAATCTGCTCCAGTATTCTGGGTAAGACAGCTGATTTGGGCTTATTCACCGTGCTGGTGATGATTCCATTCTCTATTCCGAGTTTCTGTGAGGCTATCGGTATGGATTGCTGGGGAATGGACTCCAGGAGTATAGCTGGTAACTTTTTACTTGGCATTGCATTTCAGATTACGGTAGAGGCTCTGATGTCTCCGGTATCGTACAAGATTGCATCTAAGGTAAAAAGACGTATAGAAGCATAATCTAAGAAAGGATTTTTGTAATATGAACAATTCAAAGATGGAAACCGGTATTCCTGATATTTTCAGCAATTCTTCTACCGTAACTGCTAAGGGCCTTGACCAGGCCCCTGCAGAGGAGCAGTTTTCTGCAGCACATTATCGCTACGATTTGCCCCAGGAGCTTATTGCTCAGGAGCCTCTCCCTGACAGAGCAAGTGCAAGATGCCTTATCGTCGATACAGCGTCTGAAGTTGCTTCTGGTGAGGTGGTACACCTTGAAGACAAGCACTTCACAGACATCTGTGATTACTTCAACGCAGGCGACGTTCTTGTGCTCAACAACACCAAGGTTATTCCGGCAAGAGCGTTTGCTTATAAGAAGGGCACTCAGGCAGACGAGGAGAACACTATCGAGATTCTGTTCGTTCAGTATCAGGGCGGTTCTACCTGGAAGGCAATGATTAGCAAGCAGGTTGAAGCTGGCACGGTTCTCGTGCTAAACGGTGCTGAGGATGCAGAAGTAACTATCAAGAGCTGTGACGACGAGGGAGAAGTTTTCCTCGACTTCAATAGCTCTACCGGTTGGGATATTCTCGATAAAATCGGTGAAACTCCGCTTCCTCCTTACATCCAAGGGAGAGGTCACTCTGAGGCCTACATCTCAGAAATGTATAACACGGTGTACGCCAAAGAAAGAACTTCCTGCGCTGCCCCTACGGCGGGATTGCATTTCACACCTGAACTTCTCCAGGCACTCAAGGACAAGGGCGTAAAGATACGAGAGGTTACACTTGATGTCGGTCTCGGTACTTTTAAGCCGGTTGTCGTTAAGGACCTCAGAAACCATGCTATGCACACCGAGCATTGCTTCTGCCCTGTAAATGTTATCAACGACATTAAGCAGGCACATTCGGAAGGTCATAACGTTGTTGCTGTAGGTACTACTTCACTACGTACTCTCGCTTCTATTCCTGATGAGGTTTGGGAGAAACCTGAAGACTTCTCGACTGACACGAGCATCTTCATCTACCCTGGTTCAGAGACAGCAAAGCGTGTAGACTGCATTGACGGTCTTATCACCAATTTCCATGCACCTGAAACTACTCTTATGATGCTGGTTTCTGTTGTTGCAGGATATGACCAGATTATGGCTGCTTACAAGCACGCTGTTCAGAAGAGATATCGTTTTATGAGCTTCGGTGATGGTATGCTCATCAAGAGACACTCTTGGGCAGATTATGCAGAGCACGCTGTACCTGAGTGTGATACGGAGGGTTAATCATGGAAGGAAGAAACAAAGAAGAGCTTCAGGGCGTTAGCCTGCTCGGTAACCAGAATACCAAATATAAGTACGACTACGACCCGTCCGTGCTGGAAACATTCGTAAATAAGCATCCTGAGAATGATTATGTCGTTACTTTCGATGCTTATGAGTTCACATCACTCTGCGTAACTGGTGATACGCTAATCGATGTTGCGTGCGATGAAGAGAAATTTCCTAATGGTGTTGCTATTCAGGATTTGGTAGGCTGTGAAGGTTATGTTTTCGGATTTGACACCGAAAGCAGACAACCAGTTGCTAGGCGTTATCATGACGTTAGACAGACTGGTTCTCAGGTACCTGTAGTTAAGGTTATTATGGAGTGCTTATATGGCAACGCCAGTGCAGGTACCCAGCGTTGGGTAACCTCATCAATTCGTTGTACTCCTGACCATCAGATTCTAGTAAAGAAAGGATTTAAGGACTACGAGTGGGTGGCAGCTAAAGACCTAAAGCCTGGTATGCGACTTATCGCCGACCAAAGAAGTGGAGATTGCATTCGCGGCTGCGCTCGTCATAGACTTATCGGTGAAGCTCTTTTCGATGAAGATATCAAGATAATCCATCACATCGACGGTCGTCATAGCAATAATTCGCCTACAAATCTGGAAAATGTTACCGTTTCCGAACACAATCATCACCATCGTTCTATAGAATACGGTTATGATGATTCTTTGGATATCGACGCTCTAGTTTCTCTCTATAATTCTGGAGAGAACGTTCATTCGTTAGCTCAGAAATTCCATTGCGACGATTCTACTATCAAAAATCGACTCAAGGGTTTGGTAGAATTTCGGACACAAGGGGAGTCTCTTAGCCTGCGAACTGACACTACAGAAAGAGATGCGGAAATGGTAGCGCTATATCAGAAGGGATATCTTGTATCTGAAATCGCAGATTATGTGCAGCTGCACCCAACGCAGGTAAGCAGAATTATCAAAAGTCTCGGAGTAGAGATGCGGGAGTCAAATTTTGCCAGATATAATCGCAGAAAGCTGAACCTACCGCCACTTAATCATCGTGTAGTTTCGGTTATACCTGACGGCGTGGCTGATGTCTATAATATGGAAGTTGAGGATGTCGAAAACTATTTTGCCAATGAGGTTGTAATCCATAATTGCCCTAAGACAGGTCAGCCTGACCTTGCAAAGATTATCATCAGCTATATTCCGGCAGAGCAGATGGTAGAGTCTAAGTCACTCAAACTCTATCTCTTTAGTTTTCGTTCCCATGGCGACTTCCATGAAGATTGCGTCAACATCATCATGAAGGACCTGGTTAAGTTGATGAAGCCGAAATACCTTGAGGTGCGTGGTATCTTTGCTCCCAGAGGCGGTATTGCAATCTTCCCATTTTCCACATATGTTAGTCCTGACCATCCTGAGTTCAAGGACCTTGAAACTCAGAGACGTTTGGCAGTTCTTCAGTCCGCAGCTGAAAGGAAGGTGACATACGATGGCTAAGGCACTCGTTCTCAGCTCAGGTGGTGTCGATAGCACCACTTGCTTAGGATTGGCAGTATATGAGCTCGGTGCTGCTAACGTAGCGTCGGTTTCGATGTTCTATGGTCAGAAGCACAAGAAGGAGCTCGAGGCAGCTCGTAAGTTGGCAGAATATTATAATGTTCAGCACTATGAGCTTGACCTTTCAGTTGTGTTCGCACAGAGCAACTGTTCACTTCTCAGTCACTCAACTCAGGAGGTTCCTGAGGGTGACTATGCAGACCAGATTGACAGAAGTGAGAACGGTATGGTTTCAACTTGCGTACCGTTCAGAAACGGTATGTTCCTGTCTGCGGCTGCTTCATTGGCATCGTCGCTATTCCCTCACGAAGAAGTTACAATCTACATCGGTGCTCATGCTGATGATGCAGCAGGCAATGCGTATGCTGATTGTTCTGAAAACTTCATCGACTCGATGAATGACGCAATCTTCCTTGGCACTTATGAGAAGGTGTCTATCAAGGCACCGTTTGCAAACTCTAATAAGGCTGAGGTCGTTGCTAAGGGACTTGAACTCAAAGTTCCTTATCAGTACACCTGGAGCTGCTACAATGGTGGCGACAAGCCCTGTGGTAAGTGCGGCACTTGTATCGACAGAGCAAAGGCATTTGAAGCTAATAATGCGGTAGACCCTGCACTAGACAAGGAGGTGTAATATGGATTTTCAGTTCTCAATCTCAAAAAGAATGGAGATAGCTGGTTCACACCAGCTATCTCTTGACTATGATTCTAAGTGCAGAAATATCCACGGTCATAACTGGATTATCGTGGTCTACTGTGGTGCTAATCACCTTAACCACAACGGTATGATTATCGATTTTAAGCACATCAAGAACCTCATTCATGACAGACTTGACCACCATCACATCAATGACATTATCACTGATATGAATCCTACAGCGGAGAATATGGCGGCTTGGATTCTGTGTGAACTGAATAAGAAATTCGACGAGTTGAACCCGCTCGACGGTGCTGACGGAAAATGCTACAAGGTTACTGTTCAGGAGTCTGAGGGTAACATTGCTTGCTGCACACTCGGCGGTTGTGGAGGTAGACTCTAATGGAACAGAAAACATTACCGGTATCTGAAATCTTTTACAGCGTGGATGGGGAAGGCGCTCGTACCGGAGCGCCAACAATCTTTATTCGCCTGTTCGGCTGTAATCTGAAATGCACCTACTGTGATACTCGTTACGCTTGTGAAGCTGAGACACCAGATGAGAACGGAATTATCGGCTATGACCTGATGGATTTCGACAGGATATTGTATAATATCAGAAGGTACGAGCCCTGCAAGTGCATTACGCTTACAGGTGGTGAGCCGCTTATTCACCCTGCAGCTGCTGAGCTGGTAACAGTTCTGAGAGAGAACGGATACTGGGTAAATATCGAAACCAATGGTTCAATCGACCTAGAACCGTTCATCGCAGAGCAAGACAAACTCGGTCCTAAGAAAAGCTCGATGGACTACTTCTTCACCATGGACTGGAAGTCTATCACCTCTGGTGAGTGCGCTGCGATGCTCAAGTCTAATCTAGACCTTCTTGAGTCTACAGACGTTCTAAAGTTTGTCGTAGGTAATGACGATGACCTTAATCAGATGAAGAAGCTCCTTGAAGACTATCCAGACATCGATGCTCAGATTTATGTCAGCCCTGTATGGGGTGAAATTACACCTGCACATATCGTTGAATACATCCTCGATAATCAGCTAGTATACGTCAAGGTTCAAGTCCAGCTGCATAAAATCATCTGGCATCCTGATAAGAGAGGTGTTTGACAATGAAACAAATCGACACAAAAGCAATTCAGGAAGCTGTAAAGACTATTCTTGTTGCACTCGGTGACGACCCAAATCGTGAGGGCCTGAAGGATACACCTAAGCGTGTTGCTAAGATGTATGCCGAAGTGTTCGAGGGTATGTGCTACACCAACGAAGAAATTGCTAACAAGTTCAACAAGTGCTTTGAGGAAGGAGCTACAGGTGATCTCGTTACGGTCGCAGACATTCCTATTTTCAGTTACTGTGAGCATCATATTGCTCTGATTTACAATCTGAAAGTTCACGTCGGATACCTTCCGAAAGGTAAGGTAATCGGACTTAGCAAGATAGCTCGCATTGCAGATATGGTAGGTAAGCGACTTCAGCTTCAGGAACGCATCGGTGCTGACATTGCCGAGGTCCTCGAGATGGTTTTGGGCACAGAAGATATCATCGTCGTCATCGAAGGTGAGCATTCTTGCATGACTGCACGCGGTATTAAGAAGCCCGGTACGAAAACTCGTACCGCTACCTTGAGAGGTGTGTTCAAGACAGACTCAGACCTCCGCACAGAGTTCTATAACCTGATTAAGCAATAAAAAACCACGGTACTGCTTAATTGCAGTGGTGCGCCTTGTGTAGATGTATGTCGCAAGACGTAGCAGTTAAGCAGTACCGTTTGTGTGAAACTTCGTTTCCGCAGAATATTTTGTGTTATAATTATGATATAATAATAACAGGAGGTAACCCTTATGTATGACTTTCATGTATCCGATTTGGGTACACAAACCATTCCTAAGTCTAAATATTATTGGCAGAATGAGCAAACCAAATGCTGTGTGATTGTACCTGACGAGGTAAATGAAAATCCCAATGCACCTGCTATCGTCTATTTCGTGCAGGCTGCACCTAATGTCGAGATTTTGTGTACCGATATGCAAAATCCAGACGCTGCTCGTGTTCTTCCGAATTTCAGTAATGTCACTATTACTGCAAAGGCGTTCGAACGTACAGCCGGTGTATGCGAACGACCCAAGAATTGTCCCAAGATACTCGACAATATCCTGTCGTTGATTGATTGTTGTTCTTGGTCATTCCCGAGAGCTCAGGCAGACAAGGTATATATCTCAGAAGCCCAAGCAGTGCTTCTTGAACAGAATTTCAAGAACATGGTCATGGCACCCAACGACGGCACCTGTGTCTTTGCTACCGTTGCTGTAGCAGGCTCTATGCTGGCAGACAGAATGGGCATTGAGTCAGACGTTGTCTATGGAGTCAGCCATTATGATATGACTACAAATACGCAGGACGACGCTCGGATTAAGGTTGCTCAGGATAGAGACATTGACCTGTCTGGTAAGAAGGTTATCGTAATCGACGACCTTATCTCAAGCGGAAGAACAGCTAATGCTGTCATCGAGCGTATCCTTGCAAGCGGTGCTGAGCACGTCTATTATTTCGCACTTTACAGAACAATCTGTAGCCGTGAGGTAACTCTAATCGATGACCCGAGGGTGACGATCCAGTCTTATGTTCCGCTGTCCAATGCGTATTGGACATACGGTAGAGGATTTGATTTGACCGACGAAGCTTCTCGAAACACTCCTGGTATCTTTGCCGCAACCAAGCACTGGGATTGGGAATCATCAGAGGACGTGGCAGAACTTATCGACTTCTTTGGCGGCATTGCACCAACCGCATACGAAGAGAATGTTGAAACTGAAACTATAGAATAAACAATGGAGGTAGAACAGAATGGAGTACCGTGTTTTCATTTCACAACCCATGACCGGACGTACTCTGGATGAGGTAAAGAAAGAACGTCAGGACATCGAGACAATAATGCACGAATTGAATGACGCATTGTCTACCAAAGGTATTTCAGTCAAGGTTATCGACTCATTCGATGAGCAGGCGTTTATCGAGGGCAGAAATCCGTTAGACTGCATGGGCGACTGCATAAAGAAAATGAGTGAAGCCAACATCGTAGTCTTTGCGCCGGGGTGGGATAAATCCCGTGGATGTCGAATAGAGCATCAGTGTGCAGTCGAGTACCAGCTTGCTACCATCATGCTGAAAGATACGACTCCCCACACCAAGTCAAAGAATAATGATACCGTGACATAAAATATATAAAGGGAGCCCGTGTTCTCCCTTATTCGAAAGGAGTGAATATCATGCACATTATCAAACGTGACGGAACAGAAGTGGGGTTTGACGGCACCAAGATTGCTAACGCCATATCCAAAGCCAACGCCAAGATGAGCGATGAAAATAAACTCACCCAGGCTCAGATAGAGGAGATAGCTCAAGCAGTTATATTTCGGTGTGAACAGCAAACCAGCATCGTATCGGTCGAGGATGTTCAGGACTTCGTGGAGGCTGAGCTGATTGCTCGTAACCTATCCAAGCTGGCTAAGGAGTACATCACATACCGATACAAAAGACAACTCGCGAGGAAGTCTGACAGCATGTCTGACAACATTCTTTCACTGCTTCAGAACAAAAATGCTGTGCTTAAGGAAGAGAATTCTAATAAGAATACTCTTATCAACTCGGTGCAGCGTGATTATATGGCAGGTGAAGTGTCTAAGACAATTACATTCACGCAGTTGCTTCCTGAGGACATCGACGAAGCCAACAGAATCGGTGACATCCATTTCCACGACGCTGATTACTTCGCACAGCCGATGTATAACTGCTGTCTGATTAATCTTCAGGACATGCTTGAGAATGGAACTGTAATCTCAGGTACCAGAATTGACACACCTCATACGTTCTCGACAGCCTGTAACATCGCTACCCAGATTATCGCTCAGGTTGCATCTAACCAGTATGGTGGTCAGACAATTTCAATCGCACACCTTGCTCCCTTTGTAGAGAGAAGCAGACAGAAAATTCGCGAGCAGATAAGAGAAGAATGCTGTGCAGCAAGTCTCGCTATCAACGAATGTCAGGCTGAAGCTATTCTCAAGAGTCGTCTCGCTAAAGAAATTGAGAAAGGCGTGCAGACAATTCAATATCAGGTAATCACTCTGATGACTACCAACGGTCAGGCTCCTTTCTTGAGCCTTTGTCTTTATCTGAATGAAGCGAGAACTCTTCAGGAACAGCATGACCTAGCAATGATTATCGAGGAGATTCTCAAGCAGCGTATTCATGGTGTTAAGAATGAAAAGGGTGTGTGGGTAACTCCTGCATTCCCGAAGCTCTTGTATATCCTGGATGAGAACAACTGCGATGAGACCAAGCCGTATTGGTATCTCACCGAGCTTGCGGCTAAGTGTACAGCTAAGCGTATGGTTCCTGACTACATCTCTGAAAAGAAGATGCACGAGTATAAGATTGACCAGAATGGCAATCCGCAGTGCTATCCTTGCATGGGCTGTCGTTCATTCTTAACCCCCTACGTCGATGAGAATGGTAATTCTAAGTTCTACGGCCGGTTCAATCAAGGCGTCGTTACCATCAACCTACCTGCTGTTGGTTTGACAGCTAAAGGAGATTACGATAAGTTCTGGCAGCTTCTTGACGAGAAACTCGAGCTCTGCCATAGAGCACTTCGTATCCGACATGAGCGTCTTCTTGGCACAACTTCAGATGTTGCTCCTATTCTTTGGCAGTACGGTGCAATCGCACGGCTTGAGAAGGGTGAGAAAATCGATAAGCTGCTCTATGGTGGTTACTCCACAATCTCGCTTGGTTATGCAGGGTTGTATGAGTGCGTCAAGGCGATGACGGGTCATTCTCATACAGACCCAGAAGCTAAGGAGTTCGCTCTTGCGGTTATGCAACGTCTCAACGATAAGTGTGCGGAATGGAGAGAAGCTGAGAACATTGCTTACTCAGTGTATGGTACACCCCTCGAAAGCACAACCTATAAGTTTGCTAAAGCACTTCAGAAGCGTTTCGGCATAATCGAAGGCATTACCGACAAGAACTACATCACAAACTCTTATCACGTTCATGTTACCGAGAAAATCGACGCATTTACCAAACTCAAATTTGAGTCTGAGTTCCAGAGACTTTCACCTGGTGGTGCTATCTCATACATCGAGGTTCCGGACATGACTAATAACATTCCCGCTGTTCTGGAAGTTATCAAGTTTATCTACAACAACATCATGTATGCTGAGCTGAATACGAAGAGTGATTATTGCTGTGAGTGCGGCTTTGATGGCGAGATTCAGGTAATCGAGGAAGATGGAAAGCTTCTCTGGGAATGCCCGAATTGTGGCAATAGAGACCAGACAAAGATGTCTGTTGCTCGCCGCACCTGTGGATACATCGGAACTCAATTCTGGAACCAAGGGCGTACTCAGGAGATAAAGGATAGGGTGGAGCATCTATGAACATAGCTCAGATTAAAAATCTGGATGTAGCTAACGGTCCTGGTTGTAGGGTTAGCGTATTCGTATCAGGATGTACTCGTAGGTGCGAAGGTTGCTTCAATTCGGTAGCTTGGGATTTCGATTACGGTGAACCGTTCGATGACGAGACTATAACTAGGATAATTAACTTAATGTTAAACCCTAGAATTTCAGGACTATCAGTCCTGGGCGGCGAACCTTTTGAACCTAGAAATCAGAAAGAAGTGCTTCGTCTTATGCGTTCGATTAAACAGTCTGTGCCAGATAAAGACATCTGGTGCTTCACTGGATACACGTTCGAACAGATATTATGTTCCGGTATTACCACGCCTTATGCTGATGAGATGATAAAGCTAATAGATGTTCTGGTTGACGGTCCTTTCATATTGGAACAGAAAAATCTTGCATTAAAATTCCGAGGTTCAGCTAATCAAAGGATAATCGATGTTCCGAACAGTCTCCAGCAGGGGAAGGTAGTATTCTGGGAAGATAAATACGACAAATCCTAATTTCATTTTTTATACTCCTTATGACAAACGCACAATGGTTTTGTTACTGTTGTGCGTTTGTTTTGCGTGTGGTAACCGTGTACCGTGTAAACTTGTATATAATAGTGACGCACACGCAAAATCGTAGCATCGTACACGACAGCGGTTATGTCAACAATGACACAAAACCGTATAATACAATGAAAGGAGGGATTATCTATGCCTACCAATGAAAACAACAACCAGAACACGACTAATGAAAGCACATCGAGTAGTCAGGATGCTACTGCTGGTGACATCTTAGAGCAGCTAAAAGCAGATTCTGCGACAGACGCAAATCTGTATAAGCTAGGGCTCAGGATGCAAAAGTCAGTTACCAATATGGACAAGAACTTAACCAAGCAGCAGAAAGTTATCAACCAGGCTAAGAAGAACCTGGATAGTGTAACCGCTGCTGTTACGTCCATAAGTAAGGATTCGGCTGTCAATAAGACAACCCTAACGTCCATCGATACCAGCATAAAGCAACTTTTCAGTCTGCTTGAAAAGGTACAAGAGGCTAATGACTCGATTGGTAAATCAGTTAGTCCGTTGCTCACCGAGACGAATGACAATCTTAAGCAGATTCAGACACTTCTGGCTCAGAATCAGCAAAATCCGCCTCCGGCACCGAGCAACCCTGGCGAAGGCGGCGGCGATAGTGTCCTATCCTCCATCGACACGAACATAGATTCTATTCGAACGATACTTGAAGGATTTGAACAGAATGGTATTCCCGGTGCTCCAGGTGGAGGTCGTGGCTCTACACTGTCTGGTGTAGATGAGTCGTCAGGCTCTGCTAATGCCGGAATTCGGTTATTAGAGCAAAGAATTGCAGCGTTTGAAGCTCAACTTAGAGCACTTCGTCATAATCTTGATACCGGTGCAATATCGCAAACCGAGTATACACAGCAAACAGATGATATAAAAATCGAATTGCAGCAGGCATACCGGACCTTGCGTGAAGCTAATGAGTCACTTGCTAACTATGCTCAGCAGTATGATTCTTATAAAACAGCTGAGGATAGACTACGCCAGAATATCAGTCAGTTGACTGAGAAATTTGCTCGAAATCAGATTACGCAGGATGAGTTCAATGAGTGGATTTCTCAGCTTAAAGGTGCTTTTGACTCCCATCGAGAGACGCTGTCTGACATGGAAGCGGCTTGGAAAGACGGCGGTAAGTTCAGCTTTGCAAAACAAGGCAAAGAGTTCGAGCGTAAGATAGACGAGAAGTATGAAGCCAAGAAGGCTGACCTAATCGATAGGTTTGAACGTGGTGTTCCTGACGAGAATGGTAATGTCATAGATAACGATGCGTTCACTCAGGCTATGAAGGACCTGATGGGTGAACGTGCTATTGAGATGGCAAATACTACCGGACTCGGCGGTTTGGTAACCGGCGTTGAAGCTATGACCAAGGTTGGCACGTCACTTGATAAGTTCATAGACGACTTCTCTCACGGACGTACCTACAATGCACAAACAGGTGAAAATCATACAGCAGCTGCGGCTATGAACACGATCGGAGCGGTTGGCGGTACGCTTGTAGGTGCTGAGGTTGGTGCTGCGATAGGTACTGCGATAGGAGGACCGGTTGGTACTGTCGTAGGTGGTATTATCGGTGACCTTGTGGGAAGTAAGATTGAAGCACTTACCTCGATTATTGGTGACCGTCTAGACTATCTTGCAAACCACTCTAAGAAAACTCGTGACGAAATCCTGCAAGCCGGTTTGGATAAAATCCGAAAAGACGTAAAGGATATGGCAACATACTCTATCGAGATTTATGAAACCTCGACAAAGAGTATCTATGATGCGTGGGATAAGAATCTTTCACAGATTACAGCCACTCAGGGCTACACCAAGGAGGCTCTTAACTCCCTCCAGGATGCTGTAGCACAGAGGTTGCAGTCTGAAGGATATGGCACTACCATTAACGCCGCAGATTACCTTGACTCTTTGGCAAATACCCTGAATGCAAATCTAGGAGGTACGCTGGCAGAAGCATTTGCTGCACAGAACCTAATACTTCAGAAAGCAGTTCCTGAGGTTGATTTGTCACAGAGTGCTGCACAGTTCGCTGCGATTTACGCCAATGCTAACAAGCAAACTGGTCAAGGCGAAGAAACAATGATTGCCGCTATGAACGAGATTGCCGGTGCTGCTAAAGCATTGGAAACCGTTACAGAAGGCAATAACCAATTCCTGAAAGAAACAGGAACTCTATTAACCAAGGCGACAGAGGTTGTTCAGATTGCTGGTGGTAATGCAGACCAGATTTCTGGATTGACGACACAGATGATGGCATCAGAAGCTGCCATTACATCGGTCGCTCCTCAGCTTAGCGGATTTACATCAGAGTTAGTCACTCTGCTGATGAATAATAATGATGCTACTGCTGTATCGTTGAGAGCGATTATGAACGACATGAACTCCAATATCGGAGTGAGTGCAACCAGCTTCATGAAGTCGTTCATGGATGATACTCAGGGCACCTTGAGTACTGCATTTGCTGCTATCCAGAAGTTTATCGACCAGAATGAGAACGAAGCATCTAGACAGGAGTTCCTTCAGGCGCTGGAGTCCGTGTTCGGTGTTCAGGGTTCTAAGCTGGCACAGATTGACTTCGGTGGTGTTTCAGATTTGATTTCTCAAGTCAACACTTCTGTCAATATGGCAGCATTGACTGATGCGGAAAATCTGGTACGTGGTGGAGAGACTACATCTCTAGAAGAACAGCTGGTAGCTAACACAACCAATCAGCTTTTGGCAACGAATGCTATTTCGACCACTATCGATAATAAGCTGATGAGGAAGCTAGAGACCAACGAGCTGGCTATGGAACGCCTGGTATATTCTGCTCAGGCAACACAATCAGTAGATTTGGCAGAAAACACATTAGGCTTCTTTACCAAGATATCTGATTTGATTATGTCGATTCTTGACCCGTTCGGTCTGTTCGATATGTTCACAACCTCGATAAATGCAGCTACATCAGCTGCAATCGACGCTGAAAGGTATCTGGTAACCTCGACCATGTCCAGCATAGGCTCGACAGTTGCGGACGGGTTTGCTGGTGCTCAGAATGCTTTTGCTAATATTGTCGGTGGTGCCACTGCCGTTATGTCCCCAGCCACAACCAAGAGTACTGATGCAATGGTATTTGCTGTCGAAGCCAATGGTGTTACAGACACGTTCGAAGGCATGATGAGTAACTACGCTCAGGCTTCAAGAGAAGCTCAGGCTGCTATCGCACAGTCGTCTGCAGAGTCTAATGCCATTAGTTATGCGTCTATGGAGCAGCAAGCTAAACAATCCTCTGAATACAGACAGAAGCAGACTGAAGCACAGCAGCAGGATGCTAAGTATGAGGAAGACAAGGCAGCAGCTCGTGAACAGCAGAGAGCACAGCAGCAGGAGGAAGACCTCAGAAACATCGAAAACCACGACAATATCGTAATCATTAAGGATTACCTGGATACGTTGGACATGAGTGACTACCTGCAACCTATCTTGGAAGAGCATCGTACACATACCGAACAGATTAAAGACCTGCAAGCGACGACTACAGAAGTGGTCAAGTTGCTCAGCACGATGATTGAGTACCAGATGGTTACGAGTCCTGAGTTTGCTTCTACCATATCGTATGACGAGCGCTCTAGAATAATGGATAACGGATATGTTACCGCAACTGTTCCGGGATTCTTTTAAGGAGGTGTCTAAATGAGCTGTTTTGATACGTATTCTAAAATACCAAAGGCACTGCCTGAAGAGTTGATTGAAGCGGCACGGACTGATACCGGATATGGTTGCTTGGACTTGATACTCAAAGTCCGAGCAGCCAACTTCTGGCACGAAAGTCTTACAACGCTAACAGATGCTCAGCTTATCGGGTATGTTCAGACGACAATGGACTATTTGTATCCTAACCTGAAACAGAACAATTACAACCTATATATGACTTTGACTTTTCAGGACGAGGATAAGACCCTAGAAGACCTGTTAAAGGTTATCTATAACTATCAGTGGTGGCTCGGATTTGTTGTAGGTCCGAACGGATGCACTCGTGATATAGCGTATGCCAACGAGTTGCTAGAGTTACCTACGAATGAAGAATGGTCAGAACAGTTAGAGCATACACTACTCGAGTTCCAGTCCAAGAATAAGTACATCGAGGAGGTAACCGGGTATGTCTGCTGTGAGACGTTCAAACGCCTAAGACTGTTGGAAAGAGGTGATGTTGGATGAAATCAGTAATCGTTGTCGATGACACCTTGACCGTGGCGACCTTTAAGCGGCAGACAGAACATGCTGATGACATTCTGCGTGCTAATAACCTACCTAATCCGACTTGTCCTTATAGCACGGTTGCTAATCAGCTTTATAATAACGACTTTCAGGCAATGACTAAGCTGGGATTTGACCCTGCATATACAGAGTCTGCTCATGTACGAAGTGTTCAATCTCAGCTGGGTGACCGAGATAAGGCTAATGTGGTGGCTGGATTTACACCCGCAGAGTTTACTCGATATGCTACTCTAGGTAGCGTACCTGGTTGCCTGATAGTTCCTGCAGAATATGTCGATGAGGTTACTCCGGTATCAGGTCACACTCAACAAGCGATACTCCGTGACCTGAGTCTCGCTTCTGTCAGAGAGGATTTGAGAGCAGATACACCGCAGCTCGAGTATCCGAGAATTGACTCTGAATATGGCACATCTGAAGATAACTGGTATTGGAAACCCCGCGGTGATGTTATGTTCCAGGTGGAAGGTCAGTCACCTTTGGAGATTCCTTGCTTCCCTGAAAGCGTGAATGATTCTACATCGGCTACATGGTCTCAGGAAATGACGACATATCAGCATTATGAGCCACAGAATACCTATAATAAATCAGGACCTAGAGTGGTATCGTGTACCTTTAAGATTCATCGTGCTATGTGGGACGGTAATCAGGATTCTGGTAAGTCAGAAGAACTGGTAGCCTATATGCAGTCTGCTTGCTATCCTGACTATGACACCCAAGCGAGTGAACCGCCACGAGTTACTCTTATGATAGGTAAGTCGGTTCGCATCACGGGTATTCTGACCTCGATGGAGACGACTTATAGTGGTCCGATAGGTCCTGACAACAAGTACGACTGCGTCGATATCAATATATCAATCACAGAAGAGTCCGATAATGTCCTCAGCACAGAGGCAGTTAGAAGTGGACTTGCAGGCTGGAGGTGATGATATGATAAGATACCTAAACCCATACAACTACACCAAGATATCTAGATACGCAAAATTGAGAACAATTAAGCGAGATGGTGTAGACAAGTCATATCATGAGGTAGTGAACGCTACACCACTGGTAGATGTATCCAGTTGTCAGCTGTTCAAGGTAACCGGCATCTACATCAACCGGCTAGATTTGATAGCTGATAAGTTCTACGGTGATGCTGCACTCTGGTGGTATATCGCCAAGCAGAACGGCATAACAGATTTTGAGGTGGTTCCTGCTGAGACGGTTCTGCAGATACCTCCTTACGATTCGCTTATGACTGATGGAAGAGTTCTAGAACCGTTGTCGTATGTATATCTTAACCTAGGAGAGGAGTGACCTTTATGCCGCATAAACAGCCCTATATGCAGTTCGTTATTCAGAACATAGCATTGCGTAGTCTCGGCTTCAAGGTACCTTCTCCCCTGGTTGGAATAAATCTTACGAACTCTGAGTCAGGCATTCAAACAAATTTCAAGGTAACGATTCATGTTCTCGGTGACCAGCGTAAGCAGGCTCATATAGGTGCATTCGAAATGATGCTCTACGAGTTTGCTCAGATGAGAGGTGATTCTACTACGCCATGTTACCTGGAAATGGGTTGGGCAGATGAAACCGGTATTCTGGAATCATTATCTATTCAAGGTATTTTCATTCAGTTCACGTCAACGGTACATACCGGCTACACAGAATATATTCTAGAGGGTATTGGTAACTTTACCAATACAGCTACAATCAGGGGTATAGCTATTCCAGCTATCAGAGGTAACTACCGACCGTCTGAGGTAGCTGAAGCAGTGCTAGATTATGTAAATGCAGATGATGTCTTTGACTATGACATAGACCATGATGACGAAGTGGTACCGATTTCGAAAGCTTCTTGTGTAACCAGCCTAGGTGAGTACATCAACGGTAGCGGAAATGCTCAAGGACTTATTCAGCAGTCTTACTGCGAAGGTTCTAGAAGCAGTGCGTATGGTCTACCTGGAAACCGAGCTACTGGAACGTATCTTAAAGCGGGCTATACGAAAGCTGAGATACACAATCTCATGGGTTCTCCTGTAGCACAGACACAGCGTTCGGCGTCGGGTTATACCTTTAGTATAACAGAGCCGACATTCCATACCCGTGGTGTAATCCGGTATAAGAACAATGTCAACCTAGCTAACTATGTGTCAGACGATGTTCTGATGTGGGGTGGCTTGTACACCAACATCTTGTCAATTTCTGCTACCTATCAAGGTGTTACGCAGACATTGCTGGGTTCAGGTGCTACCGTACAGACTGGTATGGGTATTACTCTAAAGGGAGAATCCTTGACAACTTTGGCAAACAGACAAAATTCATATTCAGCAACCGTGGATAGCATGTTCGCTGCTGGTAACGTGTTGAACAACCTGAATGCTATATCAACCCAGTTCAATACCAATGTTCAGATTACAATCGTCGGTAAGCCTAAGGTATTTCAGGTTGCTGATGCTGTACGAGTGGTGGTGTATACAGGCGGTACATTGAACCCGATTACCGGTGTTTATCGTATAATTAAAGTAGCACATAATATAAATGGTACTTCATATACGACAACGCTAACAGTGCAGAGATTAGATTTGATTACAGCAAATAACACCGCAACATCAATTGCTGGATACACAACCACAACTCGGCTTAATAATGTGCAGAAAGCTACTATACCGCAGCAGAAGTTGCAGCTTGGTCAGCCGTTCCAGCACATTATTAACATTCTGAAACGAGGTAAGCTATGATTAGGTATATTGGTTATGTCGAGAGCATCGACTGGAAGAACAACACCTGCAAAGTCCGTGTACCTAATATCGATGGTTTGGGTGTAGGTGCGTATAAAGAACCGTTCATGAGTATGCTCCTACCCAATCGTCCTGCAAACGAATCGCTTCAGGACGCTGACATACCGTATCACCTACAAGGACTTCGTGTGCATGATGTTGTCTACGTGCTTGAGTCTGAGGACTCTAACGATAATTTTGCTATCGTAGGATTCTACGGTGGCACCTACGAGGAGGGATAAGCGTGTTCACGAATTCATTTGCCTACCCTAATCTATTCAATGCGGCTACTGGCAATTGCGACTTGAAAGATGACTATGCCAGCATAGTCAACAGAGTGGGTTTGCTAATTCGGTCGTATAAGAAAGAAGAGTTCTTGTTTCCGAATTTCGGCTCCTACTTTCCTGATATCCTTCTTAGCTATAACATCTCTTCTGTAATCGAGAAAGCAAAGGAGAATATCAAAAATGCTATCGCAGAGTTCGAACCGTATGTGGACTCTAGGCAGATTAAAATCAATGACCTGTCAGAAGGTAACACGGTGAAACTCCAGGTAGTTCTCGTCTTAGATAAGAACTACGAGGAGATTGCCGCTACACTTGAATGGACATGGGATGAAAAGCAAGGAGGGACTATCACATGAAATATACCAGCAGAGATGCTCAGTCTAACATTCAGAACCTGGTGGAAGACGTTAAAGCGACGACTCATATATGGAATCCTGGTTCTGAAGCAGACCCTGGTATGATTCTACTGAAGGCATTGGCAAGCAATGTTGACTTGCTCTCATTCAACCTTGACACTCAGGTAGATGAGATGTATATGCAGTCAGCAACGCAGATTAAAAGCATTCGTCGCTTAGGCGTAGCAAACGGGTACGTACCAGGTTGGTACCGAGCACCAAGGACAACTATACTGATTGAGAATACCTCAGAAGACGCCTCGCTTGCTTTGGATTTCACACTACCAAATGCGATGAACAACGTCTGCTATGCTGCAACAAATGCCTTGGAAGATTTGACTTCTATTCCATATTTTATTATACCTAAGTCAGACCCGCAGTACGGTGACGTCAGCGTGAGTGATGTTGTCTCGCTTCAACCGAAAGGCTCTGTAAACGGCATCAATCAGCGTAAGGATTTCGTTGCTAGAAAAGCTGCACAAGGCATTCTCAAGTCTGTTATCGTAAATCCCAGAATGCTGGTAACAGGTACGAAGGGTGTAAACACCTTGACGTACAGACTACCCGCACAGAATATCGACGGCGAGCTGATTTGGGTACAGGAGCTCTCATCGACGCTTGACCCTATCAAATTCACGAACGGTGAAAAGCCCTGGACAAGAGACACCAAGAATGACTTTATCGAGTCTGAACAGCGACGTTATCAGGTAGATGTAGACGACTACAATAATCTGGTTCTGGTGTTCAATAAATTCATCAATGATGTAATCCAGTATAATCGCCTAATTCGCGTGTTCTATCTCGAGACCTATGGAGCTGCTGGTGAGGTGTCGGAGAATGTTATTTCGCTGTCTACCGTTGATAGTGCGGTTACTGCTGTGCTGAACGTGACACACCCTGCGAATACATTAGACATGCCAGATGGCTCTGCCCTTACTGGTAAGACGCCCTTGACGGCGTCTCAAGCCGCAGCGGAAGCAAAGCTTTATGTCAACACCAATGACTCTATAATCACGCTAAAGAACTTTATCGCTTGGATTAACCGGCAGCCTGGTATTGATTGTGGTACTGCAATCGATTGTCAGAAAGCTCTGGAAATCAACTGGGCACACAAGTTTGATGAAGATATGGACGAGGACCTCAAGCCTAAGAAGTATCTGTATCCCGGTCCTGATATAACTCAGGGGTACGATTTTCCTGGTTGGACTGCTGAAGATGCTTATGACCCGCTTACTGGTACTATGTTTACCGTAGGTGGTAAACAGTACGACTTCCCGCACAAGTTCATGACCAGAAAGCTTCTGTTCTATTGCGTATTCAATAACTTCCTGGAAAGATGGAGCACCGGTTATAAGAATGAAGCCGGTAAGCAGTGTCTAATGGACGGCGTCACCGAGTGGGAAGGTGATACGTCTGAATGGAGCACTGAGATGGTCGACAAGGGGCATCCATACCGTAGGTACAGACCTTCTGAGCAAATCAGAGCGATGATTACTCAGCAGTATCTTGAGACCTACAATCTGACTTGTGATATTGACTTCGGTTGGCTCAGAGTGTTCGAGTGGTCGGTAAATGGTATTATCTGGACTAACGAACCGGTAACACAGACAGAAGCAGACAATATCGTCAGCGTTGTCCTTAAGGCGCTTCGTATCCGATTCCATGCCGCAAATATGCAGATTGGCGTACTTCCGAGAATGATGGAAGTGGTTGACTGCGTACAGAACTGCGACTCTCGAATCAGATACTTTGATGCAGGTCTTCTTAACAAGCCAATGATAAATTGGGGACCGGTGCGTGATGCCGAAGGTATGATTCAAGACTCATCTGTCAACTATGACATCGCATACTTCAATGCGATTAGCTACGCTCGTTTCATAGATGGTGATACCGAGCATTATGCTAAGTCGCCAGTGTCCAGAATAAGCGTGGCAAAAGAGTGCATAATCAAAGAGTAAGGAGGTGTAACGCATGAAAAGCGAAAGGATGATTCCGAAAATCTACGAGCAGAGTTTTGATATAAGAACGATGTGTCGTTTCTTTGACATCGAACACGAACTGCTCGAGTATTACACCAATCATATTCTCGACTGCTATTCGCCAGAACACTGTCCAAAACATCTTTTAGCAGAGTTGGCTGAGCACCTCGGTTTTGACTATCAGGAGCTCAAGACAGTTATGTATAACCGAGTTGTGCTGAAGAACTTTATCAAGAATATGATAAGGTACAGAGGCAGTGCTACAGGTATAGCAAACGCTGCTGCAATCGACATTCGTTACAGACAAACATACCCAGACTACTATTACAGCTACACAGAACACGGTGTTGAGCGAGTTGACGACTCCGACGCTGGTAAGCAAATTCCTATGACCTTTCATGAGTCAATCGACCGCCAGAAAACCTGGATTGACGTCGACCAGGAAGCTGCTATCATCTACTTATTCGTAATCGCGAGTGATTACTTTCCTAAGGTAACTGCTGGCATGACCGACGAGGAGAAGCAAGCAAACTTTGAGGAGAGAATGCGCAGATTGCTGGATTTGGCATACTTGCAGGAGTATGTTCGCCCGGTAGGTATGTACCTGTTGCCTATGGTTGCTCAGAAAGCTAATCCATACACCGATATGACGGTTAAGGCAGTTGTTATTCCTGAATATGAACGGAAGATGAGCAACGGTGTCACCGGTACACCTAATTCATCTATGGAACATCAGTACGACCGTATGCTATTTGCGAAGGTTGAGAATCCAGACGATTCGCTGGCAGTTGAACCTTGGGTTAGGACTTTGTATCACTCACAGTTAGCCGGTAAGCTAAAGCATGAATACTACAAGAAACCTGTGTATCACATCGAAGGCAAGTTCTTGTATTATGACCATGATGAGCTATTAAGTATCTACTCAGATATACAGCAGAATGTACCAGGTATGCAGGGTATGAAGATAGGTGACTCATTGTATAATCCGAATGTATATAGAGGAGCTGGTATGTCTTACAGCTACGGACCTGAACAGTCAGATGAAGCTGAACCACTCTCACTTCAGCAACGTGGTGTAGCACTAGAAACTAACGAGGACCTTCGCTATGAAGACCACGTCGGATTCCCGAAGCCTAGAGTATATCAGAATGAGTATACCGTGGCGCACCCGATTATTACCGACGCTCTCGAACCATACCCGATATATCTAGATGCAAATCAAATACCTGAGTACGCTACTAGATACCTTGAGACACAAGACTTGGTATTCACAGCTACACAAGACGGTAGGTTATTGGCGGTACCTCAGATGTTGATTAAATATCAATTCTTGGAGACTCAAGATTTAAGCTATCTATCGGCGTTGAATTCTGATACGTTAGCAGTTCCCTTCAATTATCTGATAGATGCGTATACCGGTACTCACATGCCGACAATGGATACACCGGGTGATGGTGATGACGGTACTAATAAGAACCTGATGATAAATCTATTCCAGGTAGACGACTATGGCAACTCACAATGGACTGGTAAATATGACGTCGTTATCGCAGGTAAGGAGCCGGTTGAGCGTGACCTGTTACCAGAACCTGACGATATGAAATATGACGCCACTAAGAACGGTCCGCCTACAGGTGATGATGCTTATTGGACAGTTAAGAATTCTGAGGGCGAGGATGACCAGACTGAGTACACTCCTTAAAGTGAGTTAGCACGAAGTCTCTTGAGCTTTTATGTTCGTAAGACGTAAGCGAAAAGACGCTAACGGAACATAGAAGACTAAGGATAGAGAGGAGGAATGTGCGATGAATAAAGCCATAAAATATAGACTTTATCCAACCGAGGGTCAGCAACAAAAATTTCGACAGACCTTTGGTTGCTGTCGTAAGATATGGAACTTAATGCTTTCAGATAAAATCAATTATTATAGGGAATGTAAAAAGTCACTGCAGACAACTCCTGCTCAGTATAAGAAAGAGTATCCTTATCTAAAAGAAGTAGATAGTCTTGCACTTGCGAATGTTCAGCTACACCTACAGACAGCGTATGCTAATTTCTTTAGAGATAGACGAGTTGGATTCCCGTCATATAAAAGTGCTAAAACAAGCAGAAGGACTTATACCACAAATAATCAGAATGGTACAATCGCTCTTTTAGATAATGCTATTAAGCTACCTAAAATCGGTAAGGTAAAGGCTGTTATTCACAGGAAACCTGATAATGACTGGAAGCTTAAATCAGCAACTATATCGCAAGATCAGGACGGTAAATTCTATGTTTCGATTCTATTTACTTATAAAGAAAACAGACAAAAGATAGGTCAAATCAATAACGTGATAGGTCTAGATTATAAATCTGATGGTTTTTATGCTGATAGTAACGGGCAGGTTTGTGGCAGTCCTAGATATTATCGTAAATCACAAAAGAAACTTGCTAAATTGCAAAGACAATTAAGCCGAAAGCAAAAAGGAAGCAATAATAGAAATAAAGCAAGAATAAAGGTTGCAAGATTGCAGAAACACACGGCAAATCAGAGACTTGATTTCTTACATAAGAAATCTACTGAGATAGCCAATCAGTATGATGTAGTATGTGTAGAAACGTTAGATATGAAATCAATGTCTAATAAAGGGTTTGGTAATGGAAAAGCTACCATGGATAATGGGTATGGTATGTTTCTCAATATGCTGGAATATAAGCTAAATGATAGAGGTAAGTATTTCATAAAGGTAGACACGTGGTATCCCTCGAGTCAGATATGCTGTAGATGTGGGGCTAGACACAAACTTCTATTATCAGATAGAATATATAAATGCGAGTGCGGAAATATAATCGACAGAGATTACAATGCAGCCATAAACATACTGAATAAAGGATTAGAACAGATATTTTAGATATAAGGTATAGTAGGTAAGGAACTTGCCGAACTTGTACGCTTGTGGACTTTGTGTAAGACCCGAATCAGTTTCGGCTGAAATAGGCAGTAAAGGTTGAAGCAAGAAGCTCAGAAAGCATCAGCTCCGTGAGCAGTTCACGCAAAACCTTTTGGTTTCTTAGCAGTTGCTTGTTATTGATAGTTGAAAATATAATAGAACAACGGGTTAGAGCCCGAATTATAGAAAGGATGGCCTACTATGATTAAGACGTATGCGTATAGTGATGCTATTCAGCTTACACCGCATTTCAAATCGTCTGAGTTCCGCTGCAAGCCTGACAACAAGCATGACGCGAAGCATGATTACAAAATCGACAGCGAGCTGGTGAATGGTCTGGAAGCACTCTTTACAAAGATTCCGGAGTTGTTCGGTATTAAGGTGTCTAAAATCTGCTTGACGTCCGGCTACCGTTGTCCTACCCACGATGTGGCAGTAGGTGGTTCGGGTTCGGGACCTCATGTCGATGGCTATGCCGCTGATTTTATCGTCTACGATGAGAAGGGAGCTCCTGTCAGCAGTAAGATGGTTTGCTGTGCAGCTCAGGAAATCGGGTTCAGAGGCATTGCTAACATCACCAGTGCTTACATCTATACGCACTGTGACACCAAAGACCGTAAGAATGCTTCTGGTCAATCCTATAGATGGTACGGAAATGAGGTCTATGGTACCGGTACTGTAACCAGTGACTTCTGGGCATACTACGGCTTGTCTCCGAAAACTAATAAGTCAGAAGCAGAGACCGTTAAACTCAAGGGTATTGATGTGTCCAAATGGCAAGGTGATATTGACTTTGCTAAGGCATCCGCGGCAATCGATTTTGTTGTAATCAGAGCTGGTTATGGTAGAGAAGAGTCCCAGATTGATGTGAAATGGGAGAAGAACTATACGGGCTTTAAGCAGCAAGGTACTGCCGTCGGTGCTTATTGGTATTGCTACGCTGATTGTGCTGAAGCTGCTAAGAAGGAAGCCGAGGTTTGCTTGCAAGCTCTTAAGGGCAAGCAGTTCGAACTACCCATTTTCTATGACGTCCTCGAAGACGACCATATTCCGATTCTTCAGAAGTCAGCGAAGAGGAAGGGTATTACTGTATCCGCTCTAATCAACGAAATCGTTCCTGCATTTTGCTCGATTCTTGAACAGAACGGCTACTACGTCGGTATCTATTGTAATACAAACGGTTATAACAATTATCTGAACGACCACAACAAGCAGCGTTATGTTCAGTGGGTTGCTGATTGGCGTGGTACGTGCGGCTATACTGGCGAAAAGGTTCTCTGGCAGTATTCAGCTACAGGATCTGTTCCTGGTATTACCGGTCATGTTGACAAGGACTACGCCTACACTGACTTTGCTGTTATCAAGGAGAAAGGCTTCAATGGTTGGAATGCTGCCGACTATCAGCCGGACCCTGAGAATCCGGATGACTGGCCTGAAGACCCTGCAGTTCAGCCGAACAATCCTGATACTCCTACACCGGAGGAAGCTATGGATGTCTTTGAAAAGATTCTCAAGGAAGTTCAGGAAATCAATCAGAAACTGAGTAAGTAAACTCAGATACTATAAAGCGAAAGGAGGTGAGGTCCATGTCGACAAAGTTGTCTTCACAAGCTGAAGCAGTTCTGAACGTCCGTGTCGTTGTAGGTAAGCCACAACCTGACGGTTCGATTAAAGTCAGCACAGACAGACGTTTCAAAAATACCGCTACCAGACTGATGACCGAGTCAATCTGTAACTACCTTGCTGGTGCTGAAAACACATATAAGCGAGGTCACGGACGCCCTAACTACATGGGTATAGGCACGATGGGTATCACAAAGCAGCCTACGGACGCTAACGCACAGGCTGAGGTGGCTGATAACTTTGAGGATACGACTTACGTCGAGGGAGAAACTACTCGACCTTGGTTCAAGTCAACCTCATTGGCTTTAACGACGGTCTGCGGTCCTATCAATACCGACGCCGAAGGTAATAACCTGCATTTCTGGGACCCGTCTGTGGCTTGGGGAAAGAATGGATTTACCGGTAATTCTTCCCAGGAGCCCATCTTCCAAGGTGAGCTCTGTACTAACCTGAAGCATTATGCCGACGAAGGTGAAGAGAATACTCGTATCTACGATGACATCGGACGTATTCCCATTCTTAGAGCAGATGTTTTGTCTGATTGTCGTGCTGATTGGGACTACGGTGTAGACGGATACAGTTCGCAGGTTATCTTCTATGCTTACGCTTCTGTCGAGTGGGTTCACAATCTACTCAAACCAGTTTATAAAGAAATCGTCAAGGACTCTATCACAGGTGAGGAAACGACAATAGTCCACGAGATAGGACCTCAGCTTGATAAGATGGCGGTGTCTGAGTTTGGTCTGTACGAGAAGAACAATACAGACCCGCACGGTCTTGAAACAATGTTAGCCGGCTTCCGAGTTCCTTCAGCTGACGACCTAGTTTATGTTACCGACGGTGAAGTTATCCTAATCGAGTGGAGGGTTACTGTTCGAGCGATTATGCCGAATGAAGGGGTTCGTATCACTGGTGAGCCTGCACCTACAGGTATTGCAGTTCTTGCAACATATCTAGGAGAAACACCATCTCTAGACAAGCAAGTTCAGGTTACTGGGATTGTTAAAGGAGACCCTGGAGTACGTCAAGGTATTACCTGGAAACTCGACAATGCTGATGAAGCAGCTGCTGGTACTCATCTATCAGCTAACGGTCTTCTGACTGTTGATAAGAACGAAAAGCTAGACGTGCTTTATGTGTCAGGTACTTCTGTTGTCGATTCTCTCATAACTTCAAGGACTGCGATACTTACCGGTCTCTTGAAGAATTTCGTGACCGGCATCACTTTGACCACAGAGTCAATAACTAGCTTTGATGTTCAGTTCCGAGCTACGGTTTTAGGTCGAGGTACGTTCTCTCAGAACGTCACATGGAAATTCGGCGACCAAAAGCCAGACAAGCCCACAACTACAATCAGCAGTACTGGATTGCTGCACATGGATTTTGAAGAGACTGCTGATAAGTTTCAGATTATTGCCACGTCGGTAGAAGATGCTAATGTATTCTCGGTTGCTGCGGTTGTTCGTATCGATAAAACTGCAGGTACCTATGTCATTTCCGATTTTACCATCTTAACCGAGGGCGGTGAGTGATGTGATTTCGAATGAGAAAGAATTCTGGACTGTCGGATATTCTCAATGGGGTAGATGGCAGGTCAGAAAGGCAACTGTAGATGAACCGGATAAGTACACTTTGGTAGAAGACCTAGGTCCTGCTCTGAAAGCTGCTTATCTAGAAGCGGACGGTGACTTTATTTATAAGACAGGGGAAGAGCACTTATCGTTGATTACATCCGGTGTACCTTGGTTGTTCGTTATAACGAACTCTGGGAAGCTGTATGTAAAGAGGGTAGGTGCTTCTTTGGATACAGTAATATTGCTAGATACAGGAGTTATTCAGGCGTCTACCTGTAGAGGTTGGAAGTCGGAACGGTACTCGGTAGATTCTGGCTTGCTTGTTACCTATCGAAAGTCTGTAGGCGTATTCCTCCGAGAGTATTATCGAGTTAGCGGGGTGTACACATGGAATCCTGCTCAGATGATCGTACCAACTTCAGCAAATCACGTCGAAATAAAGCGACTGAACGACTTTCGAATTGCGATTGAGGTAGATAACCGACTTTTCTTGTCAGACAGGTACTATATAGGCGGTACAACGAAAACGGAACTTCTTAATCCGAATATCGTAGAGGAATTTGACGTATGGTCATTTACTGCTAATGACGGTGAGAAATCCGATTTAGCAGTACAAGAAGTAACCTTACATGATAATACAGAATTCTGGGTTAAAGCTAACTACCCTTTCTATTCAAGAGACGAAGCATGGAATGATATTTCATTAACCACCTCGGTAGTGTCAGGTCAAGGAATCGAACGGTGGTACATAGAAGACGGTTTGCTAAAAATCAAGATGAAATTGCCGGTAATGTCTGTGCTGGCATATATGTCATTTCGGATTAGAGCACTTAATCGATTGAGGTTCGAAAGAACTCCCCAAAGTCGTCCTATATCTCCGCAATTAGACATAATCTACCAAGCACCGCCTGTTCAACCTAGTACGGAAATCTTATCACCAGATATTCACGCTTCGTGGTCTATGCGTATGATTGAGAAACGGAATTTGAAGGTTGATATAAATGAGCACCTTGCTCCTGATATTTCAGCTAATCTGCAGATGACTCTTACGAAAGTTAATAACATTCTTAATGTTTATTCAGAACGACTGTCACCAGTCATATCCGCTACTTTAAGTCCAATTGTAGTAGAGTTGGTGGGTGACAAACCAGTATAAGGAGGTATTTCTATGAAAGTAGAAACTTCGGTTGCCTTGCATAATAGATTCGAGGCAACTTTGGTTGATAAAGAAGGTAAAGTTAAACAGCGTGCTACAGCAGAGAACGTAGTTCTGAATCGTTGGTATGAATCCATGAACACTGCGAACAAAAATCTGAACATAACCGGAATTATTATCGGTACGGGTACAGGTACACCTGCAATAACAGACACAGATTTGTTCCAGAAACTAGGAAGTAAGTCTGGTACTATTGGTAATGTTAAAATATTAGGTGACAACCAATACTCGATGACTGTGACAGTTACATTCACAGAAAACGAGGGTAATGGTCTTCTGACGGAAGTCGGAGTCGGAACAACGTGGACCGCTTACGACAAGAGTGGTACTCCCTATACGCACGCAATGTTCACTGATGCTGAAGGAAGTACTATCGCAATAGAAAAGACAGATACCGACCGCTTAACAATCGTAGCAACTCTTTATCTTTCGATTACCTACCCCTCGTCTATTATACCTTGGCCCGTCGGCTACAATCGACAACTAATAGCAATTCCTGCAGGTAAGTCAATCGAACCAAAAGAAATGATTTTAAGTGATTTACCTGAGCTTATTCAGCGATGTTTCGGTGGGTCAAGGACGCCTCATTATATGTCGTTAGTCCTCGCAGATAAGGCTGGATACTCATCCGCTCCGATAGAACTGACAGTATCAGCGACCAGCACCCAGTCCGGCATAAGAGTGACCGCGAACCGGGTACTGTCCGGAGAACAGAATTTACAGTATACCTATCAGATTAAAGGATTGAGCTGTGAACTAGGTCTATTCTATTTGCCCAATCATGATGTATTTCCTCCGCTTTCGGTTAATCTAGAAGCCGTGGGTGATGGTGAGAAAACCGGATTTAATTTCGGCATTGCTGAACTTATGCCTGAGGTTGAGGTTTATGTCGACGACGTACTACAACCGACGAGTGCCTACACCTGGAACGGAAAAGATTTTAGCATAAGACAGGCTTGGGCATCCCAGAACGGAACGTATCTAATATCTCAACCTAGAGTTGAAAAACGCCAATGGTCAGGTTGGCTGAATCCGGTTGCATTCGGTAGTTATGATTATCAATGGTACTGGAGCTCAACCCCGATATTTATCTATGATTTTGGCACCACTAAATCGGTAAATGAGTTGCGGTGCAGTAGTTGGGGCAATCCAAAGACGTGCATTCTGTACAAATCTGACGATAAAGAGACCTGGACTGAAGTTTCCAGAATAACGGATATGGTTTCTGATAACAATTACCAACAATCATTTACACCAGTCACCGCTAGATACTATAAATTAGAATTCGATTCTCTACAGGGGTTTCCTAGTCAGCAGAGCGATGCAGGTAAAACGCTAGGTGCGTTCGACTTCGTAACCAATCAGCTTGAATTTGTCACACCTCCCGCTGCTGGTTCGGTAATTAAGGTAAAGGCGAAGACCGAATACCCGATTAAGAATTCGAATTGGCTTATCGACCAGATGGTGCTTGATTATAGCATTACGAGAGGTGGTACTTAATGAATATTGTGACTGAACTACAGGTTCCGACACCTCCTTCTGATAATCTAGGATTCTATGAGCACACCGTACCGACGTGTGTACTATCGAATCCAGATAATGCCCAGTCTGCTAACATTAAGCTAGGTCTCTACAGCGATGTGGCATGGGCGTCGGATTCAGCAGACGCTAAGCTATCGAATGCGTCATCCTGGGGTACCAAGACTCTACCAGGAGCCGGCACTTTCTACTTCGCCAATCATGAAGATGGTGATCCCACAATGGGACATCTGGAACCTGCGCAACATGATGACTGAATCTATAATGAGATGAATAAGGTAAAGCAGTCAGCGTCTCTACCGAGGTGCTGACTGTTACCAGAAAAGGAGGAATTTTCATGTCAAATCAAGAAAGAGAGCCTTACGTTCTCGACTTCCCGAACGGTCAGACAGTAGAAGACATATTGAAAAAAGCTGACCAGCTTCCAACTAAAGCACAGCTTGACCAGCAGATGGCTAGCAAGGCTACGACATCTGATGTTGAGCGCGAGACTCAGAATCTTCAGAATCAGATAAATGAAATTGTCAGAGCACCAGAAAGCGGTGGCGACGTCGGTGCGGAGGTAGCTCAGGCGAGAGTAGATGCAGACGGTGTGAATCATGCGACGCTGAAGGAACGCTTAGATGCTGACAGTGATTGGGCTTCAGACAATATCAGCACAATCAAGTCCGATACAGAAAATATCTTTATGTAAAGCATCCTTTAGACCGTCAGCTGTTCAACGTGGCTGCAATTCCCGCCTCGCCCTTAAAACTCACAGTACAGCAGTCTACGCAGAAGATTGTTTCGAACATCGGCTATCGTATGTATGTGATTGAAATCAACGGAAAAGTTGGAGATTCCTATTCATACAACTTCCTAGATAATGGGACAAGCATTATCGGGTATGGATTAAGTAATATCTGTGCAACAGATAAACTTCCAGAAGTTGATGATATCGTGCAGTGGGGTAATAATTCTCCGACAAATAGAAGGGGAACTATAACTCTTGCAAATGATTCAAAATATCTGATAATTTCTATAAACACAACAGCAGCTTCCGCAGCAAACGAAAGTGCTTATACCGCAGCTTGCAATGACCTCATGGCACATATAGTTGTGCGAGTTGGTGCAGATTACGATACAACCTACTATGCTTATGAAGAGGAGGCAGAATATGTCTTCACAGTGACTGATAAAGAAGCAGTAAAAGGAATAATAGATGAAACTGTGCCTGCATGGGCTATGGGTGATACTCCGCCTACCTACACGGCCGAGGATGTAAATGCGGTCAGCATTCTTCAAGGTTCACAGAATTATGGAAAAGTACTGGTTATCGGTTCTGACGGAAATGTGACACTTGGTGAAGGTCCAGAACTTAATCCGAACGCGATACTCAGATACTACCCCGCAATCACTTTCTATGTTGGCGAAAACCTTATAGACAATCAGACTGAAGTGACACTCGGTAGCAACTGGAGCGGAAATCTTGAAAACGGATTTACTCATACATCAGGCGCAGCGGATGAAATGATTATAGAGTTTTCAACGGAATATGGGGCAAGCTATTACATTGATTTCGATGTGTCAAATCAGACAGCTGACTTACTCGTCACCATAGGTGATGAGCCTTATGTCGACCCATACAACGGCGAAAATCATTATAACATTGGAATAATATCAGATGGCGGAAAATTGAAGCTAAAAGCTGCGAAGGCATCACTTGCCGTAACGATTACTAACCTGAAGCTCAGAAAAATCGGTACAACAGGAACTGCTATAACATTACCTGTGGAAAATGTCGATGCAGGACTGAATACTAGCAATATCACTGGCTTCTGGAACATTGCGATTGGTTCAGATAGAACACAGGCAGCTAATCAGAACGGTTCCCGCAACATTGCCATTGGCGTCCAAGCTCAGTATAAACTGAAAAGCGGTACAAGAAACATAAGCATCGGTACATTCGCAATGCCTTTTGTCACCGAAGGTGATAGGAATATTGCGATTGGTGCTGATACTATCTATACAACAACTCAATATTCTAAGAGTGTGGCATACGATAATGTCGCAATCGGCAAAGCAACTATGGCAAACGGTCAACTTATCGCGGGGAATGTTGCTATCGGGTCTGGAGCAATGAGCCAGAATGATGCGAACGCAGCAGGAAACGTAGTCGTTGGATATCATGCAGGATTCTACGCACATAACCGCTCAACTCACGTAGGCTACAACGCAGGCTACTACACCAAAGGCGACAATAACGTTTCGGTAGGCTATAACGCCGGCAATGCGACGTATATTACTGGCGACAATAATGTGTGCATCGGATATAACGCAGGATTTAGCGTTAGCGGAGCAGCAGCATCCGACATTAAAACTGTCGATAACAGTATTGCAATTGGCACAGGCGTAAAAGCAACCGCAAGCAATCAGACTGTTATAGGCAATAGCTCCCAGTCACTAATCTTATGCGGGAAAAGAATCATATTCAATAGTGACGGAACCGTTACCTGGGAATCACTGTAATGTAGATATTACGACCACGAAAACAGTAGACTGAGAAGTGATAACACGAGCAACGAAGACTTAAAGCGTAGAGACTGAGAACCTGTATAGAAAGACACCCACTGCGACAGACTTCAATCATTCACCCAATTCCGCAACCTGAATTTCAAACCTATAATAGATACGAGTACGGAACCTACACTTGCTCGTATCTATTTTTATCCACAAACGATACCTTTCACTATAATAGATTAAAATAAGGAGGTGAGCACATGGCAAAGTATACTGTAGGCGATTATCTTGGTCAAGACAGTACCGAGTACCTGGTGTATCAGCTGTTATCCAGGTGGCAGCAGTCAGTAGAACAAATCCGTGCCGAAATACCTAAGGTGAACTATCAACCTAGGCTGGTCAGTGTTGACGTGAATACCTATCATGGTAATGAGTCCAGGATTGCTTATAATCAGATTGGTAGTCGTGATTCTCAAAATCGTTCGTATGCTAAGGTAGAGATTAGTTTCTCTGGCGATTCTACTGCATACCTAAATCTTCATATCTTGAACACCTCACGAGTATGCAAACCCGCCATCGATACATTCGCAGTTGGAGAATATCTGCAATCTCGAGATGGGTTAAAACTGCGTCTAAAGCCTAATGGTGACATTCAGTTCGATGAGGATGCTACTGTTCAGTCAGCATCAGCCGCGGCTTACCTACTGGTGCGATGGCTTGATTAAGGAAGGGTGCGGTATCGCATGAACACAGATACTATGTATGGCAATAAGCCACTCTATGCGTATGTCTATATTAGCATACGTAGAAAGGTTGCTTTTCCATTATATCTAAGGAGACAGCGACAGCAAGGGTACTTGCATGGTGTATTCAGAATAGAATGTTACTCTGAAGCTGAGGTGTCGTGGTACCGACAGATGTGTGCTCGTATGTCGCATTGGCTTGTTCTATTACAGATAGATTACATCGAGCTGATAAATGACGGGTACATAGAAAATATAGATGGAGGTGGTAATCTAGAGGCAACGCCGGATATCTTTCCGGTGCGAGAAGGTCTTGACGGGAAGTTCTTCGGTGAAACTCTGATCAGAGAAACCTATGATGAAAATCAGATTCCCAAGCACGCTGATAGATATCTTGAAACACAAGACTTAGTATTCATAGCCACAAAAGACGGTAGGTTACTGGCGGTACCACCAGATATTGTTAAGGAATTTTAATTATGAGAGGTCGGTTCGAAATGAGTACAGAAAATATTATCACAATCGTTGTAGCGGTTCTAAGTAGCGGTTTAATTAGCACTATACTCCAGAGACATTGGTCTCAGGTTGACAAGAGGAATGCTAAAGAACAAGAGGACTCTGAAGAAGCAAGAAAGGAAAGAGTCCAGCAAGAGCTCAATACACGAATGCTAAAAAAGCTGTTTCGTGCTAATTTGAACCGTACGATAAACTGCGTCCGGGATAAGCTAGAAGACCCGAACATCTCAGATGAACGGCTTCTGTTGTACATTTCAGAGCTTCATGACGACATGGAGGATTATTTTGAAATGGGTGGTAACGGTGCCACTCATGCCGCTTATGTAGAACTCTACAAGGAAATCAAGGAAATCAAACCGGAACTGATTTCAGTTGCCTGGTTAGATTTTATAGAAAATGATGTCAAGTGAACAGAAAGGTAGGTATTGATTATGAACATTCAGGACATTATTATCGACATTATTGCCACCGCGTTGGCAGTAGCAGCGCTCGCACTGATTCGCTCAGGCATTGCTTGGATTAGTGCAAAAACCAAGTCCGAAAAGATTCAGCTGGCTCTTCAGGAGTTTCAGACAGTTCTGGAAGATGGCATCGGCTATGTCGAGCAGACTTTCGTTCGGCTGGCAAAAGCAGGTGGTACCTGGAACGCAACCACCCAGAAAGAAGCGTTACAGACCTGTGTTGACTATATTCAGAATAATCTGACGCAAAAGGCGTATGAGCTGCTGACAGAGGACAAGGAAGACATCGAGGATTGGATTACTGCTAAGATTGAATCTTACATCTCGTATTCAAAAGAAAGATAATATAACGTAGAACGCCCTAGGCAGACAACTGCTTAGGGCGTTTTTGTGATTTTGTGACTCGTGTTATTATACAATGTATGTATCACAATGAATGCGTGTGTTTTGCGTGTGGTATTCACGTGGTAATAACAAAACCAGTATAATTATATATAAAACAGTACCACGTGGTATGCGTTAGCGTGTAGGTTTCTACACAAACTTCGTTATCGTAGTTGACGATTGTATATAATTTGATATTATAAACGCCTACAAAAATAATGAAGGAGAAAGAACATGATAAAGATAAAATCAACGATACTTATTCTGATTGCTGCGATATCAATCGCAGGTTTTGGTGCAGATGCATCACAGGATGATTCTAGTGCATCAGACGTTCTGTTCGAGGATTTAGGAGCGTGTACCACAGACAACACTCGGCTTGAAACAAATCACCCTACCTTTACAACTGCTACAACTCAGAACTCGACAACTTCCCTATTGACTACATCGACAACGACAACCACGACAACAGTTGTTCAGACTAAAGAACCTGAGTTGGTTACTGAACCTGTCGAAACAGAATCTCCAGTCGAGGTGGTAGAGCCTGTGAGTGAATACTCTGAACTTGACGAGCCAGAATCTAATAAAGCTTCCCAAGAAGCTCCTGGTGCTCTTATTCGAATTGGTATGCGAGGTACCTACTACGCACCGGGTAGATGGAATAAATACTCGAAAACCGGAGGTTCTGGTCGTTCTTTAATGGACTGCAATTCTGGTGGTGACGGTTATGCTAAGGGCAGTATCGCCAGTGGTTACCTCTATAATTTACTTGGTTATTATGCTAACGGAGGTCGAACAACCGTGTGGCTGGTCGTCGATGATTATCCGGAAATGAGTGGTTTCTACTATCTAGATGATTGTAGCGGTGCTGACGTGATTGACTTCTTCTACAGTGCTAACCGCAACTGTCAGTTTAGTCGTGCAGGTGTGGTGTCTGTGGATGTATATTACGCAAACTAAGAAAGGATGAATTTAATGGACACGAATGTTCAGACAAGCAATCGATACGAAGCAGAAGCTTTTGATAACGATTATAACTCAAGGGACTACACTTGTCCTGTCTGTGGCAAACTGTTTCATCTTCCTATGTATATGTCTCGGTCGGATTACGCCTACACGATTACGGTTCGTGACAGAAAGACAAAGAAGAATTTACAAAGAAAATGTTGCAGTTATTCTTGTTATAGAAAAGGTTCTCAATAATCGTTATAACCACAACTTCGATACTAAACGATTTCGTATTGTATAATATGAATGTAGTTAAACACTACAAGACAACCTTATCCTAATAACTTCTTTCCTAACTCCACGGGGCGTCCCCCGCCCCGCTTTTTGCGGCAATGGTGAAATTGGTAGACACGTGCGGCTTAGGACCGCATTCTTTCCTAGAGTCGGGGTTCGAGTCCCCGTTGCCGCACCACAGGTTCTTGCATTCTAAGCCAGGTGTTGCGAAAGAAGAAACGCAATCTATTTCCTAATACTAGAAGACCATTTATCTAGATTATTATGCCGGTGTGGTGAAAGTGGTAGACACGCAAGATTAAGGGTCTTGTGTCAACAGACGTGCAGGTTCGAGTCCTGTTACCGGCACCAACCAACTTGAAGTGTATGCAAATTGGTCAGAAGCAACTGGTTCTGAAATAGACCAGAAAGAGCGAAGTACCACGTGTCTGATTTGGTAATCGGTCCTAATATCGGCGTGGGAAAAGCTACGTGGGTTCGATTCCCACTACTTCAGGTTGATATAATCTGAGCGCCGCCCTGGCAGACGAAAGAAGAAAGGTCCTGTGTGAAATGCGGACTTTGGGGCAGCGAGGGTACGATATAGCTGGGAAACTATCCGTTGCTCAGACTCATGAAGGCGGGCACAGCCTCCGGTGTAATTCCGGCGTCCCAGAACGGGTGGTGCACACCTTAAGCAGGGTATAGGGTACAATAAATCCTATCTAACATCGAGACGAGGTAATAACTTGTCTCGATGACCTGTTTATAACTTCGGAACCTGTATCGGTTTTGTTGTATACTATAGATACAGTAGAACGTACACAGGAGGTAATGCTCAATGCTTAAACTTAATGCTCAGACAATGCAGAAAAACGGTATGGGTGTTGCGTGGATGCTCGCGCATAACGGTAAAGAAATTCCAGTTCAGGTTCATGTCTACGGTGCTATAGGTGAACTTGACGAGAACGCAGCCGCTGCTATCTGGATGATCAAATATGCTCCGTATGATAAGTTGGTTCCGTTCCTTAAGCAGTTCGTAGCATATACAGCTGTAAATCAGGTACCTTATACCGACAATCGTGACCAGTTCAACGCTGATTTAGCTAAAGAATTGTCAAGTGGCGGTAATCTGGGTAAGCAGGTAGGTTGGTCTAAGGAACAGACTGCTGATTACCTTCTGAGTCTGGTAAAGGATATGTCTATCGACGAAATCTATGACTTAGGTGATACTGTAACCGAGCACACAGGTGACTTCGTTGCTAAGGACTTGAATGAGACATTCATTCGTGTTCGTATGGGTGGCGAGTATGATACAGATAAGTTGACTGGAGATACATTCTTCCGCATTGGTTCTACCTATAAAAATTGGACAAACGCAATCTATATGTTCGTTCACGAGCACAAGAATGTTACCAAGATTTATGTAGAACGTGATGCTGAGTCTGACGGTAAGACAAGTCTAACCGAGCGTGATGTCATGATTAACGGTATGTCTAGAGAAGAGTTCTTATCAGCTGAGAAGCTTCCCTTCTTAGGTTCTAGACATGACGACGGTATTATGGCTACAATCTATAAGGTTATCAGCAACGGCAATTACTCCGATTTAGCGCAGGTTAAAGCGAACTCTTCAAGAGTTGCTAGACTCTGTGATAAACTCCGTATGGAGAATATATCATGTAATTACAAGACCATTCAGGCACCTTGGGCAAGTAAACCAAAGAATCGCAAGACAAACATAAAGTAACCAATCCTCGCAGCCTTGAGCGATTGCAAGCGAGACGGAGTCACAACGAAAGGCAGTCCGAGGCAACAGTCCCGAACTTGCGTAGTTGCTCGTGAAAGAAAGGTAAAGGCTCTGCCCTTGACATGTCGAGGAGGTAACGACTTATCGACGTGACCGTTTATCAATGATTCTGCAGCTGGGGCAATAGTCTTGGCAGCGAATAGGGAAGTCAGTGGTAGCATTGACACACTGAAACATCTGGAGGGTTGGTGTTCAGACAACGGGGTGTAGCGCAGTTTGGTTAAGCGCGCCTGGTTTGGGACCAGGATGTCGCAGGTTCGAATCCTGTCACCCCGACCAATACACCGCACGGGTGGCTATGTAGAGCAATCGTCGGATTAAAGTTCCCTGGATTTAATTCGGTTTAAGAACTTTCGGTGCGGTATATAAATGAATATGGGCCTAGAAGTGCTGGGTACTCTACTTTCAGCTTCGAAGAACTGTTATCAAGGAGAGCGAACTGCTCACATCTATTCGCTCTCCTTCTCTCCTATATACAACTTCGTTTTCGTGGTTGTAATGTGTTATAATAGTGATACAATAAAGCACAACACAATATGGTACCGCAGCGCGGCTAGATGACGTGCATTCACGAACGGGAGCATAGGCGATTGTAACTCCCGCCGCCAATCGCCAGCAGGGGTAGGACCTGCCGGTACCACCACCCGGGAAACCGGGAACACGTTTTGTTGTCTCCTTTCTTTTGTTCTACATTTATTTTATTTTCTTCCGACCCTTCAGGGTCACTCTTTGCTCGGGTAGCCCAACGGCAGAGGCAGTGGTCTCAAAAACCATTCAGTGACAGTTCGAATCTGTTTCCGAGTACCAGATGCTATTTTGAGTATAAGATATGATTATATGCTAGGAGTTAGGTAATAACCTGCTTTGTTCACCAATAAATTGCCGATATGTCCGAGTGGTTTATGGAGCTGGTCTTGAAAACCAGTGATACTGAAAGGTACCGTAGGTTCGAATCCTACTATCGGCGCCAGATGTGACGAAGGAAGAAACGCAACTTATTTCCTGGTGCTAAAATATCATTGGGAAATCTGGGGATTTGCTGACGGTCGTCACATTACCAAGCAGGCTGTGCCAGCAGTCCTCCGGTTTTAGCCCGGCGTTGTCTCTAGGTCTGGATAGCCTATTGGCATGAACCTCTACGATAAAGAGGCATTTGCGAGCTTGGTGGAATTGGAATACAACCGCTACCGAGGCAGTTCGAGTGGACATTCACGACGTGGCTGATAAGGTAGAAAGGTTTCGGGAATGTCAAGACGGAACCATGCAGGTTCGAGTCCTGCAGCTCGCACCAACGGGAGATAGAACCTCCCAGCGAAGATGTGGTTAAAATCGGAGAGGGTAGTCTATTACCCGAACACGAGTCTTCGCTATTTGGGCCTCTAGCTTAATTGGTTAGAGCTTCCGGCTCATAACCGGAAGGTTCTGGGTTCGAGTCCCAGGAGGCCCACCAGATACAGACAGAAACCTAAATGGAGGAACTTATGGCTATTGAGGAAGTTTATAAACAATGGAAATCCGAACCATGTAATAAGGGTGTACTTTGTGCTTACGGTGGTATAGAAGGTGGCCCAGGTTATTTGGGTTTCGGTTGTTGTGAACACGAAAATCATTCGGATGTAAGATACGGCTGTAAGCGGTGTCCAGATAACTGTCCGGATTTTTACCCAACTTCTGAAAATCAATCCTTTAGCACATTTCTTAGATTATATAGAAATAATTCTTCCTATTACAATGAACAATATAATATACCGGAAGAGGATGATTACTATTATCCTGGTTAATGCTACTATGCCGGTGTGGCGAAATTGGCAGCACGCAAGGGACTTAAAATCCCTCGATGGATACATCGTACCGGTTCAAGTCCGGTTACCGGCACCAATAAACGCTGTAGGTTCTACTACAGCGTTTTGTTGTATGCACACGATTTCACGGTTTTACTATAAAAGTATACACGGTGCACAACCGTGGTGTAAACCACAGCGTGCTACGTGATTTATAACTTCGTAACCATATATCTTTTATGTTATAATAAGTATGTAAATATTACATTAGGAGGTATCTTATGGATAAGTGGTATAGCCGTTATAGAAGAGGAGACGTCTGGTTCTTACATTTTGACGACGAGGCTGGAGACGGTAGCAGAACGTCATCTGTGCAGAAGAAGTCACGTCCCTATCTCATCGTGTCTTGCGAAGAGAACAACCTTAACGCACCTATATTTAATGTCATTCCGATAACTACCCGTGATTCAGACCATCTTCCTATGCACGTCTATTTTAGATATAGGGACGGACCTGAAGGAGGTCGGAATCAGATTATTCTATGCGAACAAATCACGACGGTGAGCATAGAAGTTTTTCGGTCCTCTAAGTCTAGGTTCCTGTACTCGTTCAATATCGAGATGATGAACAAGGTAGACGAGGCTCTCACCAGACAGCTTGGGCTCAAACCTCGAATTGCAGATATGCACGTCTTAGAGCGAATTGTCAATGAGCTCGCTGAGACAGAAGCAAAGCGAATTGCGGCTATGAAGGAAAAAGAAGTTCAGATGAGAGTCGAGGCTCTAGCTGCTAGCCTCATCAAGAAATTCAACCTCAAGCTGGACACCACTGCGCTTCTGAACGGAACAGAGTACCGAGATTCTGAAATGCAGTATGCTGACAAATCAGTCGTAAAGACCATGCGAGAAACAGCTGCTGAGCGCAGAAAACCAGAAACTGTCACACCCAAGAAGACAGACGCCCAGGCAGGAACAGGAGAATCTGAGGACAAGCCTAGAAAACGTCATAAGTGGTCGATTGAGGAGAAGAAACAGTTCTTGGAAGATTACAGAAACTTGCCTATTTCTAAGATGTCTGAAAAGTACGGTATCAAAAAGTCTTCGGTGACCTATAATGTTTGTGTATTCCGAAAAGAGGTAGGTACTGATGACTCCAGTGCAGAGATTTAATGATAACATAAAGCTGGTGCACTATTGCATGAGGAAGATATCTTACTCTGCACCTTATCAGGAAGATATTCGCCAAGAGGGTATGCTAGCACTTTGGCGTGCATCTCAGTCCTTCGATGAGTCACGAGGGTGTTCTTTTGCTACATACGCAGTACCTTGGATACTCGGGTCTATGAGAAGGTTTTAAGGGAGAACTGTTCAACAATACGAATACCCAGATCTATGTGGGAGAAAGGGGAGTCAATATCAGTAGGTTCTTTAGATGCTTTAATAGACGACGAGAAGAGTGATACTGTTACCTTTGAGCACTTTATACCAGGTGAGCCAGACTTTTACCCGGAACTGTTCGAGGACCAGATTGAAGATTTCTTAACTACCGTGACTAATGACCAGCATAGGAATATTTATGAGGAATTCGTCTATGGTGCTGTTTATGGTGACGCACCCACTCAGAAGGAACTTGCTGAGAAATATGGGTACTCTCAAGCGCAGGTCTCTAGACTTATAAAGAAGTTCCGAAAAGAATTCCGAAATTTTCTTAATCGAATTGATAAAGGAGGGGCGTTATGGACGAAATGAGGATTACCCGTAAGATGGACATCGAGGCGCTCAGAAGCCTTTGCATCAGATACAATCTGTATCGTGAGGGCACGAACGAGCAGTACAGCGAGATGTTCGAGATTGCTCGAGGTGCCCGTACCGATGAGCAGTTTCTCAGAGTAGCACAGAACATCTGGGAGCATTCTTGCACAGACGACCTGACAACTGCCGGGTTTGATTTCGAAACTCTGTGCTGGTATGTGTTCAACGACTGTGTGAGGACGTACATCAATGCAGAAGAATAATCCGTTCGTTCAGAATGTCCTTGTAAACGGTAGCCTGGTTGTGTTCGGGTTTCCGAGACATAGGCAACCACGTGGGTAAGTTCTTAGTCTATAGGGTTGTCGATGACCGTGCTTGGTATTGGTGGATTACCGAATCCAAACTCAAAGCACTTTCAAGTGCTGCAGGTGCGTGCGGTCATGTAGAACAGATAAGAACATTTGAGAGACCGAAAGGAGGTAGTCATGGCAGCAGAACCTAGAAGGATATGCTCACCTATCAACTACGCAAATCTAGCAATATTCACAAAGGGTGCTGAACTTCCCGCAACCGCAGTCAACGACAAAAGCGAGAATGTAATCGTAACGACAGAACCTAGCGACCTAGGTATGTGCTATCGACTTGATACTTACCAGAACAATGGCTGGGTTCGCATCAATCGATATTACAAGGACGGTGCCTGGGATGAAGAGTATGGAGGAAGATAAGATGGATAAGATTAATCCGGAAATTTCTGTGTTCACCACAATGCCGAATAATGGATACCTTGCGATGGTATTTCAGGATACCGGCGTAGCAATGTCTGCAAACTGCAGCAAGAAGGATGCCTACGAAGGTCTCCTTGAGGTGTGCTCGCACTTCTTGCTTGACTGCATCGACGACGCGCGTCCGGATTTCAGCAAGTTTTCAGGAGGTGAGCCTACACCGGAGGAAGAAGCTCAGATTGAGAAGTACGCTGAATTGGTAGCATCGGCTCACGATACTTTCTGTGAAGATCTCAAGAGCAGACTTACTATCGGGAGTACTACCAAGCAGCTTGAAGATACAGGACTGCCACACATTTTTGCTAAGATGCTCGCAACCGGAATGGAAATTTTCCCAGGAAAATCTGAGCGAGCATTCGAGGATGACGGCTGCGATGATGAAGACCTGGACGACCCAGACGACGAGTTTAATCTGGATTGAGAATCCAGCATCTTCGGTTCAAAACCGAATGCTGTGTTATAATACATATACAGTAAAAACAAAACCAAAATCTAATGTGTAGGAGGTAACAGATGAAAGTCACGGTTGTCGCATTGAATGCTGCCGAGTCTCGTAAGGCAATGGAAGGACTCACAAAACTCGGCAGAGGTATAAAGGATTTCCGCAAAGACTGGAAAGACCAGCGTGTGGATGCCGAAACAATCGAATCGTTCGTGAAAGGGCTGCGTGTCTTTGCGAACTACTTCGAAGGTCTCCTGGCAGATGAGCCGGAGGTAGAACCTGACGAAGACGAACCTGAGTATGTTCAGTCTGATGTAGTGCAATAGAGTACATACTGCTGGGATATCGGCAATACGGTCATGTATCTCCGTTCTTTTGTTCTACATCACTTATTTCATTTTACTCAGTATCTGCTGGGACTATTCTGGGGTATAGCCAAGCGGTAAGGCAGCAGCCTTTGACACTGCTATTCGTGGGTTCGAATCCCGCTACCCCAACCAATGGGCTTGACACGCCTCCGGTCCATGCGTACCACGTCAAGCCTACAGTATGCGTTACCTGGTCTGGTAGCATAGAGGTAGTGCGTAGACGCCTGATAAGGGTCTAAGACGCGGGTTCGAGTCTCGCCTTGGTTGGGTAACGCATGCTTAAATATTCTCAAGTCTTCTGAAGGTAGGCGGTCTGTATCGCGATAGGTCGTCGGCGTGGGTTCGATTCCCACCTTGAGAGCCAAGGGCTTGCCCAAGCCCCACATCCTTTCGGTTTCTAGCAGCCAACAAGTCTTCTCCAGCCATAAGGAAGACCTCCTAAGTGATTTACCCGAGCGGGTTGATGCTAGATAGACCCGCTCACCATTATATTTGAAAGGAGAATATCATGTTCGGTTCGAAAGAATTTATCCAGTTCGGTAAGAAAGCCGTTGCAGACTATTTCAATCAGCATCGTGATGTGTCTGACTCTCAGGAGCTCAAGGCAGAAGATGTCTATGTTGTCTGGTACAGCAAGACCTTACAGAATCATAAGGGTCTGTTCAGCACTCCCATGTCCGACGGTATGTATTATGAAGTTACCTACAACGGCGACAATGACGAGGTTTATGTCGATGCATACAAGAAGTGGGAGAACATCAAGATTACCGGCGTAGCACACAAGCAGGAGGGCTAAGATGAACGCAAAAAGAAGAAAAGAAAGGTGGTGAATAGATGTTTAGAGCTTACAAGATGAGAATATTCCCAACAGAAGAACAAAAGGCATTGATAGTAAAGACGTTCGGTTGTTGTCGTTGGTACTGGAATCAGGCATTGCATGACAATATAGAATACTACGAAGCAAATGGCAGTGGCAAGATAACTACACCTGCAAAATATAAAATGGAAAATGAGTGGTTGAAAGGTGTTGATTCTATGGCGTTATGCTACACACAAATGGACTTGCAATCAGCTTTCTCTAAGTTCTTCAAAGAACCGGATGCCGGATTTCCTAGATATAAATCCAAAAGAAGGTCTAAGAACAGCTATAGAACAACCAATTGTGCTGTGTCGAATGAATTCATCAAACTTCCGAAACTTAAAGAGGTCAAACTTATAAACCATCGTCATAAAACCGGAGTGTGTAAATCGGCTACAATATCACTTACATCGAGTGGCAGATACTATGTGTCCTGCTTGTTCGAAGAAGATGTTGAATTTCTGCCACGAACCGACAAGGAAGTTGGGATTGACCTAGGTCTTGCTGATTTAGCAATATGTTCTGACGGTACTAAGTTTCCTATTCTCAAGCCTTTGCGTAAGAATCTGACGAAATTGAAACGAGAACAACGTAGACTTAGCAAAATGACCTTCGGAAGTAATTGCTACCTTAGGCAGAAACAAAGAGTAGCAGAATTGCATGAGCATATAGCAAATCAGCGCAAAGACTATTTGCATAAGGTAAGTCGCAAGCTCACGAACGAGAACCAAGTCGTGTGTCTGGAAGACTTGAATGTAAAAGGACTTCTGAAAAATCATTATCTAGCGTTATCAATATCTGATGCTGGGTGGTCTGAATTTGTATCTATGTTGCAGTACAAAGCTGATTGGTACGGCAGAACGATACAGAAGATAGACAGGTTTTACCCCAGCAGTCAGATTTGCAGTTGCTGTGGGTACAAATCAGGCAAGAAACCGTTGCACATTAGAGAATGGACCTGTCCTGAATGTGGAGTGCATCATGACCGAGATGTGAACGCAGCTAAGAACATACTTCAAGAAGGTAAAAGAATTTTGGCGGCAGGCACTTGTCGTGACAGGTAGTTTATGCTTTCGGATAAGTTGCGTCAGCCTATAAATGGCATAACGAAGCTGAATCGAGCTACAAGCTCGCTGGCTTTAGACGGCGAGTAGTTGACTTCTAGATTAGGACCTCCTAATTTCTACTGGAAGAGATTCTAGATTATCTTCTGTTCATAGAAAGCAGAAGGTCGACTACAATATAAGGATAAGGAGCAATCATTATGGATGAATCAATCAGAAAGAATGTAGACCACCCGTCGCACTACAATAAGCCAGGTAAGAAAGAATGCATCGAGGAGATGCGTGAGCGTTTCGGTGACCTGGCAGTGTACTGGTTCTGCAAACTCAATGCTTTCAAGTACAATTACCGGGACGGCGATAAGGAAGGTAACAGTGCTGAGCAAGATGCTGCTAAAGCTGAATGGTATGACAACTACGGTGACGGATTGGTTGGTAGTATGACAGCTACCGATATCGGCAGAGCACTCGCACCCTGGGATGAGCAGCTTCGGATTATTCAGAAAAGCATCGAAACGAACAAGGAGAAGAACAATGGCTGAATACAATTTCTGGGACGATAGAACTACGGAGGATAACGACGGGCACTATTGTCCCATTATCGATGGTCATTGCTACGATATGAGCAAATGTGACGAGTGCGAGGAAAATGCAAAGTTCGTCGGAGCACTTTCAACTATCAGAGGCGATGTCTCTGAAAAGAATTAGCAAGGAGGTAAACAAGAAGTGATTGTAATTGAAAATACAGCAGTATCTGGCTTAGAAGCTGCAATTCGGGGTATGAGAAATCCCAAGAATTCTTGGGACCAGTCGGACAGCGAATTCGGCAGATATACTTCTGAAAACGATACTGTGGGTCCTAGAGACCTCATGCTAATGCAGACTCTTGCAGACGCAGGAACAGATCACAGCAAGTTCATGCGCATGATAAATGTTACTTGCGATATTGTTGCCCCTCTCTATTGGTGGAAAGAGTTTGATACATACAAGGTTGGAACGGTTCGCAACAGTTGCAGTACGATGCACAAGATTGCGGATAAAGCGTTTACTCTTGATGATTTTAGTCATGAGCATTTAATTGTTGCGAGCCTTAACTCTTTGAATCGGACAATCGATGATCTGAACTCTTGTCGAGATGGGTATTTGAATGAGGATATATCAAAAAATCCAGAAGGGAAGAAAGAAGTTTGGTGGCAGATGATTCAGCTTCTCCCGTCCAGCTACAACCAAAGAGCAACTGTGCAGATGAATTACGCAGTACTGCGTAATATGTACCACGCACGGAAGAATCACAAGCTGGATGAATGGCACGATTTCTGTGCTTGGGTTGAGAGCTTACCTTATAGCGAACTTATCACGGGAATTAAAAAGGAGGAAGTACCTGTATGAGCATGACCGAATGGGCAGAAGAAGAAATCCGCATTGCTTGCGAACGTGAGTGTGCGGCAATAAAAAATGAAGACGCAGCCGAAAGCAATGCGGGTCTGGAATATGCTAAGGGCTGTTATCAGAGTGCTCTTAAAGCATACAAGTCACTCTGTGATGACGGACACTCTGGTATGAGTTTCAACATCACCGCAGGTATCCTGAAGAGACTCTGTTCTGGATACCCGCTCACACCTATCGAGGATGTTGAAGAAGTCTGGAACTTGGTACATGAAACACCCACTACACTGGAATATCAGTGCCGCAGAATGTATTCGCTGTTCAAGAAAGTCTACAAGGAAGACGGCTCTGTCTACTACCATGACAATGACCGCTTCATCTGTGTCGACCCGAACGGTGCAACCTACACCAACAACTTTATTAACCGGCAGCTCAGCAAGCTCTACCCGCTCACCATGCCTTATATGCCAGAAGGCAAATTCATGGTTAAGGCATTCGACTTCGCTACAAATGCGAACCCCGGTGAGTTCGATACCATCCTCATTCGTTCTGTTAAGGAACCGAACGGGCAGGAAGTGCTGCTGAATCTGTGCTTCAAAGAGACCGAGAACGGCTTTGAGCAGATTGAGATGAAGGAGTACGAAGATAGATGTAGGCAGTATCTTGAAAATGCAGACGATCAGGCTAAGGCACAGCGAGCTGAGAAAGCAGACGATTAGTCAGAGACTGTTTATATTCATCTAATTCAAGGCAAACCCTTTAGCAGAAAAGATAGATAGAAAGGAAATGCTTAACATGGAAACACCAAGAGAAAGAATCATTAACCTGCTCCGCTCTACGCAGGCTACCGGTATGGAAGACCTCATCGCATGGCTCGACGGACCGCACTGCGACTTCTTTACTGCACCTGCAAGCACCAAATATCACTGCGCATACGAAGGCGGACTTGCTGACCATAGCTTAGCAGTGTTCGACGAGTGTGTTCGTCTGTACAATGCTTTCCAGGACAGACCTGAGTTCCGAGAGATGTCCAAAGCCTCTGTAATCAAGGTGGCACTGCTCCACGACATGTGCAAGTCTAATATGTATAAGCAGGTTGAGAAGTCCCGCAAGAACGAAGCTGGATACTGGGAGAGGTATATGGGATGGGACCACGACGAGCAGTTCAAGTTCGGCGGTCACGGCAGTAAGTCGGTCTTCCTTGTATCTAGGTACATCGACCTTACCGATGAAGAAGCAGCAGCAATCAACTGCCACATGGGTACCTGGGATGTCAAAGACGTCCAGACCATCAGTCAGGTGTATAATGAAAACCCGCTTGCATGGATGCTTCACGTGGCTGATGAGTCGGCTACATTTATCTTGAAGAAGTGAGTATGCTTCTGAAGAATAAATTCACCCTCTGGTACTACTCAGCTTCTGCACTTGACAATTTTGGAAGTTCAGAGGAAGTCGAGATTACGGTTGATATATCGATACCGTTGGCAGCACAGTCAGATAGGTTCGACCCTATTATCCTGGAATACTCACCTACCAATGCACCTATTGTAGGTGGAGACGATTGGTATAGATGCGATGTACTGGAAGGTTGGGGTTGTGGTGACCCGGATGAGGAAACGGTAGTCTATACATATCACAGACCGCTTTAACCTGAATTTAACTGCCCTGGTGTAATAATCAGGGCAGTTTCTATATCACTGTTGAAGAATATAATAGATAGAGAAACCTATCGTTTCTCACCATAATATCAACGGTTTTGCGGGACGCACGTGCCGTGCGTGTGTAATTATACAAGCACGATGCAGCAGTTATCGCATGCTGTTAAAGGAGGATTTCTATGCTAAGATTGGGAATAGTCAAACCTATCGTGCTATCCTGCATGCTGATGCTAGATAGCAGCACGCTGGGTAAGATGAGCCTAGACTGCGCTACGAACGGAATGCGAACCAACCATAAGTTCTATCGAGGCGCTGAGGAGAAAAAAGCTAAGCGAGAGTTAGAACAGGCCCTGCGAAATGCAGATGTAGATGACTTCAACTTCTCGCACATCCTCGACCCGAATGCGTTCAACCTGAGTGATGGTGGCATCTCCGATAAGACGTACCGCACCGCTAATAATGCCTTCTTCACCTTGATAACTCAGTACAATGAGGAAGCTAGAAAGCAAGGTAAGGAGACTATTGAGCTGGAAGACATCGTAGACTTCATCAAGTCACTTCCAGCTAACAGTACCACCTATGAGGCGTTCACGATGGAACCTTCTAGGAACCCCACTGGTAATGATTATGTCACCTGCTATCAGCTAAAGGCACCTTTAGGTGCATTCTTACGCTCTAAGATGGACTTGGGCATTTTAGATAAAGACACAGCTGACAGAATCCGAGCAGGCAGCTCGAACGATATGTACGTCAAGCTAATCATTGCACCTACAATGCGTCGTGGTACAGTCAAGAATGAGAACGGCGAGGATGAAGAGGTGTACGTTATCGAGTCTGGTATTCAGCCGATATCGATACACAGAGACGCTGACTCTGCTAATACTACACCTAGAAATAATGTAAAAGACAAATCCTGGGATATGGAAGAAGGACTTACTCCTGATGACCTGAAAGATGCGACACATCGTTACCTGAAGGATGCCAAAGCAAGAAGAAAGGCAGCTAAGGAAGCAGAGAGTCAGAAGGACGAGACCGAGAAATAACAGAACTTCGTGACGACGTATGAATTGTGTTATAATAAGTATGTAATAAGAACACAACCGTCGATTAGGAGGTATGTTTATGCTGATGTATGATGGTTCTAAAAGAAAACAGGTATATGGATATCTGGAAACCTTTATCAATATTCTAGGTGGTTCTAATGTCACCGACAAGCTGACAGAATGGATTAACTCTGATGATAATCTGAGTCAGGACCCAACAGCAGATGTACCTAATTTCCGTATACTTACAGATGTAGGTACAGTTGATGTCTATTACAGACAGGACGAAGAGGACAAAGAGTACTACCTTGACTTTGAGGTTGACGGCGAGCCCTACTCTGGATTTGGATGTCCGTTAGACTGTTTCTCAGCATGTCTTACAGCAGCGGAGCAGGTAGCGATTATGATTGACAATGCGATTGGCTAAGTGCTATCTTCTAGTAGTCTATCTGATTATGATAGATAACCGCAATGATGTAGGAGGTATATCATGGGATATACATTTACAGGTACAGACGCACAGAAAGGCATTGTCGAAGGCGCAGAGATGTGTATCGTAGGCAATGGAGTTGAGCAGGAAGAACAGTTATATGCTATCTGTTGTGATATGCCTGTGTTCTTTCTTCAAGGTGGTAAATCATTTAGCATTAAGCTAGGCGACAATGTTGTATCTATCAAAGGTTGTATCAATTCAGACATCGTAGGTAACAATCTTGACGAGCTTGACCAGATTGAGATTACACTGTCTGGCATGTCTGATACTCGTCGCCTGATGTATGATGTAAACGATAAGGAGACACTGGTAGGTATAATCCAATGTCTATTAGCTGAGTAAGGGAGGTATGTCATGACTTACGAGTACATCTTAGGTGTAGTTGAGGAATTCTGCAATCAAGCTTCAGAAGGTAAGATAGAAAGTCAGACTATTAAACCTGATACAGGTGCTGGAACCTTAGTATATGTTCGAAATGGCGACAAAGAATATCAAGGTATAATATCTAAGATGTTCGGTGTAGGTAATGCTTACGAAGAATGGAAGTCTGACTTTGTGCTGTTCAGAACTAACGGCAGAATCTTAGCAGTAGGTACTTATACTCTAGGAAGTGCAGCAGAAGAAGAGAATGAGGTAGCACAATTCACGAAGGTTCTTATTACCGAGGTAGACAATCTTAGAATTGACAGTCAGGTAACCTCGATAATGTAGGCCATGGTTGCAAACCAGTCTGCTTAATTCTAAGCAGACGGTTTTTATTGTAGGTGGAGTTACGTCCGCTGAATTGGAGGAAGCAATATGGGAAAAGAAAGCCCTTGTCATGGATGTGTCGCACCTAAGCGATATCCTGGCTGTCATGATAAGTGCAAAGACTACAAAAAATGGAAAGCTGGCGAGCAGGTAAAGAAGGATGCCGAGCGAAAACGCAAGGAGGAAGAGTCTGCGATGTTCGCCAGCTTTAAGCCCAGACGGAGATAAGGAGTCGAATGTGCAGCAAGTAGAGGTAAGCCGAGATGAACTGCTTAAAGCCATCAGGCAGGAAATAATGACGATGGCTCTGGATAAGAACTACACCGACAAACTCTGGACATTATTGCTGCTAGAAGACGCCCTACAGAGTCTCTACATCAGGAGGGAATAACGATGAGAAATCACTCAAACGCGAATACGAGTTCAAGCATACACACGACTTTGCTGATTTCGATACCTAGGCTGGTAGAGACTTTACCAAGAAGAGTTCGCACAGACGAGTTCGCAGAAGCCTAGACAAGAACGCATAGAAATTAGCTGAACAGTATGTAGTGGAACGTCAGGCTTCGGCAGAGCTCGTTAGCAAGAATATTGATTATTGAATAGGAGAAGATTATGGGAAAGAAATTCAGACAGATTTTGGAAGGTCCTCACAGAAATCATATTCGAATCCAGATGGCAGAGTCAACTGCGTATCTCGTTATTCACGACATTTGCACAGACAAACTTCTAACTCCAACAGAGAAGGTACAGCTGATAGACGGGTTTTGTCAAAATACATTAACTGTTGAAGACATATCGAAACATCTTAAGAATGAGTCGATGTCGAGCTTCTGATTTAGCATAAAAATTACAATCGAATACCGTAGTAAACCTAAGAACCTCGCCATTATGGTGGGGTTCTTATTTTGTAAAATGCAGACATGAATGTATATGTATTGCGATGTAGAAAGAATTCAGGTACGAAATCGAATTTCGGTAAATGTCGGTGACAAACCCGAATATCAATGGTACACCGAGCTCTAGGTTAATACCGACGTTACGCATACCAAGAGTTCACTATGGATACCCGTCTGTATCCACCGTTATTCAGGTATAAAAAGACGACACTTGTCGTTTCCGACAGATGTCGTAATCAAAAGCATAAATAACCTGTGAATCGTCGTTCAAACTCACCATACTGCTGGTGGTATGTCACCCGGTTTGTTTAGAATAAACAGACAATAATTCAGGCGTTCAAAACCGGCCCGCTTTAACCAGAATTGCGGTAGGGATTCGAACGCCCATTGACCATAGGTATCGATTATCTGCTATTATCCTATTGCCGCCTAACGACATTCCACCGTTCGCATACGGTGATTTTTGTTGACTTTCCACAAATCTCGAGCTCCGATTCCGGTGGTTACCGACGGGTGGTAGAACCGGTGAAATCGCGATACCGATAGGGGAAACCACCGACGACCAAGCAAGGAGCACAGGATTCCGGAGAAGGAGAGCACGATTCTGGGGAAGGAGCACAGGAAACCGACTACCCATCGTCTTCTTGCTTGAACATTCGCCAAATCGCCTACCACCTTCGAGTTCTGCTATCCCCGGTTTCGACACTTCGAATCCCTCCCTTCGAACTTCGAGCTCGGTCCTACCGATACCACCGCGCTGAAACTGCGGAAATCGAAGTTACCGATTCCCATCTTCTGTTCTAAACCAATCGCTCTGAACAGAAAGTACCGAAGTTCCCAGATGCTTGGTTGGTAGAACTTCTTAATCCACTCTGAGTGTTTCAATCCACTCTGAATAGATTTCACGAAGTTTGTTTTAACTGTATCTATATTATAACACATTTACACAAATGCACGAAGTTTCCATTCGTCGGTTTCCGAAGTACCTGTCTGTGCTTCTGAATACCACCACTCGTAGCAGAAAGAAGAACTCGAAGCTCAGAAAAGCTATCCGAAACCTAACCTACCTAAATCCAACCAAGCGAAAGAACTCGAAGCTCCGCTGGCTGTTCAGCCAATCACCTTTTGTGATAGGACTCGAAGCTCAGAGAGCTCCGCTACCACCGCACGGCTGGTGGTATCCCACCACGCACGCTGTGGTTTACACCACGGTTGTGCACCACATACACTTTATACGGTAACCACGGTACCTCACGCAAAACACCAGCGTGCTGTGGCATGCGTACAGAATCCGGTCCTGTGGTATACCACGCACACCGTGATTTGGGAACTTCGTAATGCCATCCAGCATGTGTTATAATGTAGGTACAGTAAAACACAAACCGGATTGCTACTTAGGAGGTAGAATTATGGATAAACAGAGACTCATGGAGTACAAGGACGCGAAGCACTTCGTCCCGGGCTTCAACTGCGAGACTGAGCGTCAGAAGGAAGTGTTCACGAATTTCTACTATGCGGCTTGCGCACTCATCGGCGGCAACGAGAACACCCTGGAAGATTACGCAGAGGACGACGAGGAGTACATCAGCGCAAAGCAGGTTCTCGAAGACCATGCAGGTCTGGTAGACGACGTATTCGCTTGGGGCACTTCTGGGTTCTACGGATGCGGACTCGAAGGTCCGATGCAGCCTTACCAGAAGCACTACAACCTCGTCGGCAACGATTTCATGCGCAGATGCGCCGAAGCTATTGTAACCGCAATGGGGCATTGAGCCCCATGCGATGAACTTCGTAATGCCAACCAGCAATCTGTTATACTATAGGTACAATAAAACAACCCGTGTGCTTAAGGAGGTACACATTATGGCTAAGAAGAACATTCAGAACAAGCAGTACAATACCGCCGCTCAGGTCCTCGAGCGTGTCGAAGCGAGGATAGCCTGGTTCGAGGACCACCCGCGCAGAAGACTCCGCATCAAAGACTGCTACAACGAGTTCAGCATCTTTGACTGGTGGCCGGAGTATCTGAGCAAGTCGAAGCTCCAGGAGATGCGTCAGTTCCTCAGAGAAGCTATTAAGCTCGGCTACGAAGGATACGTATGCTTCAAGGTTGGAGCTACCGGATGTGCTAACGGTATGTGGGCACACACCGAACTCGAAACTGACGGAGGTTACTCCCCGAATAACTGTCCGTGTCTGTTCCGAAGCTTCACACCGGCTTACCGCTACTGGGATGTCACCGACAAAGACGGTAACTGGGATTTCGAAGGTAAGTACGAGAGCGAAGAGGACCGCCGTCAGAACTGGGACCGACTCAAAACCATCAAGGACCTCGAGGCCTTTATCGAAGCTCACAAGGACAAGGTGTACCGCAAATAAGCGGTACACGATGAATCACAACTTCGTACTGCGCACTAGCATGTATTATAATATAGGTACAGTAAAACAAACAACGCCCAACAGGGCCCAACTACTTAGGAGGTAGCGTTATGGCAAAGATTACGAAGGCACAGGCAGAGACCAAAATCGAGCGTTACCTGGAGCTCCAGGCACTCATCAAGGAGGCAGACGCTCTCAAGGCAGAGCTCAAGGAGCTTGCTAACGGCACCGAAGCTCGCACCTACGTCGCAGGTGACCACAGCGTGTCTATTACAACCGCGACTCGCAACACCGTAGACGCAAAGGCACTCGCAGCTGCGCACCCGAAGATTGCAGAGAAGTTCACCAAGACGTCCACATACGATACAGTCCGCATCAAATGATGCGGACTCACCCCAACTCGAACTTCAAGGAGGTCTAATCATGCGATATAAGGTATTTTACGGAGTAAGCCCTGACACTTATGCCGTGTGTTATGGTGCAAACGAAGACGAGGCTCGGTATAACTTCAGTGAGTATAACCCATGGACGGTGATTATGCGAGTCGAAGAGTTCCCGGATTCTGCAGAACCTGATAAAGACTTACTCGACATGGTTGGCGAGACAGATCCGGAGGAAGCTATTCAGTATCTCATCGATGCTATCGAAGACGCCGGTGTGACGCACCGTGTTGCTGGTTATCTCTACCGACATGGGTTTGGCAGAGATGACGGATAATTACGACACCGCATGCTGCAGTTGCTTGGATACTGCGTGTAAAAGTTATAAAGCAACTGCAGCAAAAACGCTGCATTTGGTACGTGATTTCGGTAATCTGCGTATGAACTCGAAGACAGAAACTTCGTTTCCACGCCTGGGTTTGGCAGAGATGACGGATAATTACGACACCGCATGCTGCAGTTGCTTGGATACTGCGTGTAAAAGTTATAAAGCAACTGCAGCAAAAACGCTGCATTTGGTACGTGATTTCGGTAATCTGCGTATGAACTCGAAGACAGAAACTTCGTTTCCACGCCTGGGTTGTGTTATACTATAGATACAGTAAACACAACACCAGTTCACATATAGGAGGTACAGCGTATGGCTGAGTTCTGGACAATCACGCAGAAGGGTTTCAACTTCATCTGCCACAATGCCGACAAGCTCGTCGAGGACGAGGAGTGGAGCATCGAAAGGGTAGCGGCATTCATGGCAGTACATCACACTCTCACTGTCATGGCAACCAAGTACGCCAAGGGGCTCACGCTCAAGCCGAAGATTGCTTGCATCCAGTACACCTTGAAGTGTGACCAGGAGACTTCTGCTGACCTGGACAAACTCACGAAGGTTCTGGTACCGAAGCTCTGCGAGATTTACAATGCACCCGACACCCAGGGCTATCTGGGTAGACCGCTCAACCTGGTGCTCGACGATGTCGTCAAACTCGCCCAGGATTACATCGCGAAGGAGCAGGAACCGCTTGAGGTGTTCGGGGAAACAATCACACCGACTCCGTTCTTCTCCAGACCGTCGAAGCTGGAGTACGACGCACTCCAGGAAAAGGAGCAGAAGCAGGAGCAGGCCTACTGGGACAAGTTCAAAGAAGCACTCGAAACTGGCAAGGCGGTGCATCACAAGATTCTGATCCGTGAGGGCGCGAACACCTACACCGGAATCATCATCGGCGTTACCGCTCGCTGCGTCTACGTCGACCTTCAGGACGAGTATGGCAGACTTCTTCAGCACAATGCGCGTATGCCGCGTAACTCTCCTAGATTCATTATCGAATCATTCAGATAACTCCTTATCTCCTAAGCTCACATATACCAGAACAGGCGCCTACGGGCGTCTGTTTTGGCGGCGGTTAGAATTAAAAATTCTATACAAGTGTTCACTACTGTGCGTACTCATTTTCGTGTATTCATACGAAATTATAGAAAAAGTCTTGACTTCCAAGAGCCTATACATTATAATGATTATAGTAGCAAAAACTACTAACCCCCAACCTTGACGACTGTTCCACATCGAATAAAAAAGCGTAAAGCTCACACGGGTAACAAAACCCATCGAAGTACAGACCCTCACTTCGATGGGTTTTGTTGTGGTTTCCTGGTGAATTTGTGTAAATCATACAAAGCAATCCTACTCGAAGCTCCCGCTTTCGTGTAGGATTTTTAATTCTACCCCTTTTACATACCTCACATTATAATATATGTTCGCCGGCTTCGCTTCGACTACGCCTACCGATACACATTCTGTCTATCGTACCTATCACTTCGTTATCGGGGTCGAACATATATTATCGGATTCGGCCCCAGGCCATTCGACTAATCGTCTGCTGTCCTTCACTTCGTTGCGGGACTGTCCTTGTGCCTCTTGTCTTCGACAACCCCCACCTTTACCGCCTGTTCCACGACTGTCTGCGACGCATTGCCCTGCGGGCGGCTTTTTAACTTATAACGATTTCTTATACCGCAAACACCGCCATGCCGCAAGCATACCACACGCACGCTACACGCAAAGCGAGGTAAGCCCTTGTGGTGTACAAATTGTAAGACACACCAGCCACACCGCACACACCGTTATGCGTGAGGTTTGAGAACTTCGGAATCGCACCGTGGATATGTTATAATACAGGTACAGTAAACACAACAACAGAAACACAGCACAGCAAGTGTTTACTTATAATACAGAATGGTGCGTGGGGTTAATAAACTTCGCAAACAACACCAGGAAGTGTTATAATGTAGGTACAGTAAAACAAACAAACGCCCACTGGGCACAACAAAGAGTACTTAGGAGGTACACATTATGGCTAAGAAGAACATTCAGAACGCACAGGCAATCGAGAACAACGCAATCGCAACTGTAAACGAGAAGGAGGATGTTACCATGGCAGAGAACACAAAGGCAATCGAGACCGCAGAGGCAACCGCAATCGAAGAGACCGGCCCCAAGACCATGCTTCTGTTCACTGCATCTCGTGGCAAGAACACAAAGCTCGCGTGGAACGAGGTTGTTGTCAATCCCGACGATGCAACCCAGAAGGTCAAGGGCTGCGCAATCGAGCTTCCGACTCAGGTCGCTGAGCTCATCGGCAACGACAAGTTTGTTTCCTACATCGACAAGGACATCATCGCGCGCTGCGTCGAAGAGCAGAAGGCAGTTCGTGGTACCGCAAGCACAGTGTCCGACGTGTTCACACGTTACTGCAAGGTAACAGACACGAAGGGCGACCGTATCACAGTCGCACTGGCAGTGTTCGGCGAGGTCCTCACAGCAATCGAAGCAGGTACAACGAACGGTGCGTGGGTACGCCCTGAGCCTGAGAAGGAGGAAGCTCCTGAGGCTGCCGAAGATCCGGTCGACGAAATCAACCCCGACGAGGTTGTCGACGACATCGCAGACGCAGAGTAAGTCGAACGACAGGGGCAGGGGCCGCAAGGTCCCGCCCCACATGAAAATTCGTAATCCCGCTCAGCATCCTGTATAATATAGGTACAATAAAACACAAGGAGGAAGACGATATGACAATAGCATGGGCACGTCAGTTTGTTAATCTGGTTGCTAACCTCGCAGAGGAGGACGTCACAGAAGAAGACATCGAAGCTGGATTCGAACAGTTTTTGCTCGACGCAGGGTTCCCAATCGAGTTCAATGACACCAAAGAGCTTGACGAATTCCAGAAGTATTTCACCGAAGAATATCTGCCAAATCTGACGGACGAGAAGCCTAAGCCCAAAACCGACGAGGTCTACAAGAAGATGCGTGCGTTCGCTGCTGACAGAGGCTACGAACTGGAGGACGGGGAAATCGAAAGCATTATCGAAGAGGCCGAGGAGGACGGAGACAGCGTACTGGATTGTGCCGATGGGGCTCTCAGAGAGCTCGTCGAAGACTGGGTTGCTGACCACCAGGAATAAGCAAAGCAAGGGCTCGAAAGAGCCTTTTGTTTTCAACTATCGCAATTCGAGTTCCACCAGCATCTGTGATTAAGAAATAGAAGGCGCTCAGCAGAAGAACTCGAAGCTCTAACGAGCTACCGGTACCACCGCTACTGCGAAAGCACCACCTCGCAAACCGTGGTATACCACGTGGTTGTGCACGGTGTATAATTACATATCAACGACACTGAACCCACAGCATGCGTTAGCGTGCTGTGTATTTTTATGGTGTTCACCGCACCGGTGCAACCGTGGTCACGGTTTTTAACGGTGTGCGACAACTTCGGAATGCTACGCTGAGAGTGTTATAATGTAGGTACAATAAACGTACACCCGATACCTAAGGAGGCATCTATGGATATTATCAGACATTTTCTCGAAGCCGCAAAGACAGACAGCTTGACCCTGGAGATTGCTTCTACAGCAGTTCAGAAGTTCCGTGAGGACCGTGCTGCTGTGGGCGACACCGAAGCAGAGCACCGTGCATTCTACCAGAAGTATTACGAATTTGCTAAGGCATGCGAGTCATTGGGAACACTCGGTGGCGTGTCGGGATATGGCAGAGGAGATTTCGTCAAGCTGAAGATTAAGGACCTGTGCAGACTGGTGGATTACAAATTCCCATACGGTTGGAAGTAACTTCGGAATGCTATGTTGAAAGTGTTATAATATAGGTACAATAAAACACAAGGAGGTAGATGATATGAAGATAGCATGGGTAAAAGCATACCTGGAGTTGGTTGAGCGAATGCTGCGTGAACATCCCGAGTTGACCGAAGACGACCTCGACGACCTGTTCCAAGCGTGGCTCATCGACTGTGGACTTCCTATCGAATTTCAGGACCCGGAAGAGGAGCTGTCCGACCTCGAAGGCTACATCGAAGACGACCTTGCACGACGCAATCCGACCCAGCCGGGATAACCTGTTCGTAAAATTCGTGTTCATGTGAGCTTATATGTTATAATGTAGGTACAATAAAGCACAAGGAGGCTCGGTTCCTCAGGGCAAGGGCTATCAGGCAGAAGTCCGTGAAAATAAGGAGGACTAATCATGGCAATAGAAGACCTTAAGCAGTGGGTGCTCGAAGAGTTTGAGCGCAAGTCGGGAATCAAGTGAGTCACCGCGTTGCCGATATCAGCTAACTGCTGGCATGTTCAAGCCGAAGATGGTGAGCTCTATATGCTTAGATGGATGGAGGGTTAATCATGGCAGAGAGAATCGAAGTGTTCACTGAGAACTACGAAGAGATGTATGGGCACAAGCCGAAGGGTCAGGGCACCTGGGCGTTCTTCATCGTGTCCTCTCGCGGTACGGATTTCAACGAACCCATCATCAAGCATGGCCTGTACTCGAAAGCAAAGGCGGAAGCTATCAGAGAAGCCAAGAGCACCGTGGGCGGGTTCCAGGCCCTCATCGTGGGCACATAACTTCGTAATCACCACCACGAATCGTGTATACTTAAGATACAATAGAACAAGTCCCAGATATAGGAGGTTGCTATGCGAACGTTTAAATTCAGGTACACCCTACGCAACGGACAGACAGGGAGCGGGGTTATTGTCGCACCGAATATCGACTCTGTTGGCATTCGGGTAAGAAAGAGATTCAATCTGCACGACGATGTCCGCATGTACGAAGTTGAGGAGGTACCAGATGGGAAAGAGTAAAAGCAGATTCAAGGGCAAGGGCAAGATGAGGTGCCCTATTCAGTCCGTCGACGAGTTGAAGAAAGCAGCATCGAAACGTCTGGAAGAAGAGTTTTCTCAGCGTTATCAGGAAGCAACACTCGAAGGTGCAGTTCAGGGAATGGCATTCGTGATGTATGCACTGGAGATGGGACAGGGCTGGAAGAAGGCAAGGCAGAAGAAACTGTTCGAAAATATGATGAGTATCTGTGACCTGTCTGACGCGGCTCCCTGGTTGCAGCCGTTCAACGCAGTTGACATTCGCAAGCATATCGAAACCGAGTTTGAAATCGATTTCACCAAGCTGCTCAAGAGGGTCGAAGCACTTCCACCGGACCCATAATCAGAAGTTCACTACGGATTGAGCTAGAGGAGGAGACTATGAACGAAAGAGAACCAATCAAACCAGATAAGATATACCGAGTGTGGGAATCGACAAAGGACCTTGTCCCGTTCTCATCTTGGCTTCCTGAGGTGGTAGGCACAACCGCTGAGCTAATCAGAATTGGTTCTGTGTCTGTTGACTATTCCCAGGATTCTTATCAGGAAGTTATTCCAGAACAGCTTCGGTTCATTGATGCGGACGTTACTGCTTATCGTAACCTGTTGACCTTGTTTCGAAAGCGGCACAAGAAGCCTGCAAAAAATAACAGTAGGTAGCCTACTATCGTCTTTGTTCTTCACGTTGCTTTGTACTATAATTATGTAGGATTCTGCGTAGGGTTAACGAAGTTCTTTGTTAGCCCTACGCTTGCGTTTTCTCATCACATACCTACTTTGCTGTGCTTCGTTATCTTTGCTTTCTATCTATCCTGTTCCGTTGTGCTGTATACTTACGCTACAACAATTACCCAGCGTAACTCGAATTTCCACATGCCTAAGGAGAAGCCTAACTTTCGAGTTACGCTGTACCTTACTACCCGTGGTAAATTAACTTCGGAACAGTAACCCAAATATGTTATAATATATTTACAGTAAAACAAACAACGGAAACAAAGAGTACTTAGGAGGTACAGTTTATGGGTAAGAACGTTAAAATTGGTAGAGTAGCATGTGGTAAGTTTTTTGACTTAACAAAGGTGTACACACTGGAGGAGACAGCAGAACTGTTTGGTGGCGACTACGACGAGAAGTGGCAGGAGAACGACAGACAGTTGGTGGAGACGTTTAAGAGAGACGGCTTTGAGTTTTTGGGTTGTGTAGTGGTAAAGGAGGAACTGGCAGACGCACTGGCAGACGAGGGCGTATATTGGGATATGGCGTATGTAGTACGTGGTGTATTGGGCTACGGCGGACGCAACACGAAGCACACATACTTGGTAACAGACGTGTGGGACGAGAGCCATGGCGAGGGCGAAACAAGAGCGTACAGGTGGAATGTACAGGGGGAGGGTAGCTTTGAGTACAACGCAGCGCAAAAGGCATACAGAAAGGTTAAGGCGCAGGGCTAACGAAGTTAGCCCTCCTACGGGAGGGCTGCTAAACTTCGGAACAGTAGCCTAAATATGTTATAATCCAGAACTTCGGTAAAAACCACAGAATGTGTTATATAACACAATTTTGGAGTAGAACTCGAAGCTCTCGCAGCACGTTAATACCTACCGGTATTCACCGTGAACACAGCACGCTACGGTATACCACGTGGTGTTATGCGGTGTATACGTTTACTGGTAACAGTATTACCTCAAGCAAAACCACTGCACAACCGTGGTAGCTTTACTGTATAATAGTACCTTAAGCAGTGTGCTGTACAGAGATTGCGGTAAATGAAACTTCGTTTCCTTAATCATGAAATGTTATAATGTAAGCACAATAAAACACAACCCGGTAAGGAGGATACAGCATGGGAAATGTAACAGAAAAGGACACGCAGCTCAAGAACTTCTTTGAGGAGTCGCTGGGCTTTGTAATAAGAAAAGCAGCATATACCAGAGGCACCTTAACGTACTATATGTATAGCAAGGAGCACGGCAAGGACATCTTCTTTGAGCAAAAGCCGGACACCTCCATGTCCTGCACAATAGAAGGTGTCACCAGAAGAATTCCAGCAAGGGATGCGTTGGAAACAGCACTGGGTCATAAACCTACCAACGTCGAAATATGCCGCATCGTGCAGGAAGTCATTCTTAAAATGATTGACGACCAGCTGGACGAAACGAAGCGACAGGTAGGCAGAGACTTTGACCGGTTCAGTAGAAGAGGTCACTGATACAGAAACTTCGTAAAGGACACCAGCGTGTGTTATAATGTAAGCACAATAGAACACAAACCGATAAGGTATAGGAGGAAAAGATTATGGCAAACGAGAATATGGTTCAGAACGTAGAGGCTATCAACGAGACTGTTAAGGAGGATGCTAATATGGCTAACGAGAACATTATCGCAGAGACAATCGAGACTACCGAGACACCTGCCGTAACACTGCCGAAGTTCAACGACGTCATCGTTCCGGCAGACGAGGACAGAGAGATGCTTCTCATCACCGCAACTCGCAACAAGAACGACGCTATGTTCTGGAACTACATCACAGTTCCGACAGGCACAGACCCCAGAGAGTTCATCAAGACCATCACCGAGAACAAATTTGTCAACCTCGTCGATGCTCGTAACGTCAGAGCGTTCATCGAAGCAGGTGCTCCGCTCAGAGGAATGGCAAGCACAATCGCAGACTTCGCAGCTCGTTACGCTAAGACAAAGGGTGAGGTAACCGATAAGGCAGCACTCGTGCTCAGAGAGTTCACAGACATCATCGCTCAGGTTGATGCTGGCACACTTGAGGGCAGATGGGACAACCCGGAGGCAATTGCCAAAGCCGAAGCAAAGGCAAAGGAAGCAGCAGAGAAGGCTGCGGCAAAGGCTGCTAAGGAAGCCGAGAAAGCAGCAAAGAAAGCAGCAGCCGAAGCTCCCGCAGAGGACGAGGTTGAGGATCCGTTCGACGTGGCAGAATAAGTTAACCAACACCCGACCTCCTAAGTCGAAGTCAAGAGCCCTGGGCGATGAGCCTGGGGCTCTTGCTGCGGTATCATGGTTCTGGAAACTTCGTGATGCTGGTGTAGATGTGTTATAATATAGATACAATAAAACAAGTCCTAGACCATAAGGAGGAAACGGTATGGATAAGAATAGAATGACCTGGCAGGAAGCAGTGCAGTACCTCACCGAGTTCAACAAGAAGCACGATATTCACACCAAGGGCGGTAAGCCCGCTACGTGCGTGATGGTAGCTGTAATCACCCGAGATAGCTTCCGTAAGGAGTATACCCTAGAGGAGCGAAGCTATGCGTTCACCAATCACAACAAATTCTTTATCCCGGAGAACCTCGGTAACTCAATCTTTGCCGACTGCTTGGACGGTAAGGACGTAGGCATACGCCTTGAGCAGCACATACGCACTCTTGATTGGAATGTCGAATACTGCTACATCAAGGAAGAGCACGAATAATAACTTCGTACTCGCACCTGCAGTATGTTATAATGTAGATACAATAAAACACAACCCAGAACGTAGAGGAGGTAGCTTATGGCACAGAAGAAAGAGTACACCATCATCAGTCACCACAGAGGCAGAGCAACCGAGTACACCGGCACGCTGGAGCACCTTATCAACGACGTGTTCGGATACACTCTCGAATCAGGTGCGTCCTGGCAGCACGAGAAGGGTGCTCGCAAGGTTAACACCAATCCGAAGTCCGGTAAGGGTCTCGTGACTGCTCTTAACAACGCAGCTCAGAACACTATGGGCTCTTGCTACAATCCAGATTGGTACGAATTAAAGGAGGGATAATTATGCCACACGGCTTCCAATGGTCACTTGAGGATTACCGAAATGCTGAGCGTATGGCTAAGATACAGGCTCAGGCGCTTGTCGAAGCTCAGCGTAAGGAGCGGGATCGGCTTGAGCGAGAAGCTCAAAGAACAACTCACCGAGCCCCCTCTGCAGCACCAGTCCGTGCGACTCCTGTCAGATCTACGCTCAGTGCCTTCGACGCAGAGCAATTACGGCGTGAAGCCGAAGCTGAGAACGATCGGGGTATCGCAAAGATACGTGCAGAGAAGGCGATGCGTGCTACCTTCGGTAGTGCAGAATACATCCACAACCGCTACGGTCATGTCGTGTGGTGCGGCAAGATAACCGAGTACCGAAATAAGTTCAGTTGCTCAGAATCAGAAGCGGTTACGCTGATTGTGCGGGACTACTCCGAGTCGGAGTGGGCTCATCTGGAAGACCCACTCATCGAGGCGTTCATGGGTCACCGTAAATAAGGTCACAGCACGCTAACGCATACACCGCGGTTGTTCACGGTGTACAATTATACTACCTCACGGTATACCTCAAGCAAAACCTTAGCAAAACCATAGCAAAATAAAGGCGCACCTTACCGGTACGCCTTTAGTTATGGTGTGAATCGGTACTGCCAAAAATTCGGAATGCGACTCTAGAAATGTTATAATATAGGTACAGTAAAACAAACAACGGAAACAAAAGCAAAGAGCTTAGGAGGAAAAGATTATGGCAGTAGCAATTCTGGTAGCAGCACTCATCATGGGACCCGCACTCCTTTACACCAAGGAGTACCGCTAATCCAATAGATACAGACGAACAGAAGAAAAGGAGATAAGGCTATGGAAAAGAAAAGACACCTCAGATGGGACCGCGTTATCGAATGCCTGGCAGGGGTGCTCGTATTCACATTCGTCGCATGGGTGTGCATCTCATACTTCAACATCGTGTTGCACAACACCGAAGAGCACCCTTGCTACTTTGACTGGAATTTCTTCCAGCTGATGATAAGGTGGGGAGACATAACTTCGTGAAACACCTTAGGTTGTGTTATAATATAGATACAATAAAACAACGGAGCGAGTGGGGCGGGTGCGTCGCAGAGAAGGTCGCAGTAACCACACCCCGAGTGCTTGCAATAGTGGGCGCAATCCTCGCCGCTCCGGTACGACCTTGGAAACATTCTTAGGAGGTAATAGATACGGATAAGTTCATCGAATGTCTTAAGCAGAAGGCATGGGCACTTGCTACCAAGGAGCTCGACAGCGCAGCAAACAGCTTTGGGTTCGCACGCATCGTACCGGAGACAGTCGAAAAGCTGAACGCCGAGTGCCCGGACGAAGCAGAGACTTTCTTCATGGCGTTTGTCTTTGAGATGTCTCAGAGCTGTCCGGATGGTCGAAACGAGAAGTCGGTAGGACTGGCTCGCAAGCTGGTGAGTCTGGGACTCGAATCCGTCAACCCCAATGCTAACTACGAAGTCGGCATGCGGGTTAAGACAGGGCAGATGCACAAGACGGTGATGCAGCAGGCAGCACAACTCGCGTTCTACTTCCTGGACTCGAAGGAGCTCATTCCCGAAGAGGTCAAGGACTGCGACACCTGGTGGAGAATGCCGCTCATCTGAGCAACGAGCTCGTGAGTGCTAAAGCAGCACATAGCAGCACAACGCACGCTAACGGTAACTGGATGTAGGCATACAGGTTATACGCCTAGGAGGAACCGTTAGCGTGCGTTAGCATGCGTGGTACAGGAACTCGTGGCCTAGGGGCTTCGAGTTCTTGTGCTGAGCTCGATTGTGGTTTAGCATGTACAGTGCGGTAGAACTCGAAGCCCACAGCAGACGCAGAAAACTTCGAACTACTATACCTGCTGTGTTATAATATAGGTACAATAAAACAAGTCCCAGAGGGTACAACATACTTAGGAGGTACATTATGGCTAAGAAAAATCTGCTGGCAATTCGACCGAAGTGTGCTGTGTGCGGCGACACCTGTAGTCTAGATGTTGGTCTGTGCTGGCGGCGTGACCGCGACGGTAAACTGTTCGATGTTTGTTATATGTGTGCGGAGACTCACAAGGTTAACGAACATTCTGTCGACAATTACGGTCCGAGCCCCATTCAGGATGTCGAACAGCATGCTGAGTGGTCTGCAGCTCGCGCCGAAGCTGGGTACCCGGACTGATAACATGCAGGGCTGCGGTTGGCAGCCCTTTCTTTTAGGCAGAAAGAGCTTCGAGTATATGTGCTAGCTATGTTATATAACACATCTAGCAGCAGATACCGAAGTTTCAACCGGATATATCCCAGCAAAACCGCCCGAAAATACCGGTATCGAAATACCTTTCAACGGTATTCCGATACTACGGTACCGCATTTTACGTTTTTCCACCAGCACCCCATCTGCCAAAAATCCCAGACATCAGCAAACACCGTCGTCTC